CATCGAATGGGCCGTCAAGAATTGGGAGCTTGTCCGCCGCAAGATATCGAACACCGACAAGCCGATTGGCCCGCCCGTCCCCGACATGCGGTACGTGGTCTATCAGATCAGCCGCATCCACACCGCCTACCGACAGAACCGAGACGCCGCAACCCTCGATCTCTCGAAACGCCGACAGTCCGTGCAGCCGGCTGCAAGCGAACCGCCCGCCTCCCCGGCCCCTAAGCTCCCCGCTCGCACCGCACTAGCCCACAAGCCCGCCACAACGCCCCGCAAGCCTCTCCCCAAACGTCCCCCGCCCTCCCCCCAGCAAACCGACGCCGTTCGCGAACGCTACGGCCTCCCCCGGTTTGAGGACATCAGGAAGTCCCGCTAATGGAACCCGAAGAACTTCACGGCTTGCTCAACGCCGCCAAGGTCCCCTACCGGTTCTGGAACTCGCAACTCTCGGCAGACCCGGACTTGGATCGGCTCCGCGCTTACTTCCTCCCCGAGGCCGGTCCCTTCGATGGCGACTTCGAAGCCGGTATGGGCGCGGTGTTCAACGGACGCAGCAACCTCCTGAACCGGGCTGTGCCGCTCGCGGCGCGGTCGATGGTCCTCTATCGCAAAGAGATCGTGTACGCCGAACTCAACGATATCATCGAGGATCGTGACGAACCGGACAGCGAACGCCTGCTGTACACGGCGGCCTACGAGGTCCAAGGTCTGGTTATCGATCAGTTCTACCAGAACGGGATCGAGTGCCCCTACGATGCTCGCCAGCGCCGCATCATCGAGAGCCTGATCCGCACGAGGATCAATGCGAAGATGCCGACGTACTTCGGCTCGTCCGCCTCGATCCAGATGGCGCACCCCTGGTGGAGCCCTGCCATTCTCTGGTTGATCTCGGAGCATACCAGGGAGATCACCCTCTAATGCCCGAGGCATCGCTTGGCGTCCAACTGATATCCAGCCTGCGGCGGACAGGCTCGACATCGGCTCTGCGTGAGATCGACCCCGAGAAGTTTTTCAGCGATCCTGTCGAGCGCGCCGCGTTCAACTGGCTGCGCGACTATGTGCTACAGTACCGGGCCTTCCCCACCCCGGCGCTGGTACGCCAGCACACAACGATCACGACTGTGCAGACGACGCAGCCTGTGCAGTTCTATCTCGATCAAGCCCGAGAGCGGGCCTTGTACTATACCTTTGTCCCGATCTACGGGCAGTTGCGGGAGGCGATGGAAGCCGCCAACCCGAATGCCGTCCTAGAGGCGGCCAAGGAAATGTCGCGCGCTGCCTCTGGCTTGCAGCGGTCTGCAACCGACTACGTGACTCTCGACACGGCGCTCGACGCGGTGCGGGAGGACTACAACATCGCGCGGCTGTCCTCGACCCTGCGCGGCATTCCGACGTACTGGCCCTACGTGGACGAGATCACCTCGGGTTGGCAGAACGACGACCTGATCTCTATCGTCGGCCGCCCCGGCGTCGGCAAGACCTATATCCTGCTGCTACTCGCCTATGCAGCGTGGCTGAACGGGTATTCCGTCCTGTTCGGTTCCATGGAGCTAGGTATGCTCCAATTGGCGCGGAGGTTGTTTGGTCTCCATGCCCGTCTTAATCCCGATCTCATCCGTAAGGGACGCCTGTCTACCCAGGTCACCCATACCCTCGATGAGCAGATGTCAGGTATGCGTAACGGAGTACCGTTCAATATCATCGTGGGCGGATTTCGAAAGTCAGTTGACACCTTCCGCGCTGTTGCGGAAGCAACTTCTCCCGATATCATCATCGTGGATGCGTCCTACCTGCTTAAGCCGACTAAGACACGAGCCGGTAGTCAGGGTCGCCGCGAACAGGTCTCTGACACCATCGAGGAACTTAAGACGCTTGCTCTCGACTTGCGCCGTCCCGTGCTACAATCCGTCCAGTTCAACCGAAACGCGGTACCGCACGTTCGTCGTGGAGCAGGGGGTCGTGGAGGAGAAAACGGTCCGGGTGCGGGATCACAACGGGAGAGCCCTGATCAGGATCGGAACAACCCGGTGGCTCACCTTAGTCTTGAGAAAATCGGCGAGACCGATGTCATCGGACAGGCGTCGTCCATCGTACTTGGCATTGCCAAACCGCCAGCACCGTACAGCGAGGTTCAGCGGTGGATTGCCTTCCTCAAGGGTCGCGAAGGAGAGCAGGGCGTTATCAAAGTCAACTACCGTTTTCAGCCGGTAAACTTTGATATGATACAGGTCGGTCACGACCCCGACACGAACGAGCGGGTGAACGCCGAGAACGAACACATCACCGGAATGCTGTGAGGAACGATGGCCCGAGACCCCAAGCCCTTCATGGTCCCCTGTCCGACGTGCAACGGCACACGCTTCGCTACACATGAGGACAGGCACATCGACACCCGTGCAGACATCTGCAAGACTTGTGGCGGCGAGGGCGAGATCCCTGCCGCCACTGGCACGACCGAGGAAAGCTCGTTCAATCACCGGATCGGCAAGGCTGGCGACAAGAGGGTCTAATCATGGCGGATATGGTGAACCACCCCAAACACTACGGCGGTAAAGACAACCCGTACGAGACCATCAAAGTGATGCGTGCTCGCCTCACCCCCGAAGAATATCGGGGCGCCCTCAAGTTCCTCATCTACAAGTACAACGACCGAGCCCCGCACAAGGGTACGGAATTGGAGGACTACGAAAAGGCCCTCTTCTACCAGACCGAGCTTGCGCGGTTTACCCGTGAGCAGCACGACAAAGCGATGCAGCAAGAACACGCCTAAGACGGAACCCTGTAATGCCCCTGCGTCAGTTCAAGAAGCCAAGCTCTAGCCTTGCATCCGTCTGCAAGCTGCCGTGGATGGGCAACGAGCGCGGGTCGATCATGGTCGTGGTCGATCCCGTTATCGTGGCCGAAGAGGATCAGATCGAGCGCGTTCGCAAGCCCCTGAATTCCCACTTCCTCGACACCCTGGCTCCCCACATGCGAGAGGCGGGCATCAAGGGGCAGGACTGCGTCTTCATCTCCGCTTGCCGTCCCATGACGAAGGACACCTTCGACCGCGACAGCAAGCTCGGCAACATCATCAAGGAAGACCACGACCTGTTTCTCTCGGCGTGGTCCGCCGTCAAGCCGAAGCTGATCATCACCCTCGGCAAGGCCGCAGCGCGACAGGTTATGAACCGCGCGGTCAAGGTCACGAAGGTTCGGGGCGTTGCATTCGACAGCCCGGCCCTCGGGTGCCCTGTCATGCCGTGCCTCGGTCTCGCTCACATCCTGCGAGTGCCTGAGCACATCGAGACGTTCGCCGCTGACATCAAGGAAGCCGGCCGTATCGTTCGTGACAAGTTCACGATCAAGGAAATCGAAACGGTCAAGGACTACCGGTGGACGACCGACCTGTCCGAACTTATCGAGACGGTGAAGCAGTATCGTCGCGAGGGCAAGCGGCTGGTGCTCGGGCTCGACACCGAGTCCTCTAGTTTCGGCGCGTCTGAGTTCCCGCACTGGTACGTCACCGAGACCAAGGTGCTGACGGTGCAGCTTACGCCGCGCGAGGGCTTGAGCTACGTCGTCCCGCTCAACTATCCCGGCTATCCCGTCTCGGACGTGACGCGCCGAAAACTGATCTTTCAGCTTAAGGAAATACTAGAGGACCCCATCGTCGGGTGCGTGGGCCAGAACATCAAGCATGACTGGCTACAGTGCAAGGTAAAGCTCGGCATCAAGTTCCACATCGAGGATGACACCATCATGCTCGTTCACATGCTGAACGAGAACATGATCAGCAAAACGCTGGAAGACATCTCTCGTATCTACATTCCTCAAATGGCAGGGTACAAAGATGCGTTCGAACGAAAAGGCTACGACAAGTCGCGCATGGACCTTGTTCCTGCTGACGACATTCTTGCTTATTCCGGCGCTGATAGTGACGTTGTTCTGCGTCTTCGCGATATTCTCCTTCCTAAACTTAAGGCCGACGCCAAGCTTTGGAATTGCTATAGCCGGGTTGTGTTGCCTGCAATACGCGCTTTTTGCAACGTGGAACAGGAAGGTTTTCGGATTAACCGAAAAGCGCTTGGAGAGCTATATCAGAAGGTCGCGGCGCATCAGGCCGAGCAATACAAGAAACTGATCGACGCGATCCCGCAGACGATTAAGGATCAGTTCAAGGATACCGGTGTTGGCGTGAAGCCGACCCGTAAGGCGCTACAGATCGCATGGCTGTTCGAGCATCCAGACGGTATGCGTCTCAAGCCTCGCACGTTCACCAAGACGGGCGAGATCTCCGCATCCAGTAAGCTGCACTTCCCGTACTTCGTGAACGCTCAGCCAATCGTCAAGACGCTGATCGATTACGTCAAGAACCAGAAGATGCTCGAAACCTTCATCGGGAAGGACGGACACTATGACAGCGAAACCGGCCAGTGGATTGCGCCTACAGGTTTCTGGAAGTACATTTTTAACGAGTATGTCCGGCCTTCTTACCTCCTACATGGCACTGTCACGGGACGTTCAAGCTCTCGTGATCCAAACGGACAGAACTTTCCAAAACGAGGCACATTCGCGAAGGCTTATCGAGCAGTTTTCGAAGCGCCACCAGGGTACCTCCTTGTTGAGGCAGACTATTCACAGCTTGAGCTTCGGATCGCAGGAATACTGTCTAAGGAACCCACATTCCTTAGTATCTACGCGTCAGGGGGCGACATTCACTGTGCCACTGCGGCAGTGGTTATGGGAATTAGCCTCGAAGCCTTCATGCGACTCAAGGTCGATGACCCTGAGCAATTTGCACTCATGCGTTATCGGGCCAAGGCTGTAAACTTCGGCTTCATCTACGGCATGGGTTGGCGGAAGTTCATCGTGTACGCCAAGACGGAGTACGACATCGATTACAGCGAGGCAGAGGGCAAGCGTATCCGTGCGGCGTTCTTCGGCAAGTACAGCGCCATCGAAAGCTGGCACATCAAGGTCAAGGAATTCGTAAGGAAGCACCGCTATGTTCGCGCTACTGATGGCCGCATCCGCCACCTGCCTGCTGTCGTGGTGGATGACGACGGAGTTGCATCATCTGCTGAACGTCAGGCGATTAACTCACCCGTCCAGGGCTTCGGATCAGACCTCGGCCTTGTTGCTATCGCTCTACTCAATGAACGCATTGACCGCTCTAAAATGCGCATCATTGGTTTCGTCCACGACGCTATCATCTGCATAGCCAAGATCGGGTATGAGATGGAAGCGGCGCGGCTGATCAAGAAAACGATGGAAACCCTACCCCTCAAGGAATGGTTCGGTTTCGAGCCGCCCATCCCGTTCAAGTCGGAGGTTGCTATCGGTCACAATCTGGCAAAGACCATCGAACTCAACGACAACTGGATCGAGGACAAGCGGGTGCATAGCTTTGAGCAGATCAAGGCGCTCGACGCAGCCGGTGCGGCCAAGGGTAAACTCAGGAAGTCGCCAGACAAGCGTCACTTGCAGATAGCTGCAAGCGCGGCGCAGCGAAAGGCGGATCGTATGCTGGCGATACCCCCGAAGCACACCCCCGCTCGCCTGCCCCTTCGCAAGGTCACGCTCGGCGCACGGAGGGCCGCATAAAGCCTATTGCCCCCCTGCCAGACCTTTGCTATAATCGAAGCATCGGACGGGGCTGGGGAGCCACGGGCGTCCGACAAGCCTCCGGTCAATCCTTACAGGGATCGACCGTCGAGCAAGGAAAGGGCTGGTAGGAGGGTTAACGCACCTCCCGCCGGCCCTTTCTTTATGGACTGTACAATCCCATGGACAAAGAATATCGTATAGCCTATACTTAGCCTTGCAGCGGAGCTTTAACTATGGCGACACACAAAACCCAAAAGTTCACGGAGCTTCGTGCGCGCGTCAACGCGTGGGTCGCGGCAAAGGCGAAAGCACGGGAAGCTACGAATGCCCTCAACAAAGAAAGCACAAAACTCAAGAACACATTCAAAGCATGGCTCGAAGAAGCGAAGCTCCCGCCTGCAACCAAGCTGGAACTCGAAGACGGACGCTATTCTTACACCGCTTCCGTCACAGAGACGGTCGATCCGCGCGGTTGGTACAAGCTCTGGCAGGACGGAGAGATCACCGAAGAACAGTTCTTCGACTGCCTCAAGGTTGGAAAGGCTCCTGCTGAGGCGGCTGCGGGCGCAGATCAACTTGCGACCATCACAACTTCGATCCCTGGTAAAAAGCGCGATATCCGGTTTGAGGAACTAGACCGGGTCGAGGGTCGGGAACTCGTTATCCTCCCCGAGACCGCCGCCAAGACGGGCGTCGCTCGTCGCTCCCCTCCCACCGTGCAGCCGTCTGCAAGCCCGGTCCCCAAGGTATCCCCTGCGGGCGGTCTGCGTAAACTGAGGATACCCACACATGGCCGATGACAACATCATCGCGTTCAACAAGGAAACCATCGAGGACCTCCGCACCAAGAAGGTTCTGCGCGAAACCGAGGAAACCATCGACCTGTCTCCGGTCGCTATCGGCGAAAAGGTCGTTGGTACTCTCAACGACTTCGAGCGTCCGCTGTTCGTGGAATGCGTGTTGCTCGACGCGGAGCTACGCGAACTAAGCCGGGAGCTACAGGCCCGGTCCCACGAACAGCTTGCTGATGCGGTACGTCGGTCGGCCGATCCAAGCAAGCTGATCGACAACCTCAACAAGGATATCCTCTTCCCGACCGCCGAGGATGCGGAAGAGTATTATTCCATCCTGACCCGAGTGGAATTGCTGCGGGCGCTGTTCAACGCCAGCCTGCGCGAACGCTTCGGTCACTCCGTCATCCTAGGCGTACGTCTAGGTTTCCAAGTCGCTCGTGTTCGGCTAAAGTACGACACGGCGGCCAACCTCAAGGCCGCGCACGGCCTCTCGTGAAAGGTAGCACTATGCTCGTCAAGCTCGGAGACATTTCCTTCCTGCGCTTCACCACCCGCACCGATGGCGTGCGCCTGGAACCGGTGACGAACATCCGCAACATCTCGGTGCGTCGCGTGTTCAAGGACCCGTCCGTCATCCCGACCGAGGCGCAGAAGGCCAACCCCGACAACTGGATCTCCGGCGCCGTGGTCGTCACGTGCGGCTCGTCGGTCATGCCCGGCACCGCGACCAATGGTCCGACCGTCGATTACGAGATCACCGAGACCCTCGAAGATCTCGACAAGGCGACCGGCTATACCTCCACCGCCTCGGCCGCCAAGAAGACGGCGTAACGGGGCACGTCCCGACTAAGCTTGCGGCCCAGGGAGACTTGGGCCGTTTTTCGTTAGGGAGCCTGTAATGTTGTATGAAATCGATGGCGTCAAGTTCCTCAAGCTCGATACCTACGACGGTATCCGCTTGTTTCGGATACGGGATATCGTGTCGATAGGTATAGGGCGTCGGCGTGTGCGCGGACCCCACGCTCAGTGGGTTAACATGCCGCAGGAAGAGATCGACCGTGACAAGCGCGAGAATTTTGAGGAATGCACAATTGTCGTGCTGGATAAGCACTTCAACCCAGGGATAAACGGAGGAGGTTACCCGCAGGTTTATGTCAGGGATACCCTCGACAGCATCCTCAAGGTCAGGATCGCCTACTGATGAACCGCAAGGCAGTTCAAGACTTCGCGGTTCAGCTTCGGCTAGGACCGCCCTCTAATGAGTATCGCCCCAAGTGGGTGAACTATAGCTGTCCTTTCGCGCCGTGGACCCATCAATCGAAGCGAGATCGGTCCAAGGGTTTCGGTATTACGTGCGACGAGGGCAAGCACTCGACGTTCTTCTGCATGACGTGTCATGCACGCGGCCCCTTCTCCCTGCTCCCCCACTCCCTAGGTCGCCGCCGTGGCGAGGACCTAGGGGCTATCGCCCAAGAGATCCAGCGCGCGGAGGTCTTAGGGCCTCGCGAAGTCTTGCCTTCTTGGGAGGATATCCACCTCAGAACGGACCCGTCTAATGAAGCGCTTGATCAGAACCCCGATGACGGAGGACTCCCACCCGCATCCGCTGAACTTGATTACTTCTCGGCTGTGGGCCACCCGTACCTCCGAGAAAGAAAGATCACCGCCTTCACCACCGCCGCGCTCGGCCTTAGATATGACCGAGTCCTCCAACGCATCCTTTTTCCTGTGCGCGATTACCGAGGACGGTTTGCAGGTTTTTCCGGCCGGAGCGTTATCGGTCCTGCCTACTTCGGAGAAGACGATAAACCCTACGACCGGCACGGCGACAAATACCTCAAGGTTAAGGATTACTGTGGACTGCGAAAGCTGGAATTTCTCCTGGGGGAAGACACCGTATTACGATTGGGATCGCGATATCCGAAGCCAGCGCCTATTATTGTCTGCGAGGGGCTTTTTGACTTCGCATGGCTTCGCCAGTTGGGCTACTGGTCTACTGTCGCTACTATGGGGACGTGGCTCACAGAGCCCAAGATCAGACGACTACGATCCTACAATCGTCCTATAATCCCGTTCATGGATAACGACGAGGCAGGGCGCAACGCACGTGATGAAATCGTGCGCGCCTTTTGGGGACACGCCCCTGTTCTCGACGTTACTTACCCCGAAGAAATGGAGGATGCCGACCCGCACGCATTACCGCCAGTAGTAGTCCACAATATGCTCCGCAATACTCGCCTAGTTACTACAGCACCGTTGACAAACAATGTCGCAACTGCTAGTTTCTAGGGGCTGACTTCGGTCCAGCACGCAAGCACAAGCTGACAAGCAAAACCCACAACTCACCCGAGGGTGTACTATGCCGTTACCACGTCGTCCCATGCGCCCGCCCGTGCAGCCGTCTGCAAGCAAGCCGGCCCTTACCAAACGCCCTCTCGGAGGTGCCAAGCCTCCCGGCGCCAAAGCCGCTCCCCCGTCGATTGGCAAGGATGATCCCTTCGCCAAGGCGCGCAAGCTCAAGATGGAGGAAGACCGTCAGGCCGAAATCCGCCGCAACCAGCCGCGTGAATTCCGCATGAAGGTCGGCGAAGGCGGCGAGAAGGGCGTCGAGATCCTGCTGCTCGACACGGCTCGTCTCCCTGATATGCCGTTCTTCCACTACATGCACCGCTGGGGTTACGTCGAAGGCCAGCCCGGTTCCGGTAAGACCGAGGTCTGCATCCAAGACGGCCCCGATGGGTGCCCGCTGTGCGAGAGCCTCGGTCGTCAGGGCAAGTGGGAGATGGCGCTCTCCTGCATCGACAATCGTCCCTACACCCCGAACAGCGGCCCCAACGCTGGCAAGACCGTGCAGCGCTCCAAGAAGCTCGTCACGGTCAAGAGCAAGATGATCCCGAAGTTCGAACGGCTCTACAAAGAGCACAAGACCTTCCGGGGCATGGTCGTGCGTCTCTTCCGAGACAACAAGCAGGACGAGTCCATCGGCTCCGATGTGCAGTTCGTCCGCTTCCTCAACGAGACGCAACTCGCCAAGTACGCCGACATGGCGAAGCCGGTCGATTACGAGAAGGCGTTCCCGCGCCCGACCTACGATCAACTCGCCTCGCAGCATGGCGGCGGCAACTCCGGGGGCGGCAACCGTAGCAGCGGCGGCAATTCTCGTGGTGGGGCTGGAAGCGCGGACTTCGATGGGTCCGATGACGACTCGATCCCCTTCTAGCCCAGTGTGACCCGTGCCCGAACTTGTCCCCTACCTCGATGCCCTGTTCTATGTGCCTCTCACGAAAGCCGGTAACCTGCCGGCTCTCATGAAGAGGCTTCGTATCCGTCTTGAGCGGGACGACAGGAAAGATGTGGTTACGGACGAGTTCGGGGAAGAGAAAGACGAAACGGCCGAGGCAGACGAGATCCACTGTTACGATCTGTCTCGGCCGGGCTACATCGGCGTCCCGCGTGCCTTCGGTCTCGACAAGTTCGGGCACCTCGGCTTCGTGGATCGGACAGCCAAACCGCTTCGGCGGTTCTATAAGTTTCCGAGAGTGCTCCGTCCGCGCGACCCGGTACAGGCCGACTTCTGGCATCACCTTGCAGCCGTCTGCAACGGACCACGACCAGTCGATGTCGTGTTCAATGCGGTTACTGGCGCGGGTAAGACCGAAACTGCCCTGTACATCATTGCGCACGAGTTACAGATCCCGACCCTGATCACCGTGCCAACGAACAAGCTGCGGCGTCAGTGGTACCAGCGCATCGAGAGATACTTCGGTCGCGAGTGGTGCGAGCGGTACGTGGGCCACATCCAGCAAAACAAGATGGACTACAAGGGACGGCTGATTGTGCTCGGTCTCGCGCCCAGCCTCGCCTTCCGCACCTATCCGCCAGAGTTGTGTCGTTATTTCGGGTGCCTGTGGGGCGACGAGTTCCACAAGATCGGTGCCCCAAGAATGTCACAAATCTTCTTTAAGTATCCTGCCGCGATACGAGTAGGCGGGACGGCCACGAACCGGCGTGATGCGCTCAGGAAAATGTGCGACCTGCACATGGGAGTGCCGCGTGTCAAATCCCGACAGGAGGTTATGAAGCCACTCGTTCACGTGGTGTCGCACAGAACGGACCTGCCTGCTGGCTTTGAGATATCTTCGCCCTTCACGGTGAGATCGTTTCTAGCCCGCAGTAAGGAACGTAATCAGTTACTCGCACGACTGATTTATGAGCGCGGGTTCTTACGGGGACGTAACGTACTGTTCCTATCTGATGACACGAGACAACTGCAACGCTTGCAGGAAATACTCGTGCATACCCACGGCGTGCCGCCCGAGGCGGTAGGACTGATCGTGGGCGAGTATTACACGGGCCGTTGGCGCACGACGCGTACGGGGAACCGTGTAAAAGAAAAGCTCAAGATGACCGAAAAGGAGCAAGATCGTGTCGCGGCAGAATGTCAGATTGTGGGCGCCACTTATGGCATATTTGATACTGGCGCTGACGTTGCTCGGCTTGATATGGGCGTTGAGTGTACCCCGCGTTCGAACGTACGTCAGGCAATGGGGCGAGTACAGCGCCTTATGGACGGGAAGCCCACCGTCGAGTGGTACAGCATCTTCGACCAAGTATTCTGGTACGACCCGGATGCCCTGGCACAGTCACGCGCTAATGGTAGCTTCGCCGCTCCCGTAGCCCCGCAACTAGAAAAGCTCAAAGACCCGGAAGCTCAGAACCGACAAAGGATGGCATCCTTCAATGATCAGGGCGGCCGGGTCGTTGTATTCAAGGGGTTCGACAATGCCAATTGAGCGCTTCAACCGCACGGTCCATACCGTCTCCGACTTGCGGAGGCAGCGCTACAAGACCGAAGCGTCTTACCGGGAGTCCGCGAAAGCGATGTCCCGTCGCACGTATCGGCGCAAGGCGGGTGTTGAGCTATCCACCTGTTTGCATTCTTTGGAATTTATCTCTAGCATTGCAGAAGACCATCGGGTAAAATACCCGGACGGTTCGGAACACGTAATACCGGCGATCACTACTCCGAACCTCGCGAAACTGTTGCAGAAGCTTTATCAAACGGTGTGGCGGTGGATTAAAAGCGAAATGATCCCTGCCCCCATCATTACTTCCTTGGCGTGGCCCTCAAAGCCGTTCTTTGTTTTCCACGTCGAAGAGGCCCGTGCCCTCGTTGAGATCATCGGGGAGCACGAAAAGACAACCCGGTACTTCCGCAAGGACCATCGGGACGTTGTGATGCGTATCGAGCAACGTATTACAGAGATCCGTCAATCGCTCGGCATACAGAGGTAAGTTCTAATGGCTCTCGCTCCCCGTTCCGGCGCTGCCGCTCCGAAGGCCGCCGCTCCTGCCAAGGCCGCTCCCGCCAAGGCCGCCGCCCCCGCCGCCAAGGCTTCCGTGCAGCCGGCTGCAAGCACCAAGACCGAACTCAAGGCGACTACGACCACGGTCACCAAGACCCTACTGGAAAACGGCAAGATCAAGGGCGAGCCCGTCGTCGCCGAGAGCATCGAGATCAACCCGTTCGTCACCGCGACCGCCTCCACCTCCATCGGCCTCAAGTTCCGCAAGAACATGGGCAACTTCGAAGGTGCCGAGATCTCGGTCCACGTCTCGATGCCGCACTACGTCGAGGAAGCCGAGGGCGCGGCGGCTCAGGTCTCCGAGCGGGCTCGCGAGCTTCTCGAAACGCAGTTCGCTGAATTCGACTTCGATCAATTCAAGGGCGAGATCGTCGGCGGCGCGGACTTCGCGGCCGATCCCGAGGGCGACGCGGCCGTGATCGAGGAAGAAACCTCCGGGGAGGCCGCCGAGGAAGAGGGCGGCGAGATGACGGCCGATTGGGTCATGGAGCAGGAACGCGACATGCTGGTCGAGGTCATCACGACCAACGAACTCGAAATCGATCCCGACGACTACCCGGATGACGACGACCTCAAGTCCATGATCGTCGCCAGCCTGTTCCCCGACGAAGAGGGCGCCGCCGAGGAAGGCGCTGCTGCCGATGGCGACGCTGCTGCCGAGGAAGCCTCTCAGGGCTACACCGAGGAAGAACTGAACGCGGCGACCATCGACGAACTCAAGGAAGTCTACGCCGACTGGAACATCGGCACCTTCCCGGCCTACAACTCGAAGAACCAGGCCGTCGTCAAGAAAACCGTCATCAAGAAGATCCTCGCCCACCAAGAGACGATGCTCGCGGCCTCCTAAGCTGCGACACGAGTAGAGTACCTTCCACGGGGGGCGGGGCACATGCCTCGTCCCCCTTTCCGTAGCGGAGACACCCTAATGCCCCTGGCTCGTCGTGGCCCTCCCGCGTCGTCCCCTGCCGCTCCCCCCGTGCAGCCGTCTGCAAGCCCCCGTGGCGGTATCGCTCGCCGTCCCTCGCAAGTAGAAAGCGAGCATGTAGTTACCGGTGAACTCGCCGCAGTCATCAATCAAATCCGTGAAGTACACGCCCCGTCCGTCATCATCAAGGGCAGCACAGCGAAGAAGAACTTCGGGCGTGTCGCGTCCGGTATCCTCTCGCTGGATCTCTGCCTCGCGGGCGGCCTGATGCTCTCGCGCGGTAACATGATCTACGGCAACCGGTCGGCGGGTAAGTCCACCGCCTCCTGTCGGTTCATCGCTGGCGTGCAGCGCATGTTCCCCGATAAGTACGCTGTCGTCATGGATTTCGAAGGAACGTTCGATACCGCATGGGCCGCGCTCAACGGGTGCGACCTAGACCGCCTCTTTATCGTGGAGCCGCCAACCGGCGAGGCGGGTATCGACATGGCGCATGGTCTCTTCTGCGCGGAAGAGGTTTCCATGGTCGTGACGGACTCCATCGCGATGATTACGCCGATGAAGGAAATCGCCAACTCGGCGGAGGACATGCTTCCGGGTATTCACGCCCGTGTCATCGGCAACTATATTCGACGCCTCAACAATGCGATGCTTTCGGAACGCCAGCGGAACCACCACCCCTTGCTATTGCACCTCAACCAATGGCGTATGTCTATCGGCGTCACCTTCGGCGACCCTCGCGTTCTGCCGGGCGGTCGTGCCTTGGAATTCTCGACCTCTCAACAGATCGAGATGTACAACACCGAACACTTCTCGACCGACAAGGACAAGAGCAGCGGGGCACCGAAGCTCTCCAAGGAAGAGAAGGCCGCGCTCAAAGAGCAGGGCGTTACCGCCAACGGCGAAAAGCTCGTCATGTTCAACGAGCACTCGTTCAAGATCACGAAGGATAAGACGGGAGGTCGTATCAAGGATGGGCGCTTCAAGCTCATTCGCGACGAGTCCATGGGCCTACCCGTGGGCTACATCGATCAGTCCCGTAGCATCGTGCAGCATGGCCTCAAGCGCGGCGTGCTGTCCGGTGCTCCTAATTCGTTCAGCCATGACGACTATCGCAAGTGGGGCGGTGCCGGCGATTTCGTTAAGTGGCTGGTCGAAAACCCGGAGGCCGAGCGGGCAATCGTCGGCCAAATCGTTGAAACCTACCGTCAAGCATGGGGTGTAATGTAATGGCTATCGAAAAGCGTCCCCCTCCGGGGAAGCCCGCCATCGACCGTACGGCCGACGAGGCGGAAGTGGTGCCCGGTCACGCGGCTACCCCGGCCGCCCCGGTTGGCCCCGGTCCCGGCCCTTCCCCCTCCCCGCAGGGCGGTCCTGTCGAGATGGGCGACCCCGAATACGGCGGGGAGGAGCAACCCGCTCCCTCCACCGTCGAGATTCCCGAACTCAAGCCCAGCGTGTACGTCGCCTACAAGGTGTTCTACCCGAACAAGAGTCCGCGCGAGGATGCGACGGTTCTCGAAGGGATCTACGATCTCGACACGCGGGCGCACCTCGACGCAGTCATCACCCGCTGCAAGGCGTACCCGAGTAACGAGGGGTGTACGCGTCTCGTCATCCTCTTCTGGCGCTCACTGAGAGCCTAGCCCTATGACGGACCGGTGGGTGTGCCTCTCGCGGAAACACGACATATGGACGGTTATTGACGAAGAGTTATGGCCGTTCATAAGTCGCTGGAACTGGAACTACGCACGGTCTGGTACTTCTCCACAGAAGGTCTATGCCAAGCGTAACGAGGGTAAGGCACGCACACCGGTCCTAATGCACCGAGCGATCCTGTTTCACGTCAACCCACTACCGACGTGTATGCAGGGTCGCAACGGTAACGGTAGACAAAAGTTCGTTTGCGATCATGAGGACGGCGACAGCCTCAACAATCGATTAAGTAATCTCCGCTGGCTTACAAAGGCGGAGGATATTGTGAATAGCTGGAACAATCGGTTTAACTCCGAAGGGCAGTTGCTTAAAGCCAGCCTTCGCGAGCAAGCTCTACAGCAACTCGGGCTCGACGTTTCGATGTTCCTGCCCGAGAACAACGATAATCAACTGATCTTACCGGAACATACCTATGCCAAATCCGTTCTTGGACCGGGCTAAGAAAGATGGTAAAACTTCGGTGGCGTACCGACACGCCCCGAAACAGGAGAAGTCGCTTGCAAAACGGTTTGGTGGCATCAAAACCCCGGCCAGTGGAGCAAAGGTTAAAAAGGGTGACGTGCAGGTTAAAGACCTTGTACGCATCGAGGCAAAGACGACTAGCGCCGACTCTTTCCGCGTTACGAAGGAAATGCTTCGGAAGATACAGAATGCGGGTCTAGGGTCGAGCGAACTACCTGTAATGGTCATAGAGTTCTTGGGTCCACGCGGTAAGTCTGAGGGCGAGCTTGCCGTACTATCCATCACCGACTTGGAAATGCTGATCCATGCCGCTAAGGAAAATCGCTAAGGCGCCCCCTCGTTTGCAGCCGTCTGCAAGCCCCGCCCTTCCGGCCGAACCGCCGGAGGGGCTTATTGCTGGGGTACTCAACCACACAATAGTGTCGGCCCAGCGCGTCAAGAACTATAGCCTCGCGAACCACTGGATACACGTCTCCGATCTGTGCAAGACGAAAGCACAGTACGCGTTCTGTCCGCGCGAGCGGGTACTGACGTACCTAAGCCCCGACCAGACGCTCCCCATGACCGTCTCCCCCGGAATGAGCCTTCTGTTCAAGCTCGGGCACACGACGCAGGACCACATCACCGAGAGCTTCATCCAGCGCAGCCCCTACGGCCACCTCGTGTGGGGCGATTGGCAGTGCCACTGCGCGAAGCGGACGGGCTCGATGCAGGGCCTCACGATCCGTCACAGCTACAAGCCTGCGCGTGGACAGTTTCGCTGCAACGAATGCGGTGGCGAACCGGAGCACTACAAAGAGATCGACCTTGTCCTAGAGAACCGGCGTCTCGTCGCGCACCCGGATATCCTGATCCTATGGGGTGACACGCTCTATATCTATGAGGTCAAGACTATCGACCGGGAGGCCGTAGACTTCGACACACTCGATACACCCCTGGGCGAGCACACGCTACAGGCCAGCTTTTATTATTGGATCATCCGCGATATGATCAAGCGGGGTGTCTTCAAGTTTAGCGTATCGCCCCACATTCGCTATATTTACGTTGACCGAGGAAACAAGCGCGTTCGCGCTGGTAAGGTCTACAAGGAATTCGTGAAGGTCACCTCGCAGGCCAAGCGTATCGAAGACCGCCTCGCGCTCAGCGATCAAGTCATCAAGGGTATCGAGACCAATGCTCTCCCGGCACGAATTTGTAAAACCACAAACGATGCCCGCGCAAAGAATTGTCCAAAGTGCGTTGCCTGCTTTAGTCGCAAAAGACCCACGTTCCGTGTGTGAGTGCATCGTGGGGATCGATATCTCCCTCACCAACACGGGCCTGTTGGTGTTCCGGTGCGAGGGCGACGACGGCTTCGTGAGCGAGCGGGCCAACATTCTCACAGAGCCGACCTTCCCTATCGAAGTGCGACAGCTTCATGTTGTCCACAACATCGTGCGGCTTGTTCTGCGCTACGTTGAGAAGTACGGGGAAATCGGAGTAATCATTGAGGGGTATAGTACCTCGCGCTTTGCAGGTAAGCTCTTTGAGCGTGTCGAAATTACTGCAATGGTCAAATATATTCTCTCGTCCATTCATGGCGTTCGGCTCTATACTGCACGGGCGAAAAGCGTCAAAGCTTTCATGGGTAAAGGCAACTACGACAAAGCTCAGATGGCAAAAGCTGCACTCAATCGCTATGGCTTTGTTGCCGACAACGAGCACGTCGTGGACGCCTACTGCCTCGCGCGTTACCTGCACGCCTACATCCACGGAAAGGATTTAAGCATTGAATTCGTGCAATACCCCTTCGTAGACGCTGCACTCTTGCAGCCGTCTGCACGCCCCGAAAATAAGGATTGCGCTTCTCCGTTGACAAAAAAATTACGGCGCATTACCTTACCAACTCGGTCGCACCCAGCCACCGCCCGCGCATTCAGCGCTTAATGGAAAGCGAACACATCATGGCCGCCGTCAACCTCAAGAAGCCCGCCGCGAAGCCCGCTACCTCGATCAAGAAGCCGGGCGGCAAAGCAGCAGCCGCCAAGAAGCCGGCCGCCGAGAAGGCCCCCAAGCCCCCGAAGGAAATCAAGCCGTTCGAGCAGGGCCAGATCGTCATCTTCAAGGCGTACGCCCAGGAACTCGCCGAGGGCCAGGAAGCGCTCTTCCAGCCGGATCAGGAACTCGCCGTCGTCGGCCAGCAGGAAACGGACGGTCAGGTCTACGTCGCCTGCGTCGCGCTCGGCGACTACCACAACTACCTCAAGGACCCGGAGAGCGTCGCCGGCCAGGAGGTCGTCCCGCTCGAAATCAAGCGCACGAACCGCGTGGTCGAGCCCGAGTACCACATGGCCTCGATCGGCGAACTCGTCACCCTCCAAGAGGAAATCCCGGACCCGCTGGAACTCGGCCTCAAGCTGTACGGCAACGCGCAGCAGGCGTTCTTCTATCTCGGCGGCGTCTTCGGCAAGCTCTGGAAGGAGCGCGACGAGAACGGCACCCTCATCTTCGCGACTTACGGCCGCGACGAGAACATGCCGACCGAGAACGCGGACGGTTCGGCGCTCGCCGGCCTCACCGAAGAGAACACCTACACCCAGGACAGCGACGGCTTCGCGCTGTTCCTCGCGGACAACTTCCCCGACGTGGGCGGCATCCGTAAGGTCAAGGAACTCATCGGCATCTACGACACGTTCTCGGTCCTGCCGAACGCCGAGGAAGTCATCGGCCGTCTCGCCGAGGTCGGCTGGTGGAAGGCCGGCATGATCCGGTCCTACCTCACCGAGGACAATGCCAGCGAGCTGGTCGAAGCGGCGGCGACCCTCACCAAGAAGGAACTCGAAACCCACCTCAAGACCTCGTACACCACCGAGGGTTCGGACGGCGGCACCACGACGGCCTCCGGCAAGAACACCCAGCGGGCGGTCATCAAGAAGATCACGTTCACCTACGCGCTCTTCGAAGACCAAGCCGAGGGCGCCAAGCTGATCCTCAGCCTCGCCAAGAAGTCCACCGGCATCACCGACGACAACGCCCTCTTCGAGCACATCATGCAGGAGTGGGCCGGCGATCATCTCGGTGCCGAGGGCGTCGCCAAGGCCGAGCAGGCGGCGGCGAAGGAAACCGCCCGCCTCAAGAAGCAAGGCGTCAAGTTCCCCGAGGGCCACAAGGAATACCAGCCCCCGGCGCCGAAGGCCGCCAAGGAAGCCAAGGCCGACGCCAAGCCGGCCGCCAAGGCTCCGGTCCGTCCGGCCGCCAAGCCGGCCGCCAAGCCCGCCGCTGCGGAAGCCGCCGCGTAACCGCTTGCAGCCGTCTGCACGACAAGAGGCCCCGCCATTCGGCGGGGTCTTTTCTTTAGGAGCCTCCCCATGCCTCTGCTGCGCCGTCCCCGCCCGCGCAAGCTTATCCCCTGGATCGCGCCCACGCCCGAAAGCGTCGCGGCAAAGCTCCGATGCGACGACCCCGACAACATCTCTGAGGTCCGCTGCCCCATGTGTCTCGGCCGGGGCGCGTGGGATTGGAACAGTAAGGTTCCCTGCCCGACATGTGGTGGCCTACGCAAGGTATCTCGGCTACAATATGAGCGGTTCGGGAAGACACTCGCGGACCCGGCAAAGGTACGAACCTTGTCGGCACGAGTGGCCTTCCTCGTTAAGGCACGTATACCTGCGAGACTGTAATGCTGCGTCGGATCGCCCTGCCCTCCCCTCCCCGTGCTGAACTCGTACGCCGAGCGCGTAAGCAAGAACTGTCGCCCGACGACATCGAGATCTATCCGAACAAGCGCGTCCATAACTCAACAGACTCGCGCGGCAACAGCGTGTCCCGCGCCTACAACGCTCTCGGCATCACGCAGTCGCAGCGCTTCACCCTGTTCAAGTACGCCAAAGCGTTCGTGTACCAGGGCTACAAGACCCGTGCCTACGATCACAAGGCGATGGGCGAACTGTTCGGCGTCAGCCGCGATACGATCAACAGTTGGGTCGAGCGGGGACACCTCGGCGCACCGATGGTTCACGTTCACCAGGGCGGGCGCAAGCGGTACCTGTGGCTGTATCACCAAGTGCAGCCGATGTACATCTTCTACTGTCACGAGCGCAATCGCGGCACGACCAAGACCGGTCTGCGGTTCAGCGCGGAAGGGCTCAAGCGTCTCCACGTCGAGACCGAGCGCCTGGAAGCTGCCTTCCGACGCGCGGCCGGTTTGCCCCCGAAGACACGCACCATCCGCGACGCCTACCGCGAGGCGGCTGGCCTGTATGGCGTTATCTGGTTGAGCGTTGACGTGTAATGTAATCTCGGCTATGTCGGATTGTTCGTCGGTGCTATACTATCCGCGCGGCAAACTACGGAGCTACAATGCCCGACACCGACGATGACAAACCGACGTTCGAACCGTTGCACCCGGCATTCGTGGGCGAAGCGGACGTGCTCGCCTACTCGGCGCACGCCAAGCGCGACCTAGACGGCAAGCGGTATCGCGTCAACCTCACCCACAACACCTGCGCCTGCCCGAAGGGTCAAGCCTGGGAGTGGCACAACACGCAGGAGCGGTGGGTTCCCTTCCAATACTGCTCGCACAAGCTGCGTGCCATGGCTGAGATTGTCGATCTCAACGAGCGGCCCATGGACATGCTGTGGGCCTACATCAAAGCACTCGCTTCGCGCTACAACAAGTACGAGGTCGTCAGCGCCTTCCACAAGGAGCTTCGGCGCGGGGCGGTCGAGCAAGCGGTCTTTTGGGGTTCCGTGCTCATGACGAGCCGGGGCCAAAAGGGCGTCTACAAGTACCTGCTCAATATCCTCTACGAGGAAACGCGCGACCATACGCTCGGCGCCCACATCCTCGAAAGGTGCATCGACAAGGACAAGCAGAGCTACGAGGACTTGTGCCGCTGCATCGCTCTCTTCTGCCGCAGCAAAAAGAAATGGGAGCTTCCGCACCGCATCACCTATCTCGAAGGCGAGATGCGCGGCTACGCCAAGCTTGTCAATGAGTTTGGTCGCGACGTTGCCAAGGGCGGCGACATCGTCTCGGAACGCTTCCGTAACAAGCTCGACGCGTCGATGTTCAAGGGTATGGCGGACGGTGACCTCACCCTCTTCCAGTACGGCCTCAAGGGTCTGCAAAAGTCCAAGACGGCCAACATCGACAAGCTGCGTGCAGACATCTGCAACCGGCTGCTCATCCAGGCACGCAAGAGCGATCCACAAATCGGCATCGCGATGGAGGCGTTTCTCGCAAGGCGCGCGTCCCACGGTTTCGGTCTCGGCTACCACGAGCTAAACGCCCTCGGGGATCTTCTCACGGGCGAACCCTATGCGCCGGGCTGCACGACTGCGGAAGCGATACAGCGGGCCTATACGGACCCCGCCCCGCCCCTACGTCTCGGGGTTACGCCGGTTATTCCGGTATACGCCCAGGACAATCACACTTGGGCCGGCAAAGCCCTCATTCGCCGGTACCCTACGGAATGGCTCCCCAAGGCCGATCAGCAGCATTTCGACCTGCGGCTTTGCGGTGCCTACATCGGTGTCGTTTGGCGACACCTCGCACAAAAGCAGTTCGAGGACATCACCTGCGAGTGGCGTTCCCCGGATTGGCCTAAATGGGCTCTCGTCGTTCAGCAACTCTGGTATTGATCATGGCCGCACCCTCTCGGATCTACTATGACCAGCAGCTTCGGCGCAATGCCGACGAACACATCGAGGTGCCCTTCGCTCATATAGCGACAGGCAACATCTCACAGGACGACCAAGCTGCGATCCCGAAGCTCGTGGACCCTTATGGTCTGCTCGCCGTAGGGGACGGGTACGTCAGCATCACCGATGGTCTTTGCAGCCGTCTGCACGCGAAACGGTGGGCTCGTCAATTCGGGTTTCTCATCGTCTCACGCGGGCGCGGGCAATACCGGGCACGGATCAACGGGCACTCATACGTTTACGCCCCCACGGAGCGCGAAGCGGCCCTTTTAGCCGGTTTGCAAGTCCTGCGGGAAGCCAGCATCGCCGTTCTTAACCAAGCGGGAACCATGCACTAAACACGGAGCGAGGAAATGCCGATAACATCAAGGTTCAACGGCAATGGCGTAGCGGACGTGCGGGGCCGCTACCTCTTGCCGGGACCGATCTATGGGTTATTCGACAAGGCGCCGCCCATAGGTAACGTGTACACGCGTCGCGATTGGCGGCTAGAGTACGCCCGGTCCTACTACCGGCGCCAGGAGCTAGACGATCTTTGGTATTGGGTGCTCCCCGCCTTTACCAACTACTACAGTGACCCACGAACGCGCGTTATCGTGATCGGCCACATTCTGCTCTGTGGCCTATCGGAGGAAACCCCCCTGGAAGTGGCGCGCTCGCGCCGTCTCTTCTCAGCCTCCCCCGAAGAACGCGTTAACCGTTACCACGAACTCCACAGGGTCATGTCCCGATGCCCGTCAGGCTCATCCGCCGTATCGGCGTAATCCAGCCCACCCCTCCCCAAGAACAGGAGCCGGCAGTCCCCGCTGCCGCTCCCCCTCCTCCCGTACTGGCTGGCGTTGGAACGCTCGGGCACGCCTTTCAGTCTCTCGGCGAAGCCGCCGCTCGCCTGATGGTTTCACCCGAGTTTCGTCGTCTAGCTTTCGCCTCGGCGTATGGTATGTCGAGCCTTCGTGCCAATCAGATGGTGCAGAGGGCGGCCCCCGTTTTGCCGGACTCTTTACGTCCATACGTTGATCTTGAAGCTTCTTCATTTAGCCTCGACTCCCTCGTCCATGTAGGGATCGACTATGCCGGGGTCGAAGCCCGTGCGATGTTCTTCGATGAGATCACCCCGCGAGGACTGTTCTATCGTTCGCCACCTCCACCGCGCAGGGACGCTCGACTAGAGGCCAAGCTGGCAGAGGTTCCGGTTCGTTGCACCAGCGGGCTCGATGATGACGTGTTTCGGTTCAAGCCTGTCGTCCTGCCGGAACAGAAAGTGAGCGATGCCGTTGAGCGCGTGGCACACCGCGAGCGAGCCCGCATCATGCGAGTAGGCGCCGATGCGTTACCGTTCCAGCGGCTCAGGTAGAAGGCGAATAGTAAATGGAAAACTGGCGCTTACAGTTGGAATAGTAAATGGATTAGGCCCTGGGTAGGTGGGGTAAGAGCCTCGCGTAGACCCTGTACGTGTACAACTGGAATGGGTGTTCTGTTCCGGTGTATGGGAGTCCTTGGAGTAAGACTGACGTAATCAGCTTGTGCCGTAGCAGGGTTTACGATTTACTCGATAACGGGCCGTGCGGGCCTAGCGGAGCTTTGCAATGTCTGTTACCATCACTCGTGCGAACGTCAACGAACTGCTCGACAAGCGTGTCATCGAAGTGGCGATGCGGTCGGGCAAATGGTGGGAGATCCGGCGTAACGGGAAAACCAAAACGTGGAAGAAGGATGCCTCGCGCATCTGCATCCCGTTCAAGTACGGGTTCCGGGGGTGTTCTCAGATCACGGAGACGGACTTCCGCGAGGACGGGACGCTCGACCCGACGCAGTACAGGGTCCGAGAGAGCTACAAGGGCTAGGACTAAGGGGCGGGCCAGTAACCCGCCCTTCTTCTTGCAGACGGCTGCACGCGGGGTTACGATAATGGCAGCAGACCATAGCACGCACACGGTGCTGTTCGAAGACGGCGGTAAGATCGTATTCATTCCGCGCGGTAAGTACGTTCACATGGAAGTGACGGACAAGACCGGCAAAACCATCCTCGTACGTGCAAGTGAGAAAGAGGCGCGCAGATGCGTAACCCCGATCAAAAAGACAGCGTTCGCGGTGGAAACGAACAAGCACCGATTGGCAAGGGAGTCAATCTCGCCAATCTCCGACCGATCGAGTTAGGGGTCGCGGTCAACCTCTGCCTGTTCACGATGAAGGACCTCCCCACCTTCACGCAGAGCGAGGGCGGCAAAAAGATCCAGGGACTTTACGCGGGTCTCGCGCGCGAACTGTTGCAAGGCTATACCAACCCGGCCTCAGCCCGCCTTGTGCGTGACCGGATCGCGACGGAGTGCAAGCATCTGCTCACCCTCGTCTCGCCCGAGGAGTACAACCCCACCCAGCGGTTCAACATCACCGCCAAGTTCTTCGATGATGCGGCCAAGGCCCTCGGCTGGCACGACAGCTTCTCGCGGTCTGTGCGCGCGGTGCTATTGGTTAATCGCACCTTTACGCAGGAGCAAAAATCGGTCTTGCAACTTGCAGGGTCGCCCAATATAAACGACCTAGCCATCGACGCGGGCGCGGTAACGCTCATGGTTGGGGCCAAGGCACGCGGGTTGTTTTCGTCGGTTGACAAGCTCCCCGTTTTGTCTCAGGCTTCTCGTTAGGAATTCGGTTTGCGGTGGCTGGTTTGCTCCGATTACCAGTCATCGCCGCCGGGGGTAGCGAAGGTGGGGACCGCACTCCCTTCCCGTCGCCAAGACCCCCGGCGCAACTATCCCTAGGTTGGTCGGAGCCTAGGGTGACCCGGCCGGCATCCCGCCGGTCAACGCGAGGGTAGTCGTCAATGAACATTCTGCGGAATGTTAATCCACCGTTCTTCTGACGATCAGGGCCTATGCGGCGGCCCCTAGGGGTTGCCTAGATACTGGATAGGAAGAGGCGACAGTCGTTAGACGACGGCCCATCTCATAGCTAGAGAGGCGCACTAGCCCGCCTACCGGGAACGGCACGAGGCATTGACGGTGATACAACCCGAGCCTATGACTGCCCCCGACAATAGGATAGCTTCTGGCCCGGAGGAAGTTACGTCTGTATGTGCTGAACCTTAGCAGAGTTATCCTTTGCGGTTCGTCGTTGAGCGGTTCGGCTAACACCCTGCGGAGAGTGGGCTCCGGCAAGACTGTAACTTCCTCCCCCGCCGGCCTCTAGGCCGGTTTTATTTTGCCTTGCATTACAAAGAAACTCGTATATAATACCCTCTTGCAGCCGTCTGCACGGGGTACCTCTAATGAAGAATTTTGTCGCCTTTGTCTTCTGGTCTATGATCGCGGTTACTGCGGTAATACTGGTGTTCTCATGAGACGACTGATACGCACACCCGGCCAGCGCCTCCCGCCTGACAAGCGGGCGGAACGCAAGGCAAGCATCCTAGGAGATCGCCCCACCGAACCCCCGCAGTACATGGCGGATGTTCGGTGGGGCGAAGCCGTTGCGGAGGTCGGTCAGGTCAACACCGGCTGCATGTCCAACGGCCTGCATTATGTAGTGCTCAACGATGCGTTGCTTCGCAAGTTCCACCTGTCGAAGCCCTCGCAGTGCCAACTCATGCTGATGGTACAAGGCGCCGGTCTACACGCCTGCGAGAACACGCAAGAGATGGTTCACCGGTTCACGGTGTTCAACGACAGTCGGCACCACCAGCGCGACGGCTACCTCTGGTACCCCGACATGATCGACATGCCGGCGGCCATCGGCGGCGAGATAGGCAGTCGCTATACCGCCGTCGCATCCGTAAGGTATGAACGATGCTCGTTCACTCCATGGGGCGAGCGGGTATATTTCCAGCCACGCCACGGCGTCATCTATCTAGGGTATGCCTACCGATGAGACGGATGATCAAGCGCATAGGTACGGAAGCGGTTAGCTACGACACGGCGGTCTATGAGTGCCGTGTCTGTGGCGACACCCGCACGATGCTTGGCCTGTCAAAGGACGCGGTGCATCTCAAGACGCCCCGCTGCGACGGCCTGCCTATGGAGCAAGTCGCGTACAACGCGGACAAGCCGGCCGAACGAGTTCCGCTAGAGTATAAGCAGAGGCTCGCCTCGGGTACACGGCTCTGGTGCTTGATCCACCGCGAAAAGGGCGACCCGACGAAGCATGATCACGCCGGGCGTAGCCCCAAGCTCGCTGACAAGGGGTACAAGTATAAGCCTAGCCCCCACGTCGCGGGTAACGAGGACTTCGAGGATCTCTACCTGATGTATGTGGCGGCCAACCCCGGCACCGAGCAAGAAGACAAGGAAGCCCCATGAGCCAGATCGACATCAAGACCCTCGCCGAGTTCAAGCGGTTCCTCGCCCTCCCCGGCGCGACAGTGCAGATCGTGCAGCACGACAGTATGCTGCCTATCAATAGGGACGATCCCGAGGCTGTCGCCAAGCGCGAGGCGTTCTTGAAACCTCGTACCGTGGCAAAGGTGCGGAGCAACACTGTGCAGTTCATCAACGGGTCGTGGCTCCGCCACAAGGCGGCCAGCCATTACCGGTTTCACGGCAACCGGGTGACGATCGATCTCAAGGAAGATGGGTCGTTTAGCAAGGTCATGGTCTATGAATGCAGCATCATGGAAGGCGCAAATAACTAGCCTTGCAGACGGCTGCACGCTATCGTCGCTCTCGGACCCGTGCGGGGTCCGGGAGCTTTTTAATGGCTAAACGCACCGTCTTTGACGACATCGCCCGGCTCAAGCTCAAGCATGGGCGGGATCGTTCACTAGCCCGGTCCTTCCCCGACCTGTCCTGCAAGCCCGGTGCACCTTCGCTAAGCGACGGTTTCGCCCCCATCACGGATAACCGGGCTAAAACCTTAGCCGACCGGTTCCGCAACGAGGAAAAGCGGGTAGCGGATGAGATCGCGGCCAAAGCCTCGCGCATTCGTCCTCACTACAACAAGGGTGCGTATCAGTACGCCACCGATGACGTAAGCCCTATCGGGATCTATAGGAAATAACATGAATACGCTTAGACTTTACGGCCCGTTCACCATCGACCACGGCCCCGTGGACCATGATCGAGGCGACTATGAGTCCGGCACGTACGTTGTGGTATACTATCACGAGGACTCGGGCGCTGGTACGCGAAACGAGTCCGTTCGCATGTGGTGGTTCCCGTAGGAGAGAACATGGCTAAGCAAGACAGAGTACCGCTCGCTCCCGTTATCGACAGCTACGAGGCGCGGGATCGTAAGGGCAAACCCGTTGTCATCGGCTCCACTGGTTACGCGGATAACGCGACTGATATTAGGTTCGTGGTCAGCGCGATCATCTTCCGCACCAGCGGAGTCCTGTTCGAGTGCAACTACTTCCACCAGGGCATCCACTACACGCTTAACGTTGAGTCGTGGCGCTTCACTGGCAACGGTTACGAACGCGACTAGCCTTGCAGACGGATGCAATATGCTTGCGTCGGGGGAGACCCCGGCGCATTCTGCGTCTACGGCCCGTGCGGGGTCGCAACCGGAGCAACAGTTATGGGTCTCATCGCGTACATCATGAAACACAAGGGTACGGATTGCTCCAACGGGGGCCTGTCTTCGCGACACGATGAAGTGACCATCGTGAACGCCGATGGGCCGTTCGATCCGACCGAGGACCGCCCGGCTGTCATTCTCGTGGCCCGTGCGCCTGTCGGTACGCGCCAGATCCTCACCGCCTATCCTGCGGTGCATCAGGGTGGCAAGTGGGTCAAAGACCCGCGCTGGCTCATGATGGGAGGCACCTACATCTCGTGCTCGGACAGCCGCTTCGGTGAGTTGTGCAACCGGCTTGGCGTGCCGTTCTATGGCGCCGTTGCCCTCCACGACCGGTACGAGGGTTGATCCATGGCACGACGGGTAACGACCAAAGAGATCGAAGCTGTCTTCGGTCTTGTCTGCCGCGAGATGGGGTGGTCTCGCGAAGTTCTCCGCCCGGCTACTGCGGGCGGCCACGATTGGATTGTTGGGTCGGTGCTTATCGACAACAATCCCACCTATGGCGGTCGTCAAGTCGAGATGGTCACCAGCGACACGGGCTCCACCCGCGCGCTCACCCCCTACCGCCTCAAGCCGGCTGAATTCGAGATATGGTGCCGAGGCGTCCTCTTAGCGAAGGAATACTCCCGTGGTAAAGACAACTCGCGAGCAGCGTGAAGCGATCAAACGTGCCTATGATTGCGCCAGGGGCGACATGACCTATCGCGAGTTCCGCAAGAAGGTCACGCCTACCTTCGGGTGCGATGGCGCGGTCACTGTCCCCTGGTGCGGCTTTTGGCTCTGTATCGAGCGCGACGGCTATACCCATTCCTGATAGAGTTCGCCGGGGGCACTTCGTCCCCGGCATTTTCGCGAGAAAGGTAATGCGATGATCACCGACGACCAGAAACAGGCCATGCTCGGCCACATGCTCAAACTCAACAGTCCAGACCGTGACGAGGCCAACGCGGCTGTCGATGGTATTCGTGAGATCCTCGATGAAATCGATTTGCGGCAACCGCCCATCGCCAAGCAGAAGGCCGATGCACGAGCGCAGCGTACGGTCTGGATCGATAGCTGCGGAGAGAAGTACGCGGCCTACGACGACGAGGGTAAGGTTATACCCGATACCCTTGCAGCCAGTGTGGGGGACGTTGACCGTATAGTCAGCGTTATGTCGATCCCTGATGGTCACTTGGAGCACGTCCAAGCTATCGCTATAATGGCTCCCGCCGGTTGGGCGGGCCTGCGTATGAAAGGTCGTCCTCAGACAGATACTTCCGCCGTGCAGCCGTCTGCAAGACCCAAGCGTAGAATGCGCGCGGGTAACAACGAGGAAAGCTAATGATCGCCTCCGAAATGCAATCTATCCTGGCGGTGCTCTACGAGTATAAGGGCACCTGTCTGACTATCGCCGCGTTACTTCTCGCACGGTACTACATCAAGTGGTCATAGCCCAATGAGCGGCGTCGAAAATCTAGCGCGGTGGTACACCAGGGCCGATGACACGGACAAGCGTGAGGGCGCCCTGGCCTATCCCCGATATCACCGCGTGATGCAGGGCCTCGCCGACTTGTGGAAGACAATGGTCGATCCCGAGAGCATTAAACCTTACCCGTTGATAGCTAAACGTGATACAGTTGAGGCAGCACCTCAATAAGGCACGCCCACATGCCCCGATTTCTTCGAAGAATTGGACGCCTCTACAGCAAAGAAGCGTCGGCGCAAGAGCCCGACCCACAGACCCAACGCATGATCGCTGACCCGTCTGCGCCGGGGTGTGATACGTGTCGGTTCATGTCGAGCATGACCCACCGTTGCCTCAATCGCAACAGCCCCTACTATAGGCGACCCGTAGGGGTGGACGATGCTATGACGTGCCGCTTCCACTTGAGCGGAGACCGTGATCGGCGCACACAGCAGTTCGTGGATCAGTTTGCAGAGTCCTTGGTCGCGCAGACCCCCGCATTTCCCGCCGGTGAGACGCCCGTCGATCACTTACGCAGTATGCGAGCGATGGACGCGCTGTTGACGCCGGGCGCGGTACAGGGTGGTCATAATGGCTGTTTCTCTTGTGCCTACAACACGCGGCGATCCGAAGGTGTCGGCTACCAGGGATGTCACTATCCCGGCAGTCAAATGGACCTCGATCCACTGGACGACGGGCTGCGCTGTCCCGAATGGACACGTGCGCCCGACGCTGAACCTAGGTAGCGGAAAATAGCTTGTGCGCGTGACGGCTTCTGCTACCTTGCAACCGGGCGACCGTGCGGCGCCCTATACGGAGCAAAGGGACAATGGCTAAGGATCACATCATCGTTATGGTCGAGAGCCTGCCGGCTCGCCCGCAATTCGAGGCGGCGAAGAACGCCCCCAAGGGTCGGGTTTTCGGCAGCTACACCCACACTCTGCGCGAGGACGGTGAGCACGACGAGATCGACAACCCCGAAGTCTGTACGATGCCGGAACTCTGTGCGCGTCTGCTCAACGAGGGCGGCAAGGGTATTATTTTCGTGCCCTATACCCACCATACCGAGGGTGATGTTCACTTCTGCATCGTCGTAGCGGGCATCACGCGCGAGCAGGAGGCGCAAGCCCGTATCGAGGAAGAGATCCACCGCCTCACCCGCAAGAGTATGCTGATCGGCGGCCTCTTCGGCGCCTTATTCGGCAGCGACCGAGCCGAGGACGGCGACGGTACCCTTTCCGGCCGTGCGGCCATCAAGAAACACACCGAGGCGCTGACGCCGGGGAGCAAGATCGTAGTCATGCCGGCCAACTATCGCGGCAACGATCCCGAGCAACGTGTAGAAGTTCCGTACGCGACCTACAACCGCCTCATGGAACTCGAAATGATCGACCCCTGCCCGGTTTGCACCCTGCGCGAGGATCGGCTTGTCTGCCATACCGAAGACGACTATACTATGGAGGATGTCCTGCGCATCGTCCGCGAGCCGATCCCGAACGCCTCGCCGAAGCTGTAGTACGTTTTCCTCCCTAGACTATTAAGCCCCGCTTGCAGCCGACTGCAATGCGGGGCATTCTTTTTTCGGGACGTGCGGTCCCACGGAGCAACGACCATGAAACAGATCCTTTCCCGCAAGCAGCGTCGCGCCATTGCCTGGGAGAACATGAGCGAAACGCACTACAATCGCCACTGTCAGGGCGCAGTGCGCCGTATCACCAACGCGGACTTCCACTGGTACTTGGCGATGGCGAACAGCTACCTGTTCACCTACCGCGATATCGCCTCTCGGCTCGACATGACGTACGCCGAGGCCAAGGTTCATGCGCGTAATGTTATCGGGGCTGCACGCGCGGCACGTCTCGATGTCGGTTGCGTCATCCCCGGTTAAGGAGCTACCACAATGCAAGGAAGATTTGAGAACCTGACCGTCGATGAACTCGACTTATTGATGCGTTGTCTAGCAGGGCGGATCGAGAGCTATGGGCTCAACACTGAGAACACGGATCACCGTATGCTACTGGCGCTGTTCGTGGAACTTGACTGCCCCTACTGTGCGCCTCACGATCTCGAAGAAAAGCTGCTGAACTACATTAGCGAGCACAATCGCGATCAAGTGCGAGACGCGGTCAAGGACTTGGGTCTGATCTAACGCTTGCAGCCGTCTGCACGTCGCGTATTATCGATCTTGCGCCGTGCGGGCGCATCGGAGCCAGCCATGTACACCACTGAGCAGCGCAAGAGCCTTCTTCGCCTTTTCCGTACCTTTCGTAACCAGTACCGTGATGACGCCCTCGCCGAGCGCCAGCGCGTCGCCCAAGCCATCACCGAGCGCGCCACCAACGGCGAGGTGCTGACTGTGAGCGGCGGCACGGACTGCGATGGTTACCGCCACGGCCCCCACTTCGGCTACGTACAGGCGAGCGTAGTAGCATTCGAGTACGCCCGCAGCAAAGCCTATGAGTGGGCGGACGGCCCCCACTACTTCCGTCTCGCGACCCCGCGCGAGATCGAAGAGTACAACGAGCGCTGCGACGAGATGGAGGTCGCGTAATGGCGATCAACGAACAGATCAAGTTTCGACTGATACAGATGCCGTGCTGCGGTACGCTCTCGTGTTGGGTCAATCCCCGCCTTCCCACCTATTGCGCGGAATGCGGTCAGAATGTCTACCTCCGGCTCAAGTCGGGGGGGGTATACGCGCATGGAGTCGGACGGTTGGCTCAAGGTCAACGATCCTACCATGCACCGCCTGCCTTCCGACCCCGAGTAAGGAAACCGTTCCATGGCATCGCATCTCGCCCACAAGGACTATCGCGACCTCACCCCGGAGGAACAGGACTACATCGACCGTGAGGGCGGACCCTTCTATGTCATCCACCCTCGTGCCCTATGCGTCTTTGATTATTGGTCCGAGGCGTGGGAGTTTGCTCTCGACCTACAAGAGACCTACGACGGTAACAAGTCTCGCGCCACGGTCTACCATTCAGGACAGTATACATAGGAAATTCTTTGCAGCCATCTGCAAGCAACTGTTGCCGGGGGAGTGATCCTCCGGTATACTTGTTTTAGGACCTATGGATCGGAGCCTATGTCCAAGTTTCTACTCTTCCTACAACTCGTGATCCTGGTACAGCTTGGTACCCTCTGGCACGATTACGGCTTCAAGCTGTTTGCAGTCGTGCTCGCCATTCTGCTGTTCGGTACCCTGCGCGGTGCGCTCAAGGCTGAGCAGCAGATGAACGAGCGGATGCATACCTGTGAGCGGTGCCAGCGCAAGTTTCACGGAGCGATGGTCGAGAGGTGCCAGTTTGAGGGGTGCGTCCACGATGCCGGCGCCCTGAACAGGTTATCCGAGCAACTTACCGTCGCCCTACGTCTCGCTAACGAACGGGCAACGGCCCCTCGCCCTACAGCGGCGCAATTGCGCGCCACACGCCCGCGCCGCGTTATTCGCGGACTATCCCCCTCCCCTACCGTCGAGCCAGCCCATGCGTCGCCTAATACGGATAAAGCCCCGACAACAGAAGATCTCCCCCGCGCCTTCTACGACGGGTCTTGAGCAACTGTTCTCGCACGGTGCCAACGACCTTCCGCGCGCAGTAACTGCTATCCGCAGAGATAAGCCGATCACCGCTGTCGTGACATACGTTCGGGTCGAGCACAACAAGTTCAAGAACTGCCCGCAGGTTACCCTCAAGGGTGCCGACGACGGCGCGGGGTGGAACTGGTATAGCGTGTACGAGCCGAGCGGCAAGCTGTCCCACAATGTAGGAACGTACTCGGGTCCGTACATCGTTGACTTTAGCTTTATTAAAGAAATGATCGATAGGTTTTACGAAAAGCCGGTCAACGAGCTAAGTGCGGAGGACTTCTAATGCCGAGACTGATCAGACGCATAGGGCACGCTCCCGCACTCCCACCCCCGCCCGAGAATGTTTGGCCGGGGTTTCGCATTCTGTCGGGGTACAAAGTCTATTGCGGCGACAGGGACTTGCGCGAGGTCTATGTTCTGCACGGGATCAACTGTGACGCCGCAGGATCACCCCACGAGGATGCGGACACCTTGCGGGAGCAGTTTTTCTCGTCGCCTTATGACGCGCGAACAGGACAAATGCAGGTAGGTTACGGAGAGATCGATAACTGTTTCAGTGGCCGGTATCCCGAACGCCTGCCCGATAAGGTGCGCGAGGCGTGCTACGATATTCTTCATGATGCGCAGGAATACGTCACTTGTCAGATCCTATTTCCGCCCATGACCGGCGACTTGCAGCCGTCTGCACGTGTTGATGTACGCAGACCTATCGATCCTCCCGCACTAGGTCGTATCGAGGATCACCCCGATGTGAGCGCCCTGCCGCCGAACACGGTGATTTGCGAGGGTTGCGGTCGGCTGAGCTATGAGCACGTACGACACCCGCGCTGCTGTCCTGATAACAGTTTCCATCGCCTCGATACACAGCGGGGTCGCATTGCTGTGCGTCAGTTTCGTCGCCACCAACAGATACGTAGTGACGTATGCGTGGCGTGCGATGCCCTAGAGACAAACGACTTTGGGCGGAGTTGTCGCTTCGGGATGAGTAGTCCGCGCAACCGCACCTCGTGTACCATGCACACGTCGTTAGCTTATCGCCGAGAGAGGAGGAGCTAGTGCCAGCCCGCGTTCTTCGCAAGATTGGTATACCGCTACCGCCTCCGGTTAAGGAACCCCTGCCGCGCATACCGGACAGCGATAGCTCACGCCCACAGTATGGTTTGTGCGGTAGCTGCCGGTATAAAGGTAGTATGGAGCCGGACCGGGGCGGTGAATGGTTATGTGGTGTCTCGCGCCTGTATGTCAGCAATAGTCATTTCATTGATGGTGGCGAGTGTTCTCACTACGAGGATGTATCCGTCCCTGGAACGATTACCATAGACGCTAGTCAGATAGTCGTAGGGTCGATAATGGCAGACCAGATAGTTGCGGGCTCTATCGGTGTCGATAGAATAATGGTCGCTGATAATGTGGCCGAGCAATTAATACAAGATGTGCGAGAGGCGCAGTTAGTTGGCGCGCTTACCTCCGAACAGATAGAGCAGATAAACAGCCATACCCTAGTAGGTGGGCTCAGGGTCACGAACGAACCAGTACCTATCGCGCCACGCATCACGGCCGCACATAGGCTCACAGGAGTGCGTAGAATAAGGGACAGGGCGCGCGTGTTGTTTCTGGTCTATATGGAGTTGGACATACAGCAACAGGGTATGGCGACCGAGGTGATGCCTGTTGAGGTCATGTACGACCATCACGGAAACCTCAATGATCAGCGCCTCTATTATGTGCCGCAAAGCTTAGGTGTTGGCGAGGTATATCGCATTACCCGAGCTACAAGAGAGCGACTTGACGGGGAGTTTGTCGAGCTATGAGAAGATCTTTACGCAAGATCGGCCCGGCCGAGGAAGCACCTGTCAAGGTTACGCCTTTGATGCGGGCTAACGCTACTATGAAGGTGAGGCCCAACCGGGCAAGCCTCTGTAAGATGTGTACGCTCCGCGACCGTCTCGCGTACAACGCGCGGGGTCTTATCGTGTGCTCGTGGTCTATGATCGAAACACCCGAGGACACGCCAATCACAAAGTGCCCCTACTATGAGTGCGTGATATGAAGCGCCAATTACGCCGCATAGGCTTGCAGCCATCTGCACCCGCGCCTCCACCCCCACCAGAACCTAGCGATGCGCGATCCTGCGATACGTGCCGGTTCAACAGGAAGGCAAGCATTTACTCTACGCCGCCGCATGAGCTGATTATTCATTGCTCGGGCAGGATCGGGGTCGGGTATACTACCCTACGAACCAACTGCCACGGATGGGAGGCAACCGTACCTCACCACGTCGGATCTCTCTGCAATAGGTGCGTACACGGTACAGTACACTACGATCATCCTGTTCATGGGATAGCGGTTAATTGTACGAGGTTTACCACGCAACGGATCGCATACGCCACTGAATGTCGTGATTATCGCGATGAAGAGATGCAGGCACACTTTCGCCGAGCCGCTGAGGAAGAGGCTATGTACGCGGCTACGCTACCCGATCCGCCTGCCCCTTGGTACGCGCGCTTGCGGGATCGTCTGATGTGGTGGTGGGGAGGTTACAATGCATAGGCTCTTACGCAGGATCGGGCGTATACCGCCCACCATCGTCACCCGAGAGCAGACTGCTCACATCACCCGCGCAGGCCGTGTCCACGAGACTATCGTTCACCTCTCGCCGGCCTCCCTAGGGGACGAGATCAATGCAGGCGAGCGCGTTATCTCTATAACCGAGGAAAGCCGCTATCAGGAGAGGGAAATGGACGGGGAACGTATCCTCTATCCTGTAGCGCCCACGGGTACCCGCAAGGTCGAGACTATACGCATCGAGTCCAATTGGGATGGTAGCAGCCGTATCCGTAAGCGCACCTACCGAGAATTCATGGACCAAAGCGGTGACGTGCAACGCATGATTATCGAACAAAGCTGGGAGTATCAGTGATGCTACGTCGCATCAAAGGCATCGGTAGACCGAGACCTGTGCAGCCGTCTGCAACCGAGCAACCCTCCGTGGAGCCCCCACGGAGGGTTGAACTACTTAAAGCGGTACCTGTAGGGCGGAAGTGCCATAGTTGCGTCTACCGTACGGAACTTCTGCCCCTGTACCACCGGGACACGAGAACCAACGACCCGCCGCAGGTAAAGGGCTATACCTGTCCCATCGTCTCGCGGCACTACCCTCTGGACGATGGTCCGCGCATCTGCAACCGACATGAGCCCACGGGGATCTAATCATGCCTCGCAAGATCAGACGCATTGGGCGTGAGACTCCACCGCGACCGGCACCCGCCCCTGAGCCTCCGCGCGGGAACTACAAGCGCAACTCTAACACAGGGCACTCATGTAACTACTGTATCTACCGGGAGCATCACGTCTATAACAAGTGGAGCCCCGACTTCCCTGAGCGCGCGTGGTGCCCGGTCGCTAACACAACCTACGTGACCGACAGCAGCAGGGATCAGGTTACGGTGTGCGGCACCTTCCGCGCGGGCGATCACGTTGTGGTAGCAGTGGAACCTACCATCGATACGCTCCTTGAGATGGTGGGCGCCACAAGTCAGGAGGAAGCGCGGCGTCGTGGTCGGCATACTATTGCTGGTACGGTAACCGGACGTGCGAGTTCCACGCGCGGTCTCACTGATTTCCCCCTAGAAGTCATGCCCGAGGACTCCATCTGCCGTACCTGTCGCCATCGTGATCATATACGCGCTAGGCTTCGTCGGTCGGAAGCGGGTACTGACGTGCGTTCGTGGGCGTGTAACCACGCATTGCGCCAGCGTATATATGGTGCCGGGGTTCGGACATGCCAGTCATGGGAACAGGACTAATGGCTAAGGAACCAACCCCCAAAGCTCTCGCCCGCCGTCGTGAGCGCGAGCGTATGACGGAGGAACAGAAAGAGCGGGAGCGCGAACGTAAACGCGCTTCGGCCAAGCGGCATCGGGAAAGCGAGAATGCTCGACAGCGTAAATATATCGCCGCGCATCCCGAACTAAGAGCCTACTATCGGCGGCGCTACAGCCTGCGCAAGATGAAACCCCACAACGCGAAAAAGCGTACAATAGAGATCATGGCCGAACTACAGGCCAAGGCACCCAGGCATCACGGTCGCGAAGAGATCATCGCGGCGGCGACAATGTTCGTACTAGAGGGCGATACCGTCGAAGTGGCGCTCGCCAAAGCCTCGAAACAGCACAACGCCGAGACACGTATCCAGCGGTCGAGCACCAACTTCGAAGAAGCGTATTGGCTATGAAGCGCATTATCCGAAACATAGGCAGCATCGCGCCCTTGCAGCCGTCTGCAATCCCCGAGTTTACCGCCACGATTACCGGGCGGCCTCCGTTCGATGAGCACGGCAATCCGCACGTGCGGGGCGTCTGCGCGCGTTGCACCTCTCGCAGACGCTTTACCTTCGACGCCCAGCGACAGGAGTATACCTGCCCTCGGATAGATCGCGTGATTACACCTGGCGGCGGGCGTACCGAATGTGCATCCTATGACCTCGACATGCCCGAGCATGATCGCCGCCGTACAATCCAGCAGTCATTCAACGGTCCTGCCGCTCGTCCTCCGAACCTAGACATCGTGGGTCGAACCTCCGACTGTCATACCTGTAATGCGGCGTGGAGTATCGACCGCGTCTCTCCCTCTCACTGGCGGTGTCCTCGTATTGCTCGCACTCTCGCCAGCGCGGTCGGTATCGTTAACTGTTCCGGCTATGAGCATGATCTCGAACTCTACCGTACTGCCCCATGGGAGCCTGACTGATGCTTACTCTCGATACTGTTCGCGCTAACATCTTCGCAGGAGATCCGTTAGCTAAATCACCAGATGAGGTGACCGATACAGGTACAGCAATCGAAATTGCCGGTATCGATGACGGTACAGAGTTCCGTGAAGACCTACGTTTCGTTTCCGAGGGCGATGGCGTAGAGCTACTTGTGCGCGATCCCGGTACGGTTTCGTGGAACTCGCACGGCGTCTTTCGTGATTGGCGCGAGCTTCATATATGGATTTACGAACTATGAACCAGCGGGCTCGTCTTACCCTGGCCGTTATGCTAATCGGTACGGCGGTTCTCATCACTGCTTGCATTCGCGGGATATGGTCGCTGATATGAAACGCTTGATCAGAGGGATCGGCCGCCAAGAGCTACGTACCGAGGCAACCACTCAGCGCATCTTGGATAAGTGCGACAGCATCATCGGCGTATTACAAGAAGGTATTGCTGCAAGCCCCAGCCCGATAGCATCTCAACTTCATGCGGACAGTCTGTGTCGGCGGTGCCCCCACCAGAACCGGATTAGGCAGAACCCGAACGTTCCTCGTAACCCGGCCGAGGTCTACTGTCCTGCGCACGACTACTACTTCAATGCTCATGTGCCGGTCGAGTCCTGCGCGCGGTATCATCGCGATGTAATACAGCCTAACCCTCCCTGGGAGCGCCCAGCGCGGTCTATCACCGAAGTGGGCCTACCGCCTATCCCCGAGGGTAGTATCTGCGAGTCGTGCCCTCACCGTGCTACAAGACATTATGCGCGCGGCGAGAGTTATGTCCATTGTAATTCGCCCGAGCAACTCCACACTGTAGCGATAGGTGCGACCATATACTCGTGTACCAGCTACCCTCCCGAACGTGTCCAACGCGCGGTCGTATACGATACACCTCGTGAAAGTCAATGCAGGACATGCTTACACGGGACTCGCCTAGTCCGCTCTAGTGTCAATCCTGAACGCGGTGCTGTATGTCGTCAGGCAGATCGTCGGTTCACTACAGACGCTGTAATACAACAGTGTCACGATTATAGGGCTTTCTGATATGCGTCGGCTCATTCGCGGGATCGGTATTACACCTGTATTACAAACGGTTGCAGAGCCGTCACGCTATCAGGACGCGGTCGTATCCCGTACCCATGAAGAAAACATCTGTAGGCACTGCCAGCACTCCGACTGCCTGAGCTACGCGTCCGGAGAGCCGGGCCAACTTGCGGACGTTCGATGCGCCCATGCCGGTCATAGCTATCCAGGCGACGTCGGTCTGTCGGACTGTATCGACTACCAGCGTATTACAGGTCCAAGCGTAACGTCGAACTCCCAGCGCGCGGTCGTTGATCTATTACCCCAAGACAGTCTATGTCGTCAGTGTAGCTTCTCTCCCCGTCTATACGCCCACTCCGAGGAGGACGGTATACCGGGAACAGTTACCTGTCGGTATACGGGTTACACCACAGACATCAACGTACCGGTGCGCGAGTGCTCGGCGTATTACACGTACTCGACACCACATTCCCAACGCGCGGTCGTTGATACCTTACACCCTAATACCCTATGTAGACAGTGCAGGCACGGAACGTCTATCCGACCATACAATAGATCACCCGAGTGGTATGCCTGCCCTGTAGCCGACCGCTATTTCAGACCCTACAACTTCATCCTCTCATGCCGGTCTCTGGTACGTCTCTAGGGAACTCTCCCGCGTATCCAGCAGCCGTCTGCAAGCTCCTGTGTAATACGTATCTCGGATGTAATACGGAAAACCCTCGATCCCTCAACATCCCTAAACCCCTGGCGCGGCGTTTTCCTGAAAAAACTACCAGCGCGGGGTCTTTAATTTAATGCGTAATGAATAAGAACACATAGAAGCATCAGTAGAACCCCTAGTAAACACTATAGGCCCTTCCCGTAGTTCTCAACAACTCTCAACACATCCACACACAAGCAAGTTAGTAATGGCTGGCGAAATTTCCGAATAGTAAATGGGGAGGCTCCCTGATGGAGTAGGAATAGTAAAAGATCAACGTATTCAAGGAGTTGTAGGAATAGTAAAAGAGCATGGTCCCGTAGAAGGAGGAGGAAATCATGGTGATCTTGGGCCTCGTGGTGGTGTTGGTCGTGTGCGTCCTGATCCTGGCGACCGGCCTGGACTAGAGATTGGACCCGGAGTAGTCTGTATAGACTATGTGGTATAGAAGTACCACATAAAGGAGATAGACGAGTATGTCGAGGATCAATGGAGTAGGTAGAAGTCGTGGATATCACCCGATAGAAGGAGGTGGGTTTGTCTACGTCCATATGTACAAAAAGCAATGGTGGTGGAGGGCTACTGACGAGAACAAGACCCCCGTGGGGCAGCGTATGGGACCGTTCACTGATAGTGACGCCGCCGCTGCCGACGCCAATAGGAACGTGTAATACACGCTTGCATCCGTCTGCACGATCCGGTACGTATTACATCGGGTCGTGCGGACCCACGGAGATATGTTATGTTCAAAGTACAGACGAAAGAGTATTCGCTCGGGCGGCGTTGGCAGGACCTTAAGTCCTTTCACCGCAATCGCTTCGTGACCGAAGAAGATGCATGGGCCTACGTCGAGAGCCTGGATCAGGACGGTGTTCGTGACACGGGGAATTTTCGGGTAGTGCCCGCGTAACCCCTTGCAGCCATCTGCACGCTCGCGTATTACAGCTACGGGGCGTGCGGCCCCACGGAGCAAAGACCATGCGTCTCGCGATTGGTGAAAAGATCATTAAGTCCTCGCGACCCAACCGCCACTTCGTGGCCCTGATCGAGGGCGGCGAGGGGGACAACCGTTACTACTACGTGCATACGAGTATGGCGGTCGTCCATGACGAGCCCATGGAGGACGACTACGACTGCGAGGATATCGTGGAGGCCGCCCGCGTTTACGAGCGCGAGGTCAAGGACCTGTCCAGTACTGGCAACCCACAGGCCCAGGCTGAATATGACGATGCACATGGTACCGTCAACGGTTACGCGCCGTGGCAGTACTCGGCCAGCGAATACTGAGGGGGAGTGTAATACAATGTCTGGCAAGCCTTCCGCTCTCGGCTATAAGTTCCTGCGCGAGAACTTCCCCGAGTTCCCCCGCAGCCACTACGCTCGTACGCGGGCGTTCACTGGTAAGGACAATGGCCCGATCCCCAAGGATCAGCAGGGTGTGACCACCATGGGCGGGATCATCGTCCGCCTGTTCAAGGCTGATGGAGGCCGGCATCGCATCCACGCCGAGTGCCCCAAGTGCAGGAAGGACATCCCTGCGGGCCGTCTTCACCAGCATGTAGGGGTGTGCGAAGGCTAACCCTTGCAGCCGTCTGCACACGTGCTACCTTAGCCCCTGCCCCGTGCGGGGTTTCTTTTTGCGGAGCTACTGTTATGACCCTTAAGGCTTACACCCACCTCTTCACTGATGGTCCGCAGCTTCCTTCTCTCCGCATCCCTATCCAGGATGAGATGGGCACCGCTTTCTTGGATGTCTGTGGTATCTCACTCTCGGACGCGGCGGATCAAATGGAGGATGGTACGACCATTCAACACGCTATTGATATCGAGGATGGCACGGCCTCGGATACGTACGACGATCCGGCCTCGCTCGTGCGAGACATAGTAGGTAGGTCTTTCTCTAACCAAGCGGCGGGCGTCGTACTTAGCCGTGATGATCAGACGTACCTGCTCACGGTATACTATCTCGTCCCCTGATGATTAGGCCCTTCGGGGCCTTTTCTTTTGTCTAAATAGTAAATGACTATGTGATGAATGTAGTAGGAGGAGTTGTTCGAACAGTAAATGGCTATGTGCGCGCGTGGAGTAGGGGAAGAAGGAATAGTAATAGTAAAAGTGTATGTGCAAGTCAAAGATGGTGGAGAAGGATAAGAAGTAGATCCAGTTGTTGTTCAGGAGTAACATGTTGTAAGACAGTCACGTGTAGTCGAGGAGTAACATGTAGTATGGCTGTCACATGTAGTATTGGAGTAACATGTTGTCGCCGAGTACCACTGTTGTCGTGGAGTAACGTTGTTCCCGTGTCACATGTGGCTCAGGAGTAACGTGTTGTAATACGAGTACATGTTGTAGGGAAAGTACACCGAGGTGGTGGAGTAACATGTGGCCGAGGAGTAACGTGTTGCGCCCGAGACACTAGGTGGAGCGGCAGTTCCCCCGGCGTCACCTCCCCGTCCTGCGGGCGAGCGTTGCCACTCCGCCCCGGCGTCGTCTCGGCCGCGCCCTAGCGCGCCACTCGGTTAAGCCGTTATGCCTCGGTCCCTCTCCTGCTCCGGTCCTTACGTATTACAGCCCCTTGCAGCCGGCTGCAAGCGGAAAAACGCGTCAACCCCTAAAAATCGTACGCCCCTCGTTTCGCCTCATCCGTTGCCGTATTACATCTTGCCTTCGCCTGCGGCGTTAACTACTCGTTTACTTGCGACTGCTACAACTCTACTTGCCTACAACGGAGCTTTACCAATGCGCGTCCATCCTACCGCCGATCTCGCCCAGCTTATCGGTCCCGCCCCCTTCGATATCGAGCCGACCGCTCCCGCCTTCGCCGATTTCACCCCGGCCCCTAGCGCGCCCGCGCGTATCTATACCGGCATCGTCGCCGATGCGCCGGTCTACAGCGGTATTACAGCCCCGTACACGGCAACCACGGGCCGCGCGGCCCTAGCCTTCATCCTCGCCTTTGCGGGCCTCCTCGCCTTCGCTGCAATCGTCTTTGCGGCCTTCGCCTCGACCGATCCGACCCCGGTCAAGCGCGCCGACCGTCTCCCTCAGCATCACACTTTTTTCGCCCTCACCCAAAAATAACCCCTTGCAGCCATCTGCAAGCCGTGCAATAACCCTCTTACCGGCAGCGGTGCCGGACTAACCCATACGGAGCTTTACCAATGCGCGCCATCTCCCTCGCCTCGACCGTCGCCTTCTCCGCCCCGGACCTGCTCTCCGGCACCACGGCCCCGGCCCCGGCTGCCACAGCCCCGGCCACCCCGGCCCCGACCGACGCGAAGCCTGCCAAGCCTGCCAAGCCCCGCAAGCCGGTCGCAGCTAAGCCGACCACGGAAGCCAAGCCTGCTCCGGTCGCCAAGCCCGCCCCGGCCGCCGACGCGGAACCCGCCGTCCGCGTCATCGGGACCGCCCGGACCGCCGCCACCATTGCCAACGGCGCGGCCTCGTTCGGCGGGGTCCTCTCGGATCGGGATCAAGCCTACCTCGCTTTCTTCGCGTCCTTCGCGGGCGCCAAGCGGGACAAGCGGGTTACCGTCTCCGATATCGCGAACTCGGGTCGCCGCCCCGCCTACAACGGCAGCAACAAGCCGCACGATGCGGGCGTCGTCACCCGTCTAGCGAAAGCCGGTATCCTCACGGTCGAAGCGGACGGCGCGGCCTTCACGTTCACGAAGCGGGGTCGCGAAACCAAGCTCATCGGGGCCTAATCCAACGGGGGGGCCACGCGCCCCCCAACTTTCCCCTCCCTGCGACATATCTGCCACTGCGACCTCGGAGCAACACTCCGGGGTTTTTCGCGTTTGCTGTAAAACGGCAACACTGCACACACCCCCTCCCTATCTCTAGGTGGACGAAAATTTCTACCAAATGGTGGGAGACTTTCGTTCGTGTTCCTGAACCCCGTGACCTCTCGTCGTAAAATTTTTCCGGTAAAATGAGGAACACTGAAAGAAACACTCTTGTAATACGTCGGTATTACACTGGAAGACAGGCACAATTTATTTGCGGGCACTGGTAATCGCGGCTACCCTACACTTCCACGGAGCATCGACTATTCATGTATTACATCATCCTGCTTGTTACCGGTTTCTTCGCCGGGATCAACCTGTCTCGCACCTACATAGATGCACGAACTAGAGACCACGACGCGTTCGAGGCAGACATGCGGAACTTCCTGCTCTGCGTGCTCATCCTCACTGTCCTCGCTAAGTAAGCGGATACTCTTATGCAAGTCGGTCCCTACCTTCGCGTCATCCCTCGCGATCTCTTCAATGAGGCTAATCTGCTCAAGTGCCTTGGGCTTCTCACCCTGGCCCTAGAACAGCATCAGGGTCATTGGGCGAGCTTTGCGATCCAAGACGACAGCGTCTCGCACTTCGAGATCGGGCAAGACCCGTCTGACGGATCGATCGAGGTTACGAACATGCCGTTCATGATCGGCGGGTTTCGCTATCGCCTGTATCGGCCACTCAACTCGCGGATGGACTTCCCTCTCTACTGTCTGCGGATGGGCGACATGCATTCTGATCAGCATGACTGTCTTACAGATCCCGTCCATGTCTTCAATCGCGAGGGCAAGCTCAGTCGAGCCATGAAGGGTTTGCTCGGACTTCCTCAGAGGGAGAACGAGCGATGAGTACACGCAAAGGGATCCGACACGTCGGTATCAAGCGCATCCTCGAAAGGCTCGCTGGACGGTACCGGGGGTTCATGAGCGAGCAAGAGTGCCAGATCCAGGCAAAGTGTGAGCTTGGCTCGATGCTCATGCAGGCCAGGGAAGCGGGAGCCAAGATCGAGGACATCTCCCGCATCCTTGGTCACACCAATACCGCTACCACTCGGATGCTGATCCACAAGGCGTACGAGCGGCAGGGCCGGATCGAACCGGTTCAACGCTACTGTGATCCTCTCAACGAGTACGAACTGAACGAGCTTGCAGACGGCTGCAATCGTTCTCTCGACATGATAAGATTGTCGGAGGCTCAGGGTTATCACGGGGCCTAGTTCGGCACATGTAATAAAAAATTCGCGCGGCCTGTGGCAGAGAGGACGAAGCACATGGATAAATATGATCGCGCGTTGGCGGTTTTTCTACTGCTCGTTGGTGCGGGGAATGCGGCAGTCTTGATCCGCCTTTACCATCTCGGCATTCCGGTAAACACGACCAAGGTCGCCATCCACCTGTTCTTCGTCGGTATGTCGGTCTGTGCCCTCGTCGCGCTGTGGCTGGATCGCGACTTGCGGGGTGACCGGTGATGAACTGGCGGATGTTTGCCTTTTACTTCGGTGCGCGCTTTGGGGCAATTGGTTACGGCTGGTTGCTCGCGTACGCGCTCGCTCAGGGCGGGGCGCTCAAGGCGTCGGTCTTGTTCGGTACCCTCATGGGGCTCATGCTCGCCTTCTTTATTTGGGGCGTGTGGGAGTACCGGCGTAGTCTGCGGGAAGAGGACGACGAATGATGATTTGGGCTTGGATCTTAATGCTTGCAGCCGGCTGCACGGCGATCAGTAACCTCGTGGCCTCCGGCGGCTACAGCGTCGATAGGGACGATAGGCCACTGAGCGGGTTCTTATTCTGGAACGGGATCTTGCTGGGCTTTATCACGATCCTGCTCGTTGTTATTATCGTTAAGTGAGGCGCTATGTCGGATCTCGCAACAATCGGTTATCTGCTAAGTCACCTGGGATGCCTGCTCGTTGGTCTCGGTGCCGGTGACTACGCTGTCACGTCACAGGGTGACCGCGCCCTACCCGCCTTTCTCGTCGGGGCTGCGTCCCTCTTGCTAGGGTGCTACCTCTTCGGGTGGCACTGATGCCGATATTTCCCGAAGACATTCAACAGCTTAGTTACCAAGTAGAGTACGGGTTAACCGTAGCAGCGATCCTCGGTAACTCTGCCCTTATCCTGTTCATCTTGGGCGGGGTAAGTGACCTGTACCGTGTCAAAATAGGGGGCTGGTCGATGCGGTACACACTGGTGGGCATACTGCTGGTTTGGGTGGTTCTCGGGATCATCGGCTGGCTGGTTCTGACCAATCAACTGTAGTCAAAAGAAACGCAATAGGGTATAATCCTTCGTCGGAAATACCCCCTAATGAGGTAATACGTATGTCTAAGGTGATCGTTCGTGCTAAATATGCTGAGGCAAAGACGCTCGGAGAGCTGTACGAACTGCTCGGAATGTTGATTACCGATGACGTAATGGGGACTATGCCTGTCCGTTTGGCTGGCGATGACGAGAATAATAAGGGCGTCAAGGTCTCGATTTTGTTCACGGACGAGGACGCGGAAGGGCAAACTATCGCCCCGGCAGTGACGCTTTCAGACGTTTACATTGATCCCGAAGACATTTTAGCGCCCGCATTTGTTGACGTGGGAGGGCTAAAACCCTTCGAAAAGACCATCGAAGATGCCATGCTGCGGGTTATCGAGAGGCAAATGCGGCCCGGTGGTCTGCTCAATGACTTCTTCGCCAAGCGCGTGACCATCGAGGTTCTGCCCGAGTTCATCGAGGCCGAGAACTTCGGCGATGGCGGTAAGCCGTACGAGGCCGAGGCACGCTACCCGACCCACGCGCAAGTACAGGGCTCGGGCGAGTACCAGGGGGCTATCGTCCCTGGCGAATTCACCATTCCCGCAGGCGCCGGTCCTGGCGCGCGTGTTCGGGTAGGGACGACGCCCCTCGGCGAGAGCTACATCGAGTTCTGCGACGGCAGCGGCAATGGCCTGTCGAAGCATGTGCTCAACACCTATGTGGTGCCACGCGCCAAGGACTAAGCGTGCAGCCGTCTGCAAGGGAGTCTCGTGCTCCCTTTTTCTATGGGATCGATCATCTATGTCCTGTATTGTCTATCGCTGGACGCGCGAGCGTAACGAGGAACTAGCGGCGCTGTACGCAAAAGCCGACACCGTACACGAAGTCGTTGAGCGGCTTAAGGAATTGCATCCCGGTGAGCGGTTCAACTACGGCCTTGTTCGCAAACAGGCCAACCTCATAGGGTCACGACTTGAGCGGCGCTACAAGACGCGGAATAAAGAGGAGCGGGGTGTGCATATCAGGATACCTCACGACTCTTACGCCCGTATCAAAGACGAGGCAAAGCGCAGGAGGTTGAGCATAAGCAATCTGGTAACGACCATCTTGCAGAACGTTGAGCGCGACAGCTTATTCAACGCTGTCCTAGAAGAGGAAGCCGACCATGGACATGCAGAAGCCTGAGACCGAACTAGGCGACCCGAAAAACCCCGATGGGTTCTGTCCTCACTGCGGATCGCCCGTGTACACACGCGTGACCCCCGAGAACCAAGCGTTCGAGTTCGCGGATAAGATGCACGACGAGCACAGTCTCGTGGTACCGGACGAGGTGATCCTCCGGCCCGAAACCATGTATGACTGTTGCGACGGCTGCATGGACGACCTGATCAAGGAACGCCTGCCGCAGTATCGGCAGAGGTGGCCGGCGAACCAAGACTGACGGAACGAGCGTGCAACCCTGGGGGCGGGGCGCTACACTCTCCCCGTCATCCTGCTAACGGAGCAGCCTATGTTCAGCCTTAGAGATCCGCTCGTGCGGCGGCGTATCTTCATCTGCGCGTTCACCACGACAGACACCGTGGATGGGTCCATGCTTCACTTAAAAACTGTTCGGGCCGACAACCCGGCACAGGCCACCGGCATCATCATGTCGTGGGTGTGGAGCCACAACGGCCACCACAACATGTTTCGCCTAATCGAGTGGCGGGAACAGTCGAACATGTCCATCGATCAGAACGCGTATTACGGTGATCCCGCAATCGTGGAGCCGAAAAGTGCCGAAGCAAATTAGGACCAAGTGGCACGACTTTCTGGACTGTTACCGCAAGGGGCAGATCCAGCTAAATATCGGCGGCGGCAAGTTCCGCTCCCCCTCCCGGTTCAAGAACTGGAACCAGAGTCCGCTCGACACCGTTCTTGCCGAGATCACCCTGCATCCCGAGGTGGTTCAGCACTTCGTCTTCGAGGATGATGCGCGCCCGTTCATCGTCTCGAAGCAAGCGATTGACACCATCGAGGTGCTCAAGCGGTTCAACAAATACCGTCTGCCGGCACCGATCTGTCTGGCCGAATTCCAGACAACCGATAGGTTCATGCGGGCGTTTGTTCTCTGCTACGAGAACGACTACGTGTCGAAGCATCGGCCACTTCAACCAGCGAGGTCGCAGTACCCGTTCAGTGTTGTATGCTTTGGGCTGTTAGACATCGCGGCGGCCTACGAAAAATCCAGCCTCAAGGAAAAGCTGGCGGACGATGGCACGCCGATGCGCCCGATTTACGACCAGTGTGCAGTGATCTACCCCGTACGCGCGCACATGGAGAATGTGCCCGGTACCTACGAGTTCGATGACGCGCTCGACCGCTTCGGCAATGCCGACGAGATCACCTACGAGAAGCGGGAGATTGGCGGGGTCACGTACTCGATGGAACCGGTGCCCTGGATCGACATGAGCCGTGCCGAGTACGAGCGCGAAGAGGTCAACATCAACCACGTACACGGCACCTTCGTGAGCATTGGCGGATACGCGATCCGCGCGCTGACCGTCATGCTCAACACCAAGGGTATCGGGCGCGAGCGGATCGCGGATGCAGACATCTGCAAGCTCAACAAGCGGCGCAATGCCAAGCGCATCCCGACAATCCCGGCCCATGTCTACATCCATATCGCCTCGTACACGAACAGGAAGGGGGCACAGGTCCTGGTGGGGGATCGAGGGAAGACCGGGCGCAAGCAACGGTTCCACATGCGCAGCGCGCACGTCAAGCAACAGCCCTATGGGCCGGGCAAGTCGTTGCGCAAGGAAATCATGGTCGATAGCTATCTCGTCAACGAGGACGAGGGCGGCGATCTCTACAACCCCGTAAGAGTGGTGACAGCCTGATGGGTGTACACAGCAAAGTCGGCTTCAAGCGGTTCCCCAAGCAAGGGGATATGCTAGGTCGCGAGGTTCGTGTCTGTTTCAACTACGACACGTCACGGACAATACCAGGGAAAGTCGTGCGTAACGACCACGAAGACCCTCACCTCATGCTCATTCAACTCGAAGACGGTCGTATCGTTCGCGATGTTGAGTGCCAGTATACATTCAAGGATTAGCCATGAGCGTCAAGCATCGCAACTACGTCATGTTCGGCGTGATCCGTCGGCACAAGTTCAAGGATCGTTCCGAGGTTTACGAGGCCCTGGAAGGGCTTACGGACGAGGGCAACGGACTGCCAGACCCGCGCGAACTTTGCATCCTGTGGGACGGCATGGGTGCGGGGTACGTCGCGATGGGCTTTATCTATGCAAAAAGCCGAGAATTCGAGGGGTTTTCCGACATCGTAACGATCCCCGAGACTACCCCGGAACTGGTCGCTGCCTGTGTCGAGAAGGTTCTTCTCGCTCTACCGCAGCAAGACGGCGAACCGCCGCTCGAATTCAAGTGGCACGTGATCTCGCACTACTATTGAGAGCCCATGCACGACAAGTGGTTTAGGTGGTCGTCCGAAGATTTCGCCGAGGTTGAGCGTCTGCGCGCAAAGAACAAGACGTGGCAGGAAATTGGCGAAGTCTTCGGGGTTACGAAATACGCTATGTGCATGGCGTATGGGCACTATAAGAAGAAGGGCTATAAGGCAAAACTCGAAGAACGACAGCAGTTAAGGGAAAGCGTTATCGCCTCTGTCGAAGGAGGGTGCAGCAGCGTCGCACAGATCGCCAGGGATCACGGCATACTGCCCCGCTCCGCACACTGGATACTGGAACACGCCGGCATAGACCGCGAGATGCGCGAGTTCTACGCTAAACAACCGATAAGGGAACCGAATGTCCGACCATACAAAGCTCGAAGAACCGAACCTCTGGATACCGGAGCAGAACCAAGTCCATCTAGCTCTACTCGGGAAGCTGGCCGAGGAAGCGAACGAACTCGGGGGCCGGGCGGCGCGATGCATCATCCAGGGGCTTGACGGGATCGATCCCGAGGACGGCCGCTTGAACCGGGAGCATCTGGCCGACGAGATAGCGGACGTGCGCGCCCTGTGCGACCTTGCGTCGAACATGTTCTTCCCCGAGAAGGCGCAGCACATCCACGAGCGCAAGCTCGCCAAGTACGACCACAAGCAACGGTGGTTCGACAAGCTCGCCCGCTGGGTCATGGAACGCGTCCAGTAGCGCGTTATCTGCTTGCAGCCGTCTGCACGTCTGCTACTCTCACTCAACGGAGCAAACGTGCGATGATAAGCCTGCTAAACGCCGACTGTCGGGCGGTCCTGCCAAAGCTGCCCGATCAGTCCTTCGATATGATCTTTCTCGACCCTCCCTGGGGCGAAAGCAACCACGAATGGGACGTTCCCGTGGTAGGCTGGGGGCGGGAAATCCGCCGCCTACTCAAGCCCTCTGGCACGATATGGGTCATGACCAGCATGGGTCATTTCCTCCGGCACATGCACGCCGAGATCAATGCGGGCCTGTTTCGCTACGTGCAGGACGTAGTGATCGAACACCCGAACGGTAATGGCCCGACCCTGCGGCCCGAGTTTCGCAAGGTGCATCATCACGCGATCCAGTTTCGGATGAACGGCCACTCACGCAACCTGCTCACGCAGAACCGCCCGAAGGACGGCGCGCGCATGGTGCGCAGTGTCCTTCCCAACCAAGACCCAAAGCGGCGCTGGCACCCCGCGCAGCAGCCTATCAACGTCGTGTCTGAGCTTATCGCGCAGAGCACGAACCCCGGAGATTGTATCCTCGACCCGTTCGCTGGCAGCGCCACGTCCGCTATCGCCGCGTTCATCTTGGATCGTGATTGCGTGTGTATCGAAAAAAACTACCCGATATACACACAAGCCGAGGCTCGCCTTATCGAGGCGGGCGTCCCGTATAACACTCCCCTAGTCGTAGGATTGAACCGTGTCGAAGATCAAGCGCAGCGACCTCAACGAAATCCAGAGCCTCAACCAACAACTGGCGGACCTAGAGGCGCAATACCTGACCCTCCGCGAGTACAAAGAAACCGTGGCATTCGCGGTAGACTACGGTCCCAGCCTAAAGCCTGACCACGTAAAGAAGCCCCATTTTCCCCTGGAAATTCCGCAGGGATCGGTGGCGTACGGACTCGTCGTGCAGGGCTTCTGTGAGGCGGTTGCCGTGCGTATCAGCACCGTCGTGTACGCTCTGCAAAAGCTCAATGTCGATATCGATTACGATGCGCTCATGCGCGGGTTGAAGTCGGACATCGCGCCGCCCACTTCCGCCGACGACTAATACATGGTAGGCTCTTGCTTGCAGCCATCTGCAAACCAGGGGCCTACCATGAACGACATCAAGACCAACTCCTGCGTTCGCCTCAAGGACTCCGAACGCAACATGCTGGTGCAGCGTGTGAGCGGGGATCGCGCCATCTGCTTCTGGTTCGAAGAGGGTGGCGACAATTTCCGCTCGGGCATCTTCCCGCTCAAAGAACTCACTGTGGTGGGGTAGCGTCATGGCGCAGCTTATCCAGCAGAGCGAAGAAGACGAAAACATGTACATCGCCGTGGAGCCCGGTCCTGACGTGACCGTGGGGATCGGCACCATCAAGGACATGGAGGGGCGCGAGCGCCCGTGCGTGACCATCGGCGATAACACCCTCGTCTTCGATCCGCAGGACGTGAAAGACTTCCTCCCCATCCTCATGCAGGCCCGTAGTGACGACATGGGCTGCGAGGGCCAAGCCTAGGAGCGTTCTAGTGCCTAATCGCGAGACGCGAAACCCCACAGCCGTGTTGCAGGGTATCGTATCGGGTCGAATACCGGAGGGCGAGGAACGGCAGCGGGCGAAACTGGAACAGGCCATCCAGATTATCGAGGTTCTGACCTCCAACAATCGTAAGGTCACGATCTCCCCGGAAGATGCTGCCGATCTCATGAACTACCTGGGCGATCCCGACGCCTGGAAGCAGACCCTCCTTGTCGCGTTCAATATAGACTGACGCTTTATCGTAGCGGGTGCTGGCACCATCCGCTACGATCTTAATGCTATACCTCTTGCAGACGGCTGCACGCACATGCCTATCCAGCGACGCTCAGCCTTCGTGGTCAAGCCTGCTCCCCGGTGGACCCATCGCGTCACCGCCAAACACTTCACCGCCCACTTCCAAGTCAGCGGCGGGGATAAGGTGATCGCCTCGGAGCCTGTGATCCACTGGACGATGGGGCAGCGCCTCGACCACATCCGCGAACTGTGCAATCAACGCGGCTATACCTTGGAGAAGGTCAACTAATGGATCGAGTGGAATTCCACCGAAGCCTGCGGGCACTCGGCTGGTCGCAGCGCGAGCTAGGTCGCAAACTCGGGGCTTGCGAGAAACGCATAACGGGATGGGCGAACAACAGGCAGCCGATCCCGAGAGATGTAGCCGATTGGCTACGTGGTCTTGTGGCAGCCCATGCGGCGTTGCCGCCCCCGGATACGTATCAAGTAAAGCCGGTTACTCGGAAGGCCGCAGCATGAACGTCGTCGGCGCGGGCGCACGTGACTACACGAAAGAGGTAGTCGTCTACACCGTCCTCAACTGGCTCGATGTAGCCTACGGCATCGACCGGATATCGGAGGGCAAGCAACACGGGGCGGATGCGCTGATCCGCCAGTGGCGTGAGCACCACGAGCGTCCCGGTCAGAGCTATGAAGCGTTTTGGACTCGGCTCAAGCGCGGGGCTGGTCCCGAACGCAATGCGCGGATGGTCAAGGCAGAGCAACCGGATCTATGGATCGGTTTCGAGGGCGGGAGCGGTACCGGCAACTGTATGTCGGAGGCTCTTAAGCTACCTCACTGCCGCTGTATCCACGTCGCGTCGGCCGAGATACTGCGTGACAGGATCGATCTCACCGTCACGTTCAGCCGACATGGGATGCTGCCCAAGATCACGGCTCTATCTCTGCTTCTGGTATAAGAAAAGGGGGCCTCGCGGCCCCCTCTCCGTTCTTGCAGCCGTCTGCACGTATCAGCCGTAGAGGCTCTCGTCGTGAACGTCGCCCGCACCTTCCAGCAGCTTGTAGCCGTTCGCGGTGCGCTCGGCCTTCGGCGCCCGATCCGCCGAATGGTTCTGCCAGTATTCCTTCGACAGGCCCCGGCGGACCATCGTGCCGTCCACGAGGGACTTGAGATGGGTGCGGCGGTAATACTTGTCGTCGGTGTTCGGGTTGTGCAGGAAGCCGGCGAGGAACTGGTCGCCGACCTTCACCGCCTTCACGCCGTCGCGGCTCTCGACCAGCAGAAGGCCCTCGGTCGGGCCGGTGCGGGGATCGACCTCGTGACCCTCGCCGATGGCGGCCTGGACGCCTCGCTTGTGAAGTTCCTGGGTCGCCGCCGCGTCATCGAGGTTCACGGCGTTCTTGCCGCCGTTGGTCGGATCGGTCGTCGTGTTCAGGATGTACTCGTTGTTGAGCGACGCCTTGTCCGCGTTCTCCACCTCGTCGCCGGTCTCGCGGGTCTCGTGGGAAACCGAACGACCGGTGTGGGGGTCGCCTTCGAGGTGCGTGCCGGCCGAGTCCTCGACCTTCTTCGTGTCGCCCTCGGCGGACTCGCCCTGGGAGTTGCGCTGCTCGGTCTCGGAGGTCTGCGCCTCTTGCGCCTGCTTGTTCTCCTCGGTACGGTCGGGAGCGTCGGCCGGCTTCTCGGTCGTGGGCGCCGGGGCAGTCGCGGTGGTGGTCGCACCCGGCTTCGGGCCGGGGATCGTGGGTGTGCGGGCCATGCTTGTGTCTCCTGACATCGCGGATGCGAGGCCAGTATGATAGTCCTGCCTACATGCGTACGCAATGGGTTCTATTTTTTAGCAGGAGTGTATGCCGTGTCGAGAGCTAAGTCGAAGCCTGCCAAGCCCCAGGTCTGCACCGATGTGCGCGAATGCGCCGAGGAAGTGTTCCGTCAACTCAGTACACCGGGCTACGGGATCGACAGTATCCGCTACCCGGACGCCCTTCGCTCTAAGGCTAAAGCCTTACTGGTACACGAGGGACGCATCCGCTATTGCTTTGCCAGAGGGCACCACGTTCCGTACGATGCGCCGCATTATGGGGCACAAAGTAGTGCCGGATCGGCCCCGAGAGGACGCAGATCATTCGGACAAAGAGCTTGATCCGACAAACAATCTCGCATATACTATGTCAGCCTTGCAGCCGTCTGCATGTTCAAAGGTTGACAGATGCATTACTCGACCATATCTTATTCTGACCGCGAGCGACGCGCGGTTTCATCGGCCATGGTGATAGAGCAGGCTGGTTGGGTTAGTAGCCCGGCCAGCCTGTTTGCGTGAGGTGACCATGCTCGACATCGGAACCTATAGACGCTACCGTGCCGTGGCAGAAAACGGCGTCGCGCACGCCCTGAGCCTGGACATCCTGAGCGAGAACGAAGAGACGTTCCTGCACAGTATGCAAACGAAATTCCAGCAGTATCGCCGCAACACCTTTCTGTCCCCGAAACAGATCGAGTGGCTCGACCAGATCGAGAGCAAGTTGCAGGACGAACTCGGCAGCGTCTACGAAGAGTATCAGGGGGAGTAGCATGAGCATTCTACGCCGCGTTCCCGAGGTGGACCGAGAGATCGCCAACCATCTCAAGCAGATCGACATCAACGGCTGGCCCAAGAACTACGAGACGGCCAAGCGCTTTGAGCGCTACATCAACTACGGTTGGGTGTCGAAGGGCGGCACGCTCACGCAGTTGGGCGAGCAAGCCATGAACTCCTACTTCGATCAGGCCGCCAAGGATCGTATGGACGACAGTCCGTACAATCGCGTGCAGCCGTCTGCACGGGGCTGACATGCCTATCCGGTACGAGAAGCACTATACTCGCGGCTTGTGCCGGCGCTACCCCACACACCTGTTTGTGTTCGGTGACAACCTCGCCGGATGGGGGCGCAAGGGACAAGCCTGTATACGTGACGAACCGAACGCTGTAGGCATACCGACCAAGAAGCGCCCGAGCATGGACGATGACGCGTTCTTCGCCAACGGCGATGCGCAAATGTTCGTCAATGCAGTCAACCCGCCGCTGCGGCGGCTGCGGGCGCACCTTAAAAAGGGCGGCTTTGTCGTTCTACCGACTGACGGCATCGGTACGGGTCTCGCGGAGTTGAACGTCCGCGCGCCGGTCATTCGTCGGCTTATCGATCTAGTCGTAGAGGATCTCTCTGCTACCGGGTAGGTAATCCGTTTGCGCATACACCCCGTTGGTTTTCCGTGCTATCAACGGGGGATCAACGGGGTTTTCTTATGCCTAAAGCCAAGACCACCACCACGCGCAATCCTCGCATCGCCAAGGGCCGGCACCCGATGCTCAAGGATGGGTCGCTCGCCCATCGCATCTTTGTGCAACTCAAGATGATAGACGAGCCGGTGCAGACCCCGGAGCTTGCGCGCGTGCTGATCGAGCCGCACGGCACAGTCGCGTCGATGCTCGGCAAGATGCGACAAGAGGGTCTCGTCCGACTGGCGCAGATCGTGCGAGACTATCCCGATGGCCCCGAGATCGAGTCGGGCTGGGTGGCGAATAAGCCGGCCGAACAGGGCGTGCGTCGTGACCGTATCGAGGTTGAAACCATCGTTTACGTCAACGAGGATGGTGAGTACAGTGTTCGATCACGTGTCGTCGGCGGCCTCCCCACCATGCATGATGGTCACCCTCTCCCGGTGCATGTCGTACGGCAGATAGTGTCGGTTCCAAAGCATGAGGAAATGGGCCGCAAGCGGGTCAATCCACTCGTGCTCGCAGGCACTAAAAAACTCGATCCAATTGTCATCGACGGTGAATTAGCCGACACTACGCCGAGGTAGGCCACCGGCGAGAGTGAGATGCGTTACGCGGTTTTCGGGCCGTCGTTCGTGCAAGACAAACTGTATGATCGCTACGACCACGTAGCTGCTTCCCTGTCTCTGCTGCCGAACGTCGAGGAACTTGTGCTAGGCGGCGGTAAGGGCGTGGAAACCCTTGCCGACACCTGGGCGAAAGAGAACAACATCCCCGTCCACCACATCCCGCCGCTCAACCGAGATTGGCGCAACAGGATCGGACAGGAGCAGGTATTCATCCTCCGCAACAACAAGATCATCGAGCGCATGGACGCCATGGTTCTTTTTTGGGATGGGTACTTCGCGGAACACCTCCACTTGCAGATGTCTGCAATCAATAAGCGGAAAATGTGCGTAGTCTTTCCGCTCTAGCTCGGGTACACTGGCGCCACCTAATGTCTTACGGTGAAGTCTATGCCCGAGCAGTACCGGCCCCGTCTCCGCATTCTGATTGACCCCGTCTACGTGCAGATCAGCAATCTGTCGGGGTCGTCCACCTACCGCAAGTACGTCACTCTTGTCCGTGAGCTAGTCGCTCGCGGTCATTATTGTTTTTGGTGTGTCCCCGACGCCGAAGGTTACGTGCCCGATGAGATCGAGAACCATCCTAACGTTGGCATTATTCGCACTGGCGTTATCCAAGACCAGTTCGTGGTCGATGGACTCGTCACGGATGACTTCTTCAACCTCTTCAACCGGGTCGCGGGCAAGTACCACATCGACGTTCTTTGCACATCCAGAAACAGCCTTGCAGCCTATTATAAACGACTGTTGGAGCCGCCCCGGTTCCACGACAATCGTGGTGACTATACCGACAAGGGATACGGCGTCCCGACTGTTCTCATCGAAGAGTTTCCTCAGACCCGAGAGCGACAGAATTCGGGTGAGGCTTACTGGCTTATGCAAACTCTAGGGTACATCGCCAGCGACAAGACGGTGTTCCTGTCCGGCCACAACCGTTCGGAAGTGGTCAAAGAGATGGCGGACTATATCGTCACCTCCAAGGTCAAGAGGTTCATCGATGAGCAAGCGCGTGTCATCCCCGCCGGCATCGAATGTGATCAGCTTGACACGATCTACGACCCGAACCGCTGGCAGCACGAAGAAGGCTTTCGGGTGGTCTCTATTGGCCGCATTTTTGGCGTCTCTTATTCTGAATACGTGCCTTGGTTTGATTATCTGTTCAAGAGTGGACTGTCTGACGCGCAGCTTACCGTCTCGCTCTCTGGCGCCCTTGGTGGCCCCATGCGGAACAAGCTCAAGAAACTAGGGTTCGACTTCGGCAACGTGGGCCGGCAGTACCGCATCCTCGAAAATAACAACCGGGCAAACTTCATCCGACAGCTTCGGGGGTATCACGCCTTCGTCTGCCCGCTAAGTCACCTCGACCATCCTACGGGGCTTTTCGAAGCCATTTACATGGGCCTCCCCGGCGTCATGCCGGTCTCGGACTATCAGCGTACGTTCTTCCATGACTGGCCCTGGGTTATCGAGCCCAAGGATAAGGCGCGTTTGCTCGCGCATCTTCGCTGGATCAGGGAGAACAAAGCCGAAGCGCGCGAGATGGTCCTACCGTGGCGCCAGCGTATCCGTGAGCAGTACAACGCGAAAGATCGGATTGGCGAACTCTGCGACGTGATCGAGGGGGCGGGTCGTGCTCACATCAACCGCTTTAAGACTTCTTCCGCTGTTCTTAAATTCTGCCGCGAACTTAAGGGCGTTAGTTACAGCTTTGCGGACGTTGTCGCGTTCCTCAAGGAACAGGGCTACATGGGGATCAGTATCGGCGATATGTCGATACGCACGACGTTCACCTACGCACGCGGGGCTGTGCATCACGCCATGGGTATGGCTGGATACGTTGATGCTTGTAACGGCCCTGATGATCTGTTCGTGCGCCGAGACGTGTTCGACCGGGATTACCTCCCTGCGCCGATTGCTCCGCTCCCGCTAACGCAGGAAGAGAAAATCGATATCCCCTTGCAGACGGCTGCAAAGCCCGGTCTGCGCCGCTTCACCCCCACGAGGAAAGCCTAATGTCCCCTGACGATCTCAACGACGTACTGTCGGCCTACCGCGAAGCCCTGCTAGAGCACGGGCCGGACATGGGGATCAAGCCGAAGTACGTTGAAACCCTCGTGGCGCAACTCGGCGCCCGCATCCTGGGAGCACTCAAGTAATGGCCCTCGCTAAGAAGCTTCCTCCGAAGGTCGCGCCGAAGAAGCCGGCTCCGCTCAAGCGTTCGACCCTGGAAATTTTCGACATTCCGGTCGATGATCTGGTCGGCCACGAGGACAACCCGAACGAGCAGGACGAAGCAACCTTCGACCAGCTTGTCGAGGGCATCCGCGCGGACGGGTTCGATGAGCCGATCCAAGTCGTTCCTATCGAGGGCGGCACGCACGCCGGCAAGTGGCAGATCTTCTCGGGTCACCACCGCGCCAAGGCTGCGAAAGTCCTCGGCCTCAAGGTCATCCCCGCTGTCGTCAAGAAGGGCTGGAACGAGGACAAGGTCAAGATCGAACTCGTGCGCCGGAACCGGCTGCGCGGCAACCTCAATTCCGAGAAGTTCACGAAGCTCTACAACGAACTCAAGACGCGTGGCTGGGACGAGTCCATGCTCAAGTTGCAGATGGGCTTCACAAAAGAGGACGCGTTCAAGAAGGTCTACAAGTCCATCGAAAAGGCGATGACGCCCTCGCAAAAGAAAAAGCTCGAAGAGAGCAAGGAGAGCATCAAGTCGGTGGACGGCCTTTCGTCCGTGCTCAACGACATCTTCAAGAACCATGGCTCCGACCTCGACCACGGCTTTGTCGTGTTCAACTTCGGGGGCAAGGAGATCCACTACATCGAGACCGACACCTCGCTCAACAAGCAGGTCAAAGCGCTCGAAGAGGAGTGCCGCAACAAGGGCATCACCCTGGCGGACGCCTTCAAGCACCTGCTGAACCGCCCGAACTTGAGCGGCGTGAAGAAGTCCGGTACAGTCCAAGCTCCCGCGAAGGTGAAGCCCAATGCTAAGACATCGTCGGCCGCTGCGTAAGCTCAGCATCTCCAAGGACATTCGCTCCCCCTCCGAACGGCAGCGGGACGCGCAAGAACGGTACATGGTGAAGCTCGTTGTCGAGAACCCCAAGTACCAGCTTGCGCTCGCGACGCTCAAGGAGGGGGTGCCGATCATCCAGATTGCCTCCCACTTCGCGGACAATGCCTGGATCACAGTCAACGAGCGCACGTTCGCGGAGGCCCTGCGGACGTATCGTCGCCTGCACCAAGACCACATCGACAACTTCCAGCCTGACAGCATCGACAAGTACGTGGATGCGAACAGCCCGAACATCGATGTCGAGAGCGCCCTCTCTCAGATGCTCCGTCTACAGAAGGAGCGCATCGCCATCGACTACCGTCACGAAAAAGAGATGGGAAAGCTGTTCGACACCACGCACCGCGAGATCAAGACGTTCGGCGAGATCGCAGAACTCATGCTCAAGACGCAGGGCAAGGTCAGCGGGACCGGCGGACCTGTGCGGCGTTCGGGCGAGGCAACTCCGCAGGACGTGAACGACAACCTCGCCCTGATCAAGAAGGATCAGAACACGCAGGATCGTCTTCACGGCCTCACGCGACAATTGGTTGAGGCCAAGTCATGATCATCATCTCCGACAAGCCCCCGACCAAACCGCCGCTCCGTAAAGTGCCCCCGCCCAAAAGGCGGGGTCCTGTCGTTGAGGCGACCGGTCTCAGCTTGCAGCCGTCTGCACGCCCGAAGGTCAGCCCGGCCGATACCGGGTTCTCTCTGGACGAGCGCACGCAAATGGTGCTCGATCAAATCCGCGAGGAAGCGGAATTCCTAGAGGATCGGGAGACGCGCGACCTCTGGCTCGACGGCTGCAACACCTTCGAACAGACCGGTGATATCGCCTCGCTCATCCAGCTTACAGCCTACCGTCGCAGGATCGTCCCCATTGACGAGTTCATGTACGGGCGGACCTATCTCGGGCTCAAGCGCGATGAGATCTATCCCGGCGTGATCGAAGCCTGCGAGGCTATCGACACCGACCAGTTTACCGAAGTCATCCTCAAGGGCGCGTTGGGCGGCGGTAAGACGACCATCGGCAACTTCATGCTGGCGCGCAGCCTTTACAAGATCTCCTGTATGCGGCACCCGCAGTCGAGCTTCGGCATCAAGTCGGGATCGTCGCTGATCTTCACCATCCAATCGATCCGCAAGTCTACCGCGCAGAAGGCGGTGTTCGAAGAGTTCGGCGGCGTCATCAACAAGTCGCCCTACTTCAAGCGGACCTACCCGTACGATCCGCTGATCACGTCGAGCATGATCTTCCGTGAGCAGAACGTGACAATCATGCCGGTCGCAACCTCGACCACGGGCGCCATTTCGATGAACGTCATCGGCGGCATCTTGGACGAGGTGAACTTCATGCAGAAGATCCTCAAGTCCACGTCGCAGCACGCCGACGACCAGGGCGCGTTCGATCAGGCGAAACAGATCTACCAGAACATCGCCCGCCGCCGTAAGTCCCGCTTCGCCAAGCACGGCAAGCTGCCGGGCATCCTGTTCCTGATCTCGTCCTCGCGCTTCCCCGACGACTTCACCGAGAAGAAAGCGGCCGAAGCTGCAATGTGCGGCGGCACCGACCCGACCATCTATGTTTATTCGAAGGCGGTGTGGGAGTCCAAGGGTCGCGACAACTTCCTGCCTGAGAACTTCCGGGTGCAGGTTGGTAACGCCTCGCTGCGGTCCAAGATCCTCGAAGAGGGCGAAGCCTGCGATCCCGAGTGCCAGGAGCTTCACGTTCCGCTCGACTTCCTCGATGAGTTTAAGGACGATCTGGACGGGTGTATTCGCGACTTCGCGGGCGTGTCTACGCTGTCTACCAATCCGTTCTTTACGAACCGCGACCGCATCAACGAGTGCATGAAGCTGGGAGCCGAGCATGGGTACCAGAGCCCCTTCGACCTGGAAACATACGACTTCTCCCTTGGGATACCGCACCCCAATGTACACCGACTGCGAGCAGACATTGATGCTCCTCGCACAGTTCACATCGATCTCGGCCTTAAGCGGGATGCTTGTGGGATCACTATTGCTCACCTTGCCGGCCAGAAGCTTGTTAAGAGAGTGGACCCCGTAAACGGCTACGAGGAGAGCCACCTGCTGCCGGTCATCGGCGTGGATTGCTCTCTTCGTGTTGTGCCGCCGAAGGGCGGGGAGATCCAGTTCGCGCATATCCGCAGCTTCATCCTCATGATGCGGGATCGTTACAAGATACCGATCAAGTGGGTCACGACGGACGGCTTCCAGAGCGTGGACACCCGCCAGATCCTCAAGACACAGGGGTTCCTTACCGACTACCGATCGGTCGAAGACTTGGAGTCCTATCGCAGCCTGCGCGACACGATCTATGAGCAACGGCTGTTGCTGCCGAACAATGAATTCCTCAAGCAGGAGTTGGCCGGTCTTGAGTACAAGCGAACTCCCACTAAAGATAAGATCGATCACCGTGCTAATGGCACTAAGGATATGGCTGACGGCCTCTGCGGCGCTGTTGCATTTCTGCTGGAAAGGAAAGCTGCCTGGATCGGGCTAGGTCCGGTGCCGCAGCGACACCCGATGCAGGGGCACAACAATCCGCCCTCAGACACCGAGGTCGCACGCGACAACGCCCATCTCGCCGGCACCCAAGCCCAGGGGACTGTACGGCGTGCAACCATGCGAAAATCGGTATTTAGGCGACGTTCCGTGCGCAAATAGCTTGTACAAATAAAGTCCTCTATGCTATAATAGCCCCTGCCAGCAACAGCTTGCGGGGGCTTCTTTTATCGCCTCGCGAGTGACTTAGGGGCCGGTCTAATGGTTCTACGCAAACTACCCGTGCAGCCGTCTGCACGACTTACGGAGTTCGAACTTTGCCCCACCCCTTACATGATCGGTTCGGACGATCCGAGCGTTATCTGGCGGGAGGCCGTCCACGGTCTCTTCGCTCACCTCTGCCGCTACTTCGAACCTGACAAAACCTACGGTGAATTCGAGGTCGCTCAACGTCTCGACGTTCACCGCATCATCGCCGACGAATGGCTTACGGCGATGGTTCGGCTCGAATTGATCGAACCTATACCGGTCAAGCATCGCGTCGATCCGTTCATGCAGTGCCTCGCCTTCCGTATCCCCAAGGCGCAGCATGTCGGCAAGAAAATCAGGGTCGAGATCGAATACGGGGACCTACGCGAGTACGACCCGTGGACGGATCGGCAGTACGACGATCAGCTAGTCGAGGCACACTGGCCGGAGCGCTACTGCGACAAGTATTTCAACGCACACCATCATGAGTATTACCTGATCACAGGGCGGTCGCGTAAACGCCCTGACGGAACCATCTTCGTGCCTTTGCCGGCGGATAGGGCGGGGCTTCCTCCCCTCCGTACGCGCAAGGACCCCGTTAAACCCGAAGAGAGACAGGTCTATGCCAAAGCAAACAGCCTCGACCTCTCGGAATACTAGGTTTCCGTTGTTGCGTACGATCCTCCTGGGTCTGCTATGCGCTGCTCTGGTAATCGGTGCGTTCTGGATTGGTACGAGTATCTATCTCTGGTACTTGCTGTCGTTGGTCGTGCCATGATGGAAGCCCTACAATCCATCATCGATCCTGCCACGGGCTACAGTTTGGTGATATGGGCTGTCGCCTCTGCGCTGATAGTTATTCATGCAATCTGGAAGTTCGTCCGTAACTGTATGCTCGCGCGGCGGGAGCGGGCAAGGGAGGAAGAGGAGGTCCGCGTCCGCACCCGAAACCGGATGCGTCGGCAGCTAGAGGTAGAAAGCCTTGAGCGTGCGCTCGCTTCGGGGCCTTCGTCTGTGCATACAGGGATCGAACCTCCGCTAGACCCACCGTTAGGGACAAGTTGGGTCGATCCACGGACGGGCTACCTGTTCGTACACGTGCGTCCTCGCTTCTGGCGGTCTGTTTCGGGCCAAACCGAGGACTTCTACGACCGGCGCCCACCCGAAGGGTTCCCGAGAGTGAGCGTAGCCTCCGAACTAGCGCGCATCACCACAAGGCCCAAGCCCTTGCAGCCGGCTGCAAGCAAAGTCGAGGAACCGTTCTCGCTCAAGCGGCGAGTACGCATCAAAGCACCTACAACGCTGAAACGCAATGCGATACCCTTACGGAAACTTCGGATGCCCGACTAATGGCGATAGCCCAGCGCAAGCGACTTCCCGACGTGCGAGAGTACGTCAAAGCCGGCGTCAAGCCGCACCAGCTACCGGGGCTCCTCGCCGAGTATTCGATGGATGAGTACCTCAACTTCTGCCAGCGGTTCCGGCTCTGGTTTCCCGACAATCTGGAATACTACATCCGGTCCACGTACGGACTAATGGAATACCTCAAGAAGCACGACCGTCTCGACGCCGAAGAGAAAACCTACTGGCTCGGGCGGATCGTGTCATACAAGCGGATGCTTTGGAGAGTACGTAATGGCCTTGACCCATACTGACCTACGGTCGGATGCCTTGCTCAAGGAACAGGGCTTTACCGCCGAAGACATCGAGTTTATGCACGAACTGGCACAAGCCTACTGGACCTATCTTGTCGAGTACGACGAAGCCGAACAAAAGCGGGATTGGGACGCGCACAACCGGCTTGAGGGCGTCATCCAAGTGACCGAGTTCCAGCTTCTTTATCGCGGGCTCCACCCTCGCGAGATTCCCTTCGACGCACTTGTCGCGATCACCCGTGCTCCCCTGGACGGTCGCGGCGACGTAGCGGACCAGATCACCGCCAAGTACAAAGAACGCATCCACAACCCCGCGACCGCGATGCGGGCGAACTGCGTGGTTTGCATGGGCGGCTCAACCGCTGAAATTCGACGCTGTGGCGCGGTCAACTGCCCGCAGTGGCCTTTCCGCCTCGGAACTAACCCTCTCCGTAATGCCATACTGCCGCCTGTAGCACTCACGGTCATTGAGGACGACGACGTTCTCGATATCGATGAGTCCACGGACAGCGGCGACGCAAGCGAGTAAGTGATGCCTATTCAACGTCGCACCGTCGATCCGAACGCTATACCTGTCGTCGTCGCCAAGAAGGAATACACCCCCGATTCAAAGGCGCGGCTGCGGCATGTGCCGAAGCAGAACCTCCGTACCGCCGCCTTTGTCGGACTCGGTGCGAACGAGGAACCAAAGCTGATCTCGATTGACGACATCGCGACCTGTCTGCGCCTCGCCAACAACCCCGGCTGGCACACCGAGGAAGCCACGCGTAATCGGATCAAAGGGCGCTTGAGCGCGATCCGTGCTTTCTGTATCCTTTGTGCTGACGGCCCGAAGGGTGCGCGCATGTGCCCGCAAGTTACCTGCCCCCTGTGGGCCTTCCGAATGGGGACCAACCCCTTCCATCGCAAAGGCAAGAAGTAATGACGCTCCCCGGCTACAAGCACACCGGCATCTGCTCGACCTACGAAAGGCTGATCACGATGTACGGGCACCAGAAGTTCCCGCAAAACCCCGATGATGGCACGCGTGTGGACGACCATCACGGCGTCTGGATCTACAGCGAGGCCGAGGGGGTGTGGTGGTACTTCGAGCCGAAAACGAAGGAAGCAGCGTAATGGCGCAATACGAAGACGATATCGAGTTCTGGCGGGAGCACGCCATCCCGCAATTCGCCGTAGCTCAAGAGATGTGTCGGCAAGGCTCGTGGAAAATCGAGCACGATACGGGCAAGCTCCAATACGACCTGCTCTATGGCGGTGATTTGATCTATCCTGGCTACATGGTTATGATCATCGAGAGGGGCGGGATCACCCGTACCGGTATGATCGTCAAGCGGCAACACCTGGGCGGGGACGTGTGGCGGTTCTACGTGGACTTGCCTCCGCTGGATAATAAAGACGGATAGGTTCACTTGCAGCCGTCTGCAAACTACGATGGTTCCCGGATTTCCTGGGGATCATCATGCCGCTCCGCAAACTGCATCCAACCAAGCAAGTAAAGGCTGCACGCCGCGCCGGTCGCGTGAGCAATGCCCGCCTTATCGAGGTCGAGCGCAAGGGCGTTACCGCCCCGTTCGATGAGTTCATCGAGAAGGCCGCCGACCTGAATTCGCAACAGGTCTCCGACCCCTTCACAAGCTGGTACGGCCACAACACGGCCGGTCTCAACCTGAACCCGGTACAGCCGGTGTTCTCGTTCGACCGCCTCGCGTTCATGGTCACGCAGTCGAACATCCTGCGTCAGTGCATCGAGGCGTACGTCGTTAACATCGAGTCCTACGGTCATACGCTCGAATATATCGGGCCGGAGGGCCAAGAGGACAGCGAGGACGCCAAGAGCGAGAAGGCGCGGCTCGAAGCGTTCCTGTCCTCGTGCTCGGCCACCTCCTCCCTACGCGAGATGCGCGAGCGCGCCCGCTGGGATCAAGAGACCCTAGGCAACAAAGCATTCGAGATCGGCCGCAACCTCACCGACGAGGTTGTGATGATGGAGCACGTGCCGTTCAACACCCTGCGGCGTACCAAGCAGGAAGAGGACGCTATCGAAGTCGTCGTCTCGGTGCCGAACCCGGCCGATCCTTCCGAGATGGTCACGCGCATCGTGCGTCGTCGCTTCTGCCGCTGGGTGCAGACGAAGAACGGCGGAACCGAAAAGGTCTACTTCAAGGAATTCGGCGACCCGCGCCCCATCGATCCGAAGACCGGCCTCGTGAACCCCGGCCTCCCCTTCGAGCGGCAGGCGACGGAGATCCTCGCGTTCTCGCTCTACACGCCGGGATCGTTCTACGGTCTCCCGCGCTGGATCGGACAGATCAAGTCGATCATGGGTTCGTCCGAGAGCGAGTTGGTCAACCTCAACTTCTTCAAGGACAACGCGATCCCCGCGATGGCTGTGCTCGTTTCGGGCGGCGCGCTCACGCAGGAAAGCTTCGACGTGATCGAGAGCTACCTTACCGCCGTGACCGGCGTGAAGGCGATGCAGCGCATCATGGTGCTTGAGGCGACGGCCGACGAGAGTAGCGGATCGGTGGATCACGCGACTGCCGCCCCGAAGATCGACATGAAGCCGATGATCAGTGAGCGGCAGCAGGACGGTCTCTTTCAGGACTACGACCAGAAGAACCAGGGCAAGGTCCGTTCGGCCTTCCGTCTGCCGCCGATCTATACCGGACGCGCCGAGGACTACACCCGCGCGTCCGCGTACGCATCGATGTTGACTGCGGAGAACCAGATCTTCATCCCTGAGCGTCAAGCGTTCGATGACATCATGAACACGCGCATCCTGCGCACCTACAATCCGAGGTTCTGGCGCTACAAGTCCAACGGCGCCCCGATCACCGACAGCGACAGCCTGTCGAAGATGATGTCTTCGTTCGAAGCCTCGGGCGCTCTCACCCCGAATGTGGCGATCAAGATCGCGAACAAGGTGCTCGGCGTGGACATCAAGCCCGTGGTCGAGTCGTGGGGCGACTACCCCTTCGCGATCATCGAAGGCTACATCCAGCAGGGTCGCGAGATCGACGGTCTCAACGAATTCCTTGTCGAGATGGAAACGGCGGCAACCGCGCCAACGGCCCCGCCAGCGGCGAACGGCAACGCCAGCGGCTCCGGTACCGGGGGCAACGCCGCGCCCGCCCGTGCGCCCGTAGCGGCCCGCAAACGGGCACCTCTCCGCAAACTTGCGTCGCCGGAAAAGCGCCAGCTTCACAACATGATCCGCAAAGAAATGCAAATAATTGTCAGCGACCTTCGCAATGAGTTACAACAATCCTTGCAGACAGATGCAAGCGAGCGTGTTGCCGCATGAAACCGCAGGAGCTACTTCGAAAGTTCACGTCAGGGGGCGCACGCCCCCGTACGCGTTTTGACGTGAGCATCAAGAAGCTCGATGCCGACGAGCAGGTTGTTTACGGCGAAGTCTACGCGCCGAACCTGATCGACAGCCACGGCGACATGATGCTCGCGGAAGACGTGCGGCTTATGGCCCATCGCTTCATGATGTCGGGTCTCAACGACCAGATCGACATCATGCACGACAACAAGGTCATTAAGGCCGCCGCCATCGAGAGTTGGATCGCGGGCGACGATGACGCGGTCTACAATCCCGGCGCCTGGGTCGTGGGCGTCAAGATCGCCGACAGCAAGGTCTGGCAGAAGATCAAGCGCGGTGACTATGCCGGGTACTCCATCGAAGCAATGGTCAACAAGCAGGAGGCCATTGTCGAGGTGCAACACTTCAAGCACATGTTCCTCTACAGCGAGGAGCACGACGGGCACGATCACGCTGTCTTCGTGACCCTGGACGAGAATGGGCGTGTGACGGGTGGCCGCACGTCCAAGGCAGCGGATGGTCATTGGCACAAGATCCGCTACGGTACCAAGACCGCCACTACCAACGGACACAGCCATCGGTATGTACTCCCATGAGGCAAGAGCCTAAGACGCAAAAAATCAAAGTAAGCTTGCTGCGGAACCCCAATCCGCAGTTTATTTCCATAGTAGACCACGGGGCGAACCAAACTCCGTGGAACGTCGTCAAGCGTGCGGTGCCCTCAAAGGGAAGCGCACCCAAGGAAGGAGCGAAGAAAATGGCTTTGCGCAAGATCACGCCGGCCAAGAAGGGTGAGCAGACCAAGACGGCCAAGCGCGAGGCGTCGGTCCGCAAGCTCACATTCAGCCAGGAGCATTTCGAGGACCAAGAGGCCGTCGAGAAGTGGCTGGAAGAGAACGACTGGAAGGACTTCGTCATCACCGAGGACGATGATCACTTCGTCGTCGCCACCAAGGGCGTGAAGGACGAGGACTTCGAGCGCATCAACGAGATCGAGACCGACACGGTCGGCGTCGTCGGCTACGTCGGCCAGCTCACCGAGGAAGCTGTCGCCAAGCGCGCCAAGAAGGCCGCCAAGGCGAAGAAGGCCGGCGGCAAGGGCGATCAGCCCGACGATGCCAACGACGAGGCCGAGGGCGAGGACGCCGACGAGGACGCCGAGGGCGACGAGGACGAAGAGTCCGAGGGCGAGGACGGCGAAGGCGACGACGATCAGGAGACCGTGCGCGCCGTCAAGGTCGATTGGTACGACATGTACGTGTCGAACGGTCAGACCGTGAAGGACGTGCTCGATGACGGCATGTCCGATGGTCTGCCGCCCGGCACCGAGACCATCATGTCGGCCGTGCTCTACGCCGTCAAGAACGTGCTCGGCTCCGGCCAGGACAGCGCCGCCAAGCGCGCCGCCCTCAACGGCATCGGCGCCGAGATGGCCGAGATCGTCGGCACCGTCGATGACGTGTTCGCTGCCGCCCTCAAGCAAGCGAGCGCGAAGAAGACGGCGAGCGTCAAGTCCTTCGTCAAGACGTGGAAGGCGGACATCGAGAACAACCCCGATCCCGACGAGGAGGACGAGAACGAGGACGAAGGCGAGGACGAGACCGAGACGCAGGAGCAGCAGAAGCCCGCTCCGAAGGCGGCCAAGACCAAGAAGGGCGACGTGCAGCCGTCTGCAAGCCAGGGGCTCGACCCGTCCGTCATCGCGGCGGCCATCGGCAAGAGCGTCGGTGTCGCGGTCAAGGACGCCATGAAGCCGGTGCAGAACCGCCTCGGCGAGATCGGCAAGGAAATGAAGTCCCTCGCCGAGAAGACCGACAAGGCGACCAAGGCGGCGGCCACGGCCAACGCGTCCATCGACCGGATCGCCAAGCGGTCGCAGTTCTCGCAGTCGTCCAGCGAGGACGCCTCGCGGAACATCTCCAAGACGCGCAAGAACGGCGGCGAGGACGATGCGCGCGAGCGCTCCCGCTTCGTGTCGGGCCTGCTCGGCATCCCGACCACGTAATACAGGTTCCACCCCACCGTCGCCCTAGGGCGTCACCAACCGAAAGCCCATCAGGAGTAGTTAGGTTATGACCGAGAGCGAACTCATCCGCCGCGCCGACACCGCCTTGGCCGATCTGGCCGGCAGCGGTCTCATGCAGCCGCAGCAGTCCCAGCGTTTCGTCCGCAAGGTCATGGACTCGGCCCGCATCTCCAAGGATGCGCGGTACGTGAACATGAAAACGAACACGATGGAGATCAACAAGATCGGTCTCGGCCAGCGCGTCCTCCGTGCGGCCAACCAGGGCACGATCTCTTCGCCCCGCGCCGGCGAGGAAGGTACCCGTGCGCTGGCCCGTGCCGACCGCGTGCGGATCGCGACCGAGAAGGTGACCCTCACCACGTCCGAGGTGATCGCCGAACTCGATCTGCCGTACGAGGTGCTCGAAGACGCCATCGAGGGCGGCGACATCGACACCAACCAGTTCCAGCAGACCGTTCTGGACCTTCTGGCCCAGCGCGTCGCGCTCGATCTGGAAGAGATGGTGATCGCGTCCGACCGCACGTCGAGCGACAGCTTCCTCAAGCTGCAAGACGGCCTGCTCAAGCTGGTGCAGTCGAACATCGTGAACCAGGGCGGCGATCCGATGGACCCGCAACTGTTCGCGAACATGATCAAGGCCCTGCCGGATCGGTACCAGAACCTCCTCTCGCAGATGCGGATCTATCTGGCCCGCACGAAGGAGATCGACTACCGCATGGCCGTGGCTCAGCGTCAGACCGCGCTCGGCGACAGCATCCTCACCGGGCAGGCGCCCGTGTCGGCCCTCGGCGTTCCCATGGCCTCGACCGCCTACATGCCGAACTCGACCGCCATCATGATGGTGCCGTCGAACCTCATCATCGGCGTGCAGCGCGGCCTGCGCATGGAGTTCGACAAGGACATCCGTGAGCGCGCCTTCATCATGGTTCTGACCATGCGCCTCGGCATCGCCGTCGAGGAAGAAGACATGATGGTCAAGGCCATCAACATCGGCTAAGATAGCCGGGTCTACTGATACTGCCTTGCCACGGCGTATCGCAATCTAATGAGGATTATCTGAGCTATGGCTCTATCGCGTACTGTTCCGACGAAGGTAGCCGCAAAGGATCGGTCTGCCGTGGCAAGTGCAACAACTCCCGCGACCAAGAGTGATACGGTCACGACCGCCACTCTGGTTCGCGGCAAGACCTACGTGTGGAAGAACATCCACTACAAGGTCAACAATCCGGTCGTCGTGGAGGACGCCACGGCTCTGGAACTGGAACAACTCTATCAGGAGGTGCGGGACGCGGACGGGGAACTCTACGAGAAACCCTATTTCGACATTCAGCGGAACGTGCCTCGACCCGTAGAGGAGGTCTCCGGTCCCACGCCTCGCCGGCTCGCCCTGCGGCGCTGATCCCAACCCCGATCTGCTTTCAGGGAGTCACTTACGGGTGGCTCCCTTTTTTGTACGAGGGAACCATGGAAACTGTTCTTTGCGGCGTACAGGACGTTCGGGCGATCACTTCCGTGGCGCGGACGAACAGCGAGTTCGATACAGGAGTCGAGCCCTGGATCATTGCTGCCAGTTCTGCCGTCCGTACCTTTACTCGCGCAGGCTTCGACTATGCGCAGTACACCGAGACCTTCCCGACGCGCGACCGGTTCCAGGGCGACCCCTTCACTGTGGGGCTGCGTAACCTGCCCGTCGATCTCAATAAGCCTATCGAGGTACTCTACAGTAGTCGTGGGCGGTTCCGCGATAACGGTTTCGAGGTAGTACCGGATGTCTATTTCGAGGTAGAGGACGCGACAATGGGTCGGCTCTCCGTGGATATCACCACGCGATCCGCTCGCTCGGGACTGCGCGTCACCTATTGGGCGGGGTACCCCCTGAAAGACGCCAATGCAGGCGGGACGCTCAAGGTGCTGGATGTACCCGACAACATCCGCACCGCAGCCGCGATCCAGGCGGCGTACCTCATGAAGAAGAACAAGGACAATGCGCTCGGTAAGACGACTGTGCAGTCGAACGAGAACGTGCAAGAGACCTACGACCGTGGCGGATCGACCGGCCTCATTCGCGAGGCGCAGGGTCTCCTGCTCGGCATCCGCAAGCCCCTGGTCGGTCGGACCTAACGTGCAGACGGCTGCAAGCTATGGCTGAGCGCTTACAGATCGTACGTAGCCAGATACCTGCGGGGGCGATTACAGCCTTCCGCAGGCTTTCTCGTTCTGACGTACTGGAACGTCTTACCGCCCCGAAGTTCGCCGCTGCCTTTGAGGAGTGGCTTATCACGGTGGCGCGAACAGCAGCGGCAGACTTCCCGGCACGCAGTGGTCGGGGGCGGCAGGCTCTTATGGCTTCCGCGCGTGTGCGCGGGGGTCGGACCTACGACAGCATCCGGGGGTATTTCCTTGTCCCATCCAATGTCGCTGTCCCCGAGTACGGTGCCACGGTTCGTCCGAAGAAGGCGACCAAACTGGCAATCCCTCTGCCTGCCGCTCTCCATCCTGACGGGTCTCCTAAGCGGCGTGGTCCTCTCTCATGGAAGCCGCTCGGCACATTCGTCTATAAGAGCGGCAAAACAGGCCGTAGCTATATCGCGTATAAGAACCGCAAAGGGCTCGTCCTCCTGTATCTTCTCGTGGACAAAGCAGAGATACCGGGGGGCAGGTATATTCGATCCGCCTTCGACCGTATGCTTCCGCAACTCTATGCGAAGTTCTATACGATCCTGACGGAGCAGATCAATCTCGTCTACACCGCAAACCTAGAGATCTCGCTCAAGGGCGGCAAGGTCTATGTCGGTGAAGGCGGTACTCGTCCTCGGGCCTCGAATTGGGCTCGCCCCCTCACCCCGAACCGTATCGGTAAGTAGCCATGCCGCACATCGAAGACGTTCTCGACGCTGCCGAACCCACGGTGCAGGACAGGCTAATCGAGGAGCTACAGCGGCGTATACGCGAGATGACGCACGACGACGGTACTCCTATGTGGGAGACGGTCGTGACCGGATCGGTGGACGCCTATAGCAATATCACCGCACCCGCTCTCGGGATCGACCAGGGCGGCGAGGAGGTTGTGCAATACCTCTACCCGCTCATTCAAAAAAACATGACTGTATTCTTGGACTTTCGTTTCGAAAAAACTGAAGGTATTGATCCATATAAGGTGTACCGATACTATTTAGGCCGGCTTCAATCCGCCTTCTTTGGGGATAACGAGCGCCAAACTCTAGGAGGGCGGGTAAACGGTATCTCCGAGACCGGCTCGAACCCTCAGATCGAGGGAGATGCTGACTCCTCCCCCGGCGGGGTCCTAATGCTTTTAGTGCAGTACGAACACTACCAGGGTGATCCCACCCGAGCGAGAGGATAAGACCATGGCAATCGAGAAGCGCGAGATCCCCGAGGACAACGCCGACACCCGCGTCAGTTCGGCCAAGGGCGCCAATCCGGCCGAGACCCTCGTGCAGACGGCTGCAAAGGAGCCGACCAAGAAGGCGGTCAAGGAAAGCCGCCGCACCGATTTCCAAGACGCTCGCGAGTACGACCCCTACCAGGGCGTCGGCGGCACCTTCACCATCAACGACAAGGGCGAGCGAGTCCGCGTCAACGACAAGGGCGAAGAGATCAAGGGCGAGTAATCCTCGCGCCGTCCCCGCAGCTATTCACAGGAGTTAGGTATCAATGGCCCCCTATCCGGCAATGACCCGCCGCTCGCTCTTGCTGGCGAAAGTCGAAGGCACCATCAACGAGGATGCGCGTCCGACCCCGCAGGCGGACGCTTTTCTCGTGGCGGACGCCGATATCCGTACCGATGCCAACGTGCTGGAACGGAACTTCTACAAGACCTCGCTGTCGAACCTCCCCATCGCGGTCGGCCGCAAGCTGGCCTCGATCACCTTCCGTCACGAGGTGAAGGGCGCGGGTGTTGTCGGCGCACAGTCGGCCCTCGGCAAGCTGCTCCGCATGTGCGGCTTCGCGCAGACCGCGATCAGTGCGACCGCCGCTGCCACGATCTCCGGTCCCCTGGCCGATCCGCTCAACACGGGTCCGGCCGTGACCTGGGGCAAGACGGCTCCGGCCACTGCGAACTTCGGTCGCTACAACCTCCGTGTGGTGACGGCAGGAGCCTCGGGCGCCGCCAAGGTGCGGATCAGCGGCACCGGTCATGACGCGACGGACAATGGCCTCCTGCTCAGCGAGGACTTCTCCGCAATCGTCATGAACCAGCAGCGCAACGGTTCGGTCGTGACCGTGTCCGACGCCAACCCGACCGCACCGACCTATACCGTGACCGGCAACCCCATCGAGGGCGAAGTGATCGCGGTCTCGGTCGGCGGCTACCGCGCCAAGTACACCGTGGGCGCGGGACCTAGCGTGGCGTCCGTGGCGGCCGGCATCGCCGGGGCGATCAACGGTCTCGGTGTGCCGGCCTTCAACGCTGCCGCCGCTGCGGGCGTGGTCACGGTCACGGTGACGGGCGGAACGGTCACAGCCACTTCCGGCGAGCCCTTCGCCTTGGGCGTCACCGGTGCCGAGGTGTCGATGACCTTCGGCGGTGCGCTGGCTCTCAATGACAAGTGGTCGATCGATCTTCTGTCGCCGGGCCTGCACTACACTCCTGTCTCGACCGGCTTCGAGACGGGTACGATCTACATGTACTACGAGAACCAGCTTCACAAGCTGACGGGCTGCATCGGCACAGTCTCGTTCACCTGTGAGGCGGGCGCCTACGCGACGGCGAGCTTCACGCTGACGGGTCAGTATTACAACCCCGAGGACGCGCTGCTCCCGCTCACCCCCGTGGTCGAGATGTCGCGCCCGCAACAGGTCGAACTGGCGCAACTGCAACTCGGCAACCTGCGGGCTCTCCGGGCGCAGTCGTTCTCCATCGACATGGCGGTCACCACGTCGCCGCGCGACAGCGTGTCCCACAAGGATGGCTACGACGGCATCCTCTACACGGGCCGCGCACCGTCCGGTGGTCTCAACCCCGAGATGACGTACGAGAGCGAGGAGCCGTACTGGCGTTACATGACGTTCGCCAACCTGCTCCGCTACCACGCGCGGGTGGGTACCGAGCCCGGCAACATCGTGCGGTTCATCTCCAACTCCGCGCAGGTGTCGAGCATCGGCTACACGGATCGCAACAACAACCGTGTCTACGATATGAGCGTCCGGTTCTCGCAGGAGTTCTCGGCCGGCGACGACGAAATCCGCATCGTCATCCAGTAAGCGTGCAGCCGTCTGCAAGCCCGCCCACCGATGGTTTCGACTGTCGGTGGGCTTTTTAATGGAGTACGTCATGCGCAAAAGATTTGTGTATCTTGTAGGCATAGGAAGCGCACAGTACACTCCTGACGGTGAAGAGATCCTGATCGTCTACTCTACCTGTGCCACCCGGAAGCAGGCCGAGAAGCGTCAGAAGCGAAACCCCGGCACCGCGATCTTCAAACGAGAGGCACACGACTAAGCATTGAAGATCGCCATCTATCAGGCCCTCACAGAGGATCAGGCAGACAATGGCTTTGACAGGTACTCGGCTCAACGAGCCCTTCACGTGGTCTCCCGAAGCGGAGATGAAGCTGAAACCGGCTGATCGCTCCGTCTTTACGTTCGTCCTTCCGTCGGCTGGCATTCGCGCCATGATTTTCGACGGCGTGCTGGTGATGCAGCAGGACGACCAGGGTCGGCTCAATCAGGTCATGCGCAACGGCCACCGCAACATCGAACTGATGCGGTTCTGCCTGCGCAACGTGACCCACTTCCACGATCCCGACAAGAAGCCCATCGAATACGAGCGCGTGTCTCGTTTCGTGGACGGCGTCGAGTACGAGAACGCGTCCGACGCGTACATCTCGCGGCTTCCGCTCGCCATCATCAACGAGGCAGCGAACATGCTGGTCGAGAAGATCAGCCTGGAAGGCGGGCTGGCAAAAAAATAACCGACGCCGTTACAGCGGTCCAACTGTTTCCCGAGTTCGACTGCGCGAAGTGCTCGGCGAGACAGAAGCTTGAGAGGGGATGTGAAACGGACGCCCCCTTCGAGTATTGGACGGACATCGAGGGCGAGCCTCGCAACCGGTGTCCTCGGCGGCCGATTTACGAAGATCCACGCTGGTTTAACGCGATAATCTCCGCCTACAACGGATACAAAAATGGTTTCCTGCCCCACGCAGGAGGCATGATGGATCAGCCCGCCCTGTTTGGCGATGTAATGTCGGTGCTGGATCACGCTCTCGCTGAATGCGCCAAGGTGCCTAAGCCGAGTAGCAGTACCCAGCCAGACGCCAAGGGGCAGGTCAGCGTGTTGAGGCGGTGATATGGCAGTCGAAGGTGGTTACGGCTCGGCCGCGCAGTTCCAGCTTATGGCGCGTGCGGCCGAAGGTGCGACCGGGCAGGTTGGCCGGCTCGTGCAGAACATCGCCGCCATCCAAGGCGTCGTTGGTACGGTCACCTTCGCTGCCCGCGCCTTCTCCCAACTAGAGCAGCAGCTAACCCTCACGAACGCGGTCGCGGAGGGTACGGGCGCAACGTTCCGGCAGATGGAACAGACCGTCCGCGACGCTGCGCTCGCGATGAAGTTCTCGGCGACGGAAGGGGCGAACGCGCTCTACTTCCTTGCCTCGGCCGGTCTCTCTGTGCAGCAGTCGATCAGCGCCTTGCAGGGCGTCATGGTCCTGGCACAGGCGACGATGACCGACGTGGGTACCGCTGCCGATACCATCGCGGGTGCCCTGTCCGCATTCCAGCTTCGGGCGAACCAATCGACCCGCGTCGCCAACCTGTTCGCCGCCGCCATTGCGCAGTCGCAGGCCGACATCAACAAGCTGGCCTTCTCGTTCCGTCAGGTCGCCCCGGTCGCGGGTGCCATGGGCGTGTCTATCGAGAAGACGACCGCCGCCCTGTCGGTGCTCTACAACGTCGGTCTCCGTGGTGAGCAGGCCGGTACCGCGCTCCGCAACATCCTCGTGAACCTGTCCCGTCCCACCGACGAGGCGGCCGAAGCCCTGTACGGTCTCGGGATCGCCACGAAGACGGCGGACGGGCAGGCGCGCGACCTGTTCGAAACCATCAACGACCTGTCGAAGGCGAACCCGAACGCGGCCACCCTCACCAAGCTGTTCGGCCTCGATGCTCTCGCGGGTGCGCAGGCCCTTATCAACGCGGCCGACAGCGAGCGGTATCAGGCACGCGTCACCCCTGGAAATTCCCGCTACGACAAGGAATTTGCGGATCGCGCAGAAGAGATCGCTCAGCGCGTCGGCAAGAGCGCTCGGGATATCCGCAACGAACTGGAACTCACCCTCACGGGCGAGACGGGCACGAACGCCGCGTTCAAGATTGCCGCCCAGCAGATGGCGACGCTCTCCGGTTCGTTCGCGACGGCCCGTAACGCGGCGGTGGAACTCGGCATCTCGCTCGGGCAGACCCTCGCTCCGACCTTGCAGACGGCTGCAAACATCGTCACGGACCTGGGCGTCGCCTTCCGGGGCCTGAGCGGTCACCAGCAGGATATGATCACGAAGCTGCCGCTGATCGCGGGCGGTATCTATGCCGTCACGAAGGCGGCCGGTCCCCTGATGAACATGTTCCGCAGTGGCCTCGGCTTTGCGGAAGGTACCTCGGCACTCGCGATGGGTGCGGCGGGGCTGGCGGGCGCACGCGGATCGTTCCAGAATTCGTCGTTCAACCAGTACCGTCGCGACTACGAAAGCGTGTCGGGCGTCACAGGCTGGCGTTCGTTCGCCCCTGCCCTCGCCGAGGCTTCGAAACAGGCCAATAAGCCGGGAGAAGCTGGCGTACAGGGCTTTACGGCCGTGGGCGGTCTCCTAGGTCGTATCGCCGTTGCCACGGCTGGTAGCGCGGCCACTCTCCTGCTTCTCTACGAGGTGGGTAAGCTCGTCTACGATTTCGTGAAGACGGATCGTCGGGCGAAGTCCGATGCACCCGTAGTCGATCTCGGCAACAACCTGTCGCGGCAGGCGCAGAGTATCCTTCTGACAGGCACCACGCCCTACGAGCGCGAGCAGCAGCTTCGTGACCTCGCCAAGGCGGGCCGTGAGCAGCTTACGTCCGGTCAAGCGAGCCAGGGCGTGTATGCTCAACAATACATGCAGGCCGGCAATCAGGCGCGTGCTCTTGCGAGCCGGATGCCGATCGGTGAGCTTCGGGGCGCCAATCTCAACGAGTTGACCCGCCTTCTGATTGGCGAGGGCGGCAAGCCGCTCGACGTGAAGCAAATCCGTGACCGCTTCCGTGACGACAACACGTCGGTGCTCGGTTACTCCATCGACCGCTTGTCGGGCGTGAGCGACGAGGACATCAAGCGTCTCTCCGACGAAGTGGTCAAGGTCAATCAAGCCAAGTCCAACGTCGATGCCGTCAAGGAAAGCGTCAAGGGCCTACAGGCGGCTATCGACAGCATCGGCCGGCTCGCGGAAACCGAGACGCAGAACAAGGACTATGCCTCTAGCAAGCAGACGGCTGTTCTTAGCAATGCGATCACGGCGGATGTGCAACGCCTGCAATCGAACTTCGTGGACAAGAAGTTCGTGCAGGGATTCGAGCGCGCGGCCCGTGAAGCCGAGAATACCTACAACCAGCTTCGCGCCAAGCTGACGAACGACCCCTTCGAGAGCTTCGTGTCCGACGTTGCGACCGCCCGCTACGAGGCGGCCAAGCGCGTTACGGACATCGCTACGAAGGCGACGAACGACATTCGTCAGCAGTTCTCGTCGCAGATCGCCGGCAAGGGCGACGTGGCGGCCATGCTCTCGGGAGCCGAGTTCGCCGAAAGCGTCTTGCAGACGGATGCAAGCGGCAAGCAGTTCTATCAGTCCGACCCGAGCAAGATGCAGCAGAACGTTGCTGCTATGCTGGAACGGGGCGGGTTCTCCAAGGAACAGATCCTCGCCCGCTACGACCAAGTCGTGGCCGAGGCGATGGCACGCATCAACACGACGGAGCCGCAGACCCTCGACGCGCTGCGCAAGATCACCGCCGCGAACCGTAAGACGTTCGAGAAGCTGATCGAGACGCGCGAACTCGAAGAGATCCAGCAACTCCGTACCGCCCGGCAGGACACGCAGTCTCGCCGGGACTATGTCATTGCGATGCGCGAACGTCTCGTGCAGGGCCAGAACGAGGTCTACCGCCAACTGGCTGCGGGCGCGGCCGAGATCGACCCGACCGTCAATGCTCAGCAGGCGCTTCGCGAACTGTTCTCCTCGCGTCAGTCTTCGAAGAACCAGCTACAGGAATTCGAAGACGCCTACTTCCGCATGTTCGCGCCGGATACTCCGGTTGGCGAGCGGATGAACACGCCTGCGGGGCAGGAATTCGAGAAGTACCGGGAGACGTTCAACCGTAACCTCAACGCGCTGTTCTCGACGGGTATCGACAACATCGTGCGTGACGCTCGCGCGGCTCGTGCCAAGGCGCTCGACACCCTGCGGACCAACGCCTCCGACATCAAGGCGCAGCAGGCACAGATCGCGGCCGAACTCTACACCTTCACCGGTGACCCGTCCTTCCTCGCCGAGGCGGTGACGGCAGACGCGCGTCGGGCCACGGCCGACATTGACCGTAGCATCGCTGGCCTGCGTGAGCGCAGCCGTACCCTTGTGAACGGTCTCGGGCGGCTTAACGCGACCCAAGGGCTCGACCTTCCCGCCGTGCCCGAGTTGCAGGTTCCGGCTGCGACCCTGCAATTCCAGAACCGTTCGGTCGAGCTTCTGCAACAGATCGAGACGAATACGAAGCAGAACCAGCAGGTTGCGGGCGTGCCCGGTATCGGTGTCACCGCCGGTTCTCTGCCGTCGTTTGCACGTATGCCGCTCGGCACCAGCATCGGTGCGATGATCGAGAACCTGACGGCGGGTTCCGGTGTGTCGCCCGAATACATGAAGCGTCTCGTGCAGATCGAGAGCGGCGGCAACCCGAACGCCTACAACAAGAGTGGCGCGTCGGGTCTCCTACAGTTCATGCCGAAGACGGCGGCGGCGTACGGTCTCAGTGATCCGTTCGACCCGCAAAGCTCCCTCGTGGCCGGCAACCGGCTAACCCTCGATAATCAAGCGTATCTGCGCCGCGTGCTCGGTCGCGATCCTACTTACGGGGAACTCTACCTCGGCCACCAGCAAGGCGCGGGCGGGGCTGCAAAGCTCCTCAGCAACCCGAATGCGCTTGCAGCGGATATCGTCGGTCGCAAAGCCGTCACCCAAAACGGCGGCTTGCCCTCGATGACGGCGGCAGAGTTTGCCGGTCTCTGGACCAGTAAGTTCAACGACTTGCAGCCGTCTGCAAGCGGCGGGGGTGACGTGGCCGCCTCGCAGGGCAAGATCACGACAGCAACGCGCGAACTCAACGAAGCGTATCGCGGGCAGCAGGCTGAGCTTGAGAAGATCAAGCAAATCGCCGGCACCTATTCGAGCGACATCACCACGCTTGTCGAAAAGCTTAAGGAGCAGGGCGCGACGGAGCAGCAGATCGCGGCCGTCAAGAAGTACGTGGCCGATGGTTCGGTGCAAGTGGTCGAGAAGACCAAGCAAGAGATCGCGGCCAACGGCGAACTCATCACTCGTCTGCAACAGTTGAAGGAAGCGAAGCTCGCCTACTTCAACTCTTCGGGTATGCAGGCGTACAACGCGTGGCAGCTTGAGGGTCAGAACCTCGACGCTATGGGTAAGTCGCTGGAACGCTACGGCACCGTGGCCGATGGCCTACAGTTCGCTTTCGCCAAGATGCGCCACAATGCGAGCACGGACTTCCAGATCGCGTCCGAAGCTATGATGAGCTTCACGGACAAGGGCGCGGGCCTCATCACCGGCCTGATCACCGGTACGGAGAAGGATTGGAAGACGGCGGCGGCGAACATGCTCCGTGAGATCTCCCAGGTTATCATGAAGGCGCTGATCATGCGCGCCCTCACCGGCATTACGGGCGGCAGTGGCGATGGGTCGGGCGGCGGTATCCTCGGCTTCTTCACCGGTCTGTTCGGCGGTGGCGGCGGGGGTGGTGCCGATGCGGCGTTCCCTGGCACGGTTGCTCCCCTGGGCGGCGACGTGTGGCACGCGGACGGCGCTATCGTCAACAGCGTCAAGAACTTCAAGACCACGGACGGGCGCAACAACAAGGCGGCCGAGACGGGGACGCCCGAAGCGATCCTGCCCCTTCGTCGCGGCAAGGGCGGTCGCCTCGGCGTGGACATCGCGGGCGCACAGACCCCGACCATCCTGCCTATCGTGCAGCCGTCTGCAAGCGGTGGCGGAGGTACGGTCAACTTCAACCCGACCTTCGCTCCGACCTTCCAGGGCGGCGGTGCTGGCGGACAGGGCGGCCAACCCCCGAGCCAAGAGCAGATGGCCTCGATGCAGCGGGACTTCGATCAGAGCATGGAAGCCACCTTCCTCGACTTTGTCAACAAGCACAGTAAGCCGGGCGGGGTTCTGCACGGCATGACTGCCAAGTACGGACAAGCCTGATGCCCCTACCTGTCTTTCCTCCGAACAACGGGCGAGAGCCGATCTGGACCTCGCCCGTCAACGTCACCGCGAAGGTGCTCGAAAACGAGTTTGGTGACGGCTACACCCAGCGGGCGGCCGATGGGATCAACAACGTCAAAGAGACGTGGGAGCTTTCGTGGAAGAACCTCACCACGCCCGAGAAGGAAGCGCTCGACAACTTCCTGCGCGAGCGTGCCGGCTTCCGCGCCTTCGCGTGGCGAGCGTTCGGTGCGCCCCCCAAAGCCTACTCCTGCAAGACGTGGAAGTTCGTGCCGACCCAGGCCGGCTATTGGGATGGTAGTGCTTCCCTTCGTCAAGAATTCGAGGCTGTGTGATGCTTTCCGAGGACGTACAGCGCCTAGACGTAGGGAAATACGTCGAACTCTTTACCCTGGACTTCACGAAGATCGGCGGGCAGGTGCTCTACCTGACCCCGAATTCGAAGGAGGACGGCAACGGGCTCCGGTTCCAGGGCAAGGTCTACGCGCCGGCCGCTATCATGGCGGACGGTTTCGACGTGTCGGCCAAGGGTCCGCTCCCCACGCCGACCCTGCGCATCACGAACACTGTCCGATCCCTGACGGCTATCGTCAACGACCTTGGCGACTGCAAGGGTGGGATAATTACGCGCATCAAGACGCTAGAAGCTTATCTCGATGGCGAACCGACCGCCGACCCGAGCGAGCACTTCCCGCTCGACATCTACAAGATCCGTCAGATGACGGGCATGAACAAGAGCATCATCGAGTGGCAGCTTGCTGCCGCTATCGACGTGCAGGGCGTCGAGGTTCCGCGTCGCAAGGTGTCGGCCGCTCACTGTGGGCGCATCTATCGCAAGTACAACGCCGCGACAGACTCTATGGACAACTCGAATGCCTCGTGTCCGTACGCGGGCACGAATTACTTTGACATCAACGATAAGCCCACGACGAAAGACAAGGATCGCTGTTCCAAGTTCTTGACCGGTTGCAAGCTGCGGTTCGGTCGAGGCGGTCTGCCCTCATGGGCTTTCCCCGGCGCTGGCAAGTACGCCAAGTAGGAGCCACTAATGACCATTGGCACTGTAGATTTCTACCAGCAGGTAAACGGCCTCTACCCCGTCGATCAATCGGCGGTTAATGACGCCTGCACCCATGCTCTTGAGCAGTACCCGAACGAGAGTTGCGGGATCGTCTACAAGGGTAAGTATCACCCCTGCGAGAACATCCATGAGAGGCCGCAGGAGGACTACCAGATCGGGGTCAAGGAACAACTGTCCATCTGCGCCCCGGATCAGATCGAAGCGGTCATCCACTCGCACCCGAGGGGCAACGAAGGGTTCACGGCAGCGGACCTCCGGTCGCAGATCAGCGCGAACGTCCCCTTCGGCGTGATCGCCGTAAAGGACAATCGCGTTATCGACGTGCTGTTCTGCGGGGATCAAGTCAAGATCGCCCCCTACGACGGCCGCCCCTTCAAGTCGGGCATGTACGACTGCTTCGGGGACGCGCGCGATTGGCTGCGCCAGGAGCGTAAGCTGTTGCTCCCGAACTACCCCCGCGATCCCAACTGGTGGTCCGACCCGAAGTCGCCCGAACTTCTCGAAGACAAGATGGAAGCGGCCGGGTTCTACGAGATCGGGATCGAGGCGCTGCGTCCCGGCGACGCCTTCCTCGCCAAGCCCTTCCGTGCCCTTAAGGTGTGTCACTGCGGCATCTACCTGGGCGACGGCCTGATCTATCACCACTACGGCACGCCGGCTTCGGATCGGCTGTCGTTGACCGAGAGCATCTACGACATGCAGAGGTACATCACGCGGTATATCCGCCACCGTGACCTCGACGTGCAGCCGTCTGCAAGCGGGAGTTAACCATGCAGGTTCAGCACAAGGTTCGCCGCAAGGTCCACCTTCACGGTCGGCTTCGGGCCGAGTTCGGGGACAGCTTCACCATGGCTGTCTCTTCGCCTGCGGAGGCTATCCGCTTACTGGAAGCTAATTTTCCCGGCCGGTTCTGTGAACTGCTTAAGGAGGGATCGTGGCATGTCGTCGTTGGAGACCCTGGAAACGATAACCACTATTACGCCGAAGACCGGGTCTCGTTCGAGTCCGCGCGCGGTGACATCCACTTCATCCCCGCCCTCTACGGCTCCGGCAGTAACAGCAAGGGCCTCATCAGCGCCATCGTCGGCGTGGCCCTCGTTGCACTGGCTTTCGTCACCGTTGGTACCTCGCTCTTTGTCGGCGCTGGCATTGCCGGGGCTGGCGCTGGCTTTGCTGGCCTCGGCGTATCGACGGGTTTTCTAGGCGCTACCTGGGGCTCCGTAGCGCTGTTCGGCGCTTCGCTGGCCTTCTCCGGTATCGCGAGCCTGCTGACGCCCACTCCGAAGCAACAGAAGTCGCCGGATCGTATCGACAACGCCTTCTTCAATGGCGGCTACAACAGTACCGCCGAGGGTGGTTGTGTTCCCGTCATCTATGGCCGCGTCAAGAGCGCGAGTAGCGTGCAGATCCAGTTGAGCACCCGTATGGAAAAGCTCGACCCGACTGCCACGTCCGTCAAGACCAACCCCATCTATGACGGCCCCGAAGCCGCGTAAGGATAGAAGAAAATGGCCTCGAACACCCGCGCTCCGGTCCAAGTCTCTGACAACCTCAAGTCCAAGGCGACGATGAGGCTGATCGACCTTCTATCCGAGGGTCCGGTCCAGGGCTTCGTCAATCCGTTTCAGTCGATCAAGGCGGACGGAGTGCCGGTGCAGACGCCCGGTGGTAGTTTCAACATCACGAACTGCCGTATCTCCTTCCGTGACGGCCAGCCGGTGCAGCGGCCGATCCCCGGCTTTACCGATACCGAGAACGACCGTCCCGTCAACAAGCCCGTGTCCACGCGCAGCAACAGCGTCGGCAAGGTGTACGTCGATAACGGGGGCGCGGGCTACACCTACGCCAATGTTACGCTGGTGGGCGGCCTCGGCCAACCGGGCAAGAAGGACGACGGTTCCCCGTGGGTTCCGACCGCTGGCGCGACCGCTCATGCGGTGATCTCGGGCGGTCGCATCGTTGACATTGTCATCGACATTCCGGGCGAGAACTACATCACGCCCCCGACTGTGCAGATTTCGGGCGACGGTACCGGAGCCTCGGCTTCGGCTGAACTCACGAACACGGCCTTCTATCGTGTCGAGGACCCGCTTGCGGATGCGGTGCGCGTCGGTGTACGTACGGGTCCGATGCAGCTTACGAACGACTACGGAGACGTGGCGGGCTACTATGTGAGCCACCGCGTGGAGTACCGCACGCAGGCCGCTCCGCGCTGGCGCATGGCTGCTTTCGATAGCAGCTTCCTCCCGTCGAATGGCGGTGAGACGCTGGCAACGACGGCGATCCGCAAGCTGGTCACCGTCATGGTTCCAGCGCGGTCGTCCTACACGTTGCGCCTCTTTGGCAGCAACATGACCACGGGTCGATACGATCAGCAACTCAAGGTCGTCACGGGCTACAATGCCAGCGATGCGCCGACCCTGATCTACGAGACCATCACCGCGCTCGACCTCGAATTCGGCGTTTGGTACTCGGTCGTTGCGGCGGACGGCAATGCCCCCGTCGAGGTGTTGCAGGATACCTACCTCAACCTCGTCACGCCCGACGTGCAGATCAACGGTAAGACAAGCTCCGGCGTGGGCGAGTCCTACCGTTTCGACATCCCCACCGATCAGGGGTGGGTCGATGTGCGCTGCATTCGCACGAGCACCGACGACTTCACGAAGTACCACACCTCGTCACTGATCTTCGACGTTTGCACGGAGATCCAATCCTCCACGATGATGTACAGCGACAGCGCTGTCGTCGGATGGGAGCTTGATGCCGACTACATGAACGCGGTGCCGAAGCGCACCTACGACATCTATGGCCGCATCGTCCGTGTGCCGTCGAACTACGATCCGGCCGCGCGCGCCTATGGTCCGTTTTGGGATGGTACGTTCAAGTACGCGTGGACGGACAACCCGGCCTGGATCTTCTTCGACCTCCTGACCCATGACCGCTACGGCCTCGGCAACTGGATCGATGACAGCGTTATCGATAAGGGCGCGCTGTACCTGATCGCCAAGCACTGTGACGAACTCGTCCCCGGCAACGAGGCCGGTACGTTCGTTCCGCGCTGGACGTTCAACAAGCAGATCATGACCGCCAATGAGGCGTACTCCGTCCTCAATACGATGGCGTCCGTCTTCAAGGGAATGATCTACTGGTCGGCCGGCACCATCTTTGCCACCCAGGATCGTCCCGGCCCTGTACGGCGCACGGTCTCCCCGTCCAAGGTCATTAACGGAGATATCAGCTACGTGGGTGTGTCGGCAGCGGCCGAGCACTCCGTGGCGCGCGTCGAGTACAACGACGAGACCCGCGAGGACGGCAAGGGTATCGAGATCTACGAGGACCCGGAGCTTATCGAGAAGCTGGGTTACGTTCCGACCGATATCGTGGCGTTCGCCTGCACCTCGCGGCACGAGGCTCGTCGCGTCGGCAAGTGGCTTATCGACAGCGAGAAGTACGCGAACAAGGTTGCGACCTTCCGCGCGGGCTGGGACTTCGCCGACGTGGTGCCCGGCGACATTGTCGCTATCGCGGACCCGAATTATGCCGGTGTGCGCCAGGGTGGTCGTTTCGTGCAGACGGCTGCAAGCTCGGTCAAGCTTGATGCCCCCTACGAGTTCGAAGCCGGCCAGAACTACACCCTGACGGCCGCGATCCCGACCATGGGCCGGGTCAATGCTGTGCGCGGCAACCCGACCATCCAGGGCAACCGCACCTTTTGGGCGCACCCGATCTATGGTCTCAAGCCCGATGACCTGATCATCTTCGGCACCGATCCGAAGCAGTACAAGGTGCAGACGGTCAACGGCAACGGACAGATCACGCTCGATCAGCCCTATGTCGGCGATCAGACGCGGGGCGTTCACTGGACGGTGCTGCGCGGCAGTTCGTTCTATCAGTCCTCGTTCGTGAACCTGCTGGAAGTGCCCGTCAACCATCCCGGCGCGGTCACGACGGATCAGATTACCCTCTCTCACCCTCTGCCGGTTGTCCCGCAGGTTGGGGCCGATTGGCTCTTGTCCGCCTCCAACGTTGTGCCGCGTCAGTTTCGCGTGCAGAGCGTGCGTCCCGTCGATAAGGGCCGCTTCGAGATCGTTGCTCTTGAGCACGACCCGAACAAGTACCTGCGTGTCGAGCAGGATATCGCGATCCTGCCGCCGATCACGACGAACATCCCTGACGAGCCAGTACAGACCCCGAAGAACCTCGACATCACCGAGAGCCGCTTCCTGCGCCGCAATGTTTCGTTGCAGCGCATTACGCTTTCGTGGGAAGATGGGTCGGTGTTCTCGCCGGCTTCGGGCTACTACATCTCGGCGCGTCTGCCTGATGGCACGTTCGAGCAGTTGGGCTTCACGTCCAACCTGTCCTTCGATTACGACGAACCGGCCCCCGGTGACTACACGTTTTATGTAACGGCCCTCGGCACCTCGGGCGACTACTCGCAGCCGGCCGAGAAAGAGTACACGGCGATCCTGTGGGAGGGTCAAGCTGGTCCCTACATCACGAACCTTGCCGTTGTCGGCGGGTATGGTCCGCAGGCGCAGTTCTTCCAGGGCCGCGCGCCCGTCATCAAATGGGACGTAACGTTCCCGGCCGATGTGCCCGCCTACGCCACCGAGAGCGTGATCCGTATCTATGACGCGGATACCGATGCTCTCTTGCGCATCGTGCAGACGGCTGCAAGCACCTACACCTACGCTTTCGAGGACAATTACGAGGACGGCGGCAAGCGTCCGCGCCGCAAGATGCGGTTCAGCGTTACGGTCAAGGACGTGGCCGGTCGCGAGAGCGCACCGAAGGTCGTGATCGCCTACAACCCGCCCCCGGATGCGGTCGATGTCGAACTCGGCAGCACATCCGAGTTGCTGTCGATCACCGTTACGGGCACGGGCGATCCCGATCTCGCAGGCTACCTGATTTGGGTCTCGCAGGAACCGGGCATCAACACCTATACTACGCCGCCGACCCTGGACATCACGACGCAGTCCGCGCTCGTGCGCGCGACGCCGAACGCAACGTACTATGTGCGCGCAGCGGCCTACGATGTATTCGGCAAAGATCCGGCCTACCTCAACGCTTCTGTCGAGAAAAGCAAGAAAATCACGATCCAGATTTTTGACCCGGAGCCGCCTTCGATCCCCGGTCAGCCGGTACTTGTGTCAAACACCGCCGAGGTTTCTACGGACGGCGTGATCTCTTCGCGGATCGTGTTCTCGTGGCCCGCTGTCACCTCGACCAATCTCGGCTATTACGAAGCGTACATGGCCGTTGGAGGCAACCCCTCCTCGGACCAGTACGTCGGCGGCTTGACGACGGAAGGGACGGAGATCTCTGTTCCTGGCCTCATGCCGGGGCGGGTCTATAGCTTCGTTGTGCGCGCGCACAGTAAGAACGGGTTTGCTGTTTCCGAACCGTCGCCGGTTCTCGTGGTTACGGCTGCGCTGAACACGACGGCCCCGTCTGCCCCGACCGACTTTCATGTCGAGCCGAGCTTCGAGGCAGCTAATCTGACATGGACGAACCCGCCCGAGCGTGACTTGCGTGGGATTGAGGTGTGGGTCGGTACCCAAGAAGGCGATGGTACTCTCTTTACCGAAGTACCCGCGCCCGGTTCGTTCTTTCGCTATCCGATGAATGGGGCAACGACACGGGCATTCTGGATTAGGGCTATCAACACGTCAGGAACCCCGTCCGGTTGGGTGGGTCCGATCTCCGCAACTAGCCCGCTGATCCAGGCGGCGCAGCTTGCCAACGAAATCATCGATGATACCAAGGTCGCCGCGTCGCTTCTGATCAACAAGACGGTGAACGAGCTTCCGGCCACGAAGGGTTCGGAGCAGGTCACCTATCAGGGTAAGGTCTATCGCTGGGACGCGGAAACCGGCGGCTACGTGCCGCTGATCCGCACGCTCGATCTATCGGGCGTGATCCTGGCCGAGCAGATCGACAGCGTAAATAAGGAGGCGATTGCTGCCGCGCTCGCGGAGTCCAAGATCAAGACCGATCAGCTTGATGGCAAGCTCGCGGCAACACAAATCGCCGGTCAGTTGACGGGCGACCAGATCGAGAACTTAGCTATTACGGCCGCTAAGTTCGCTCAGGGGCTTTCGCCCATCCAAGATGTGACTGCCCTTCCCGACCTTGCGACGTGGAATGGTGCGTCCTTCGTTCGACTGACTGTGGACGGTAAGCTCTACCGTATCGTCAATGGCGCGTGGACGAAAAACGTCGATATCAGCGACACCGTAGGCACTGTACCAGAAAATCGTCTACCGGACATCAGTGCGTCCAAGCTCTATGGCGATCTCGATCAAGCGCGGATCAAAACGCTTGAAGTCTCGAAGCTCACCGGTAAGATGTCGGCGGATCAGCAGCTTGAGCTTGATGCCGCGAAGATCGCCGGTCAGTTGACCCAGGCTACTATGGGGCTCGCCCAAGTGGTGGGTACTGTCAACGGCCAGTTGGTTAACGATCAGATCGCGGCTGGTCTCAACGCTGCCAAGGTGTCCGGTGCGCTTGACTATGCGTACCTAGCGGCCGAGAACCTGTCCACCACGATCAAGACCACGAACATCGCTGACAATGCGATCACAACCCCGCTCATCAAGGCGGGTGCTGTCGTTGCGGAGCACGTCGCCGCGCAACAGATTACGGCGTCCAAGCTGCTCATCACTGACATGTCGAACATGGTCCTCAATGGGGACTTTGGTGGATCGGCAGAGGTAGGTAGTCTCGAAGCGTGGACCCTAGCCAACGGGCAGATTTCGACCTCTGATGATGCGGATCTGGGCGGTAAGCATCGCTTTCGCACGACTGCACGAGATGCGGCGTTCTCCAACTACATCCACTGTGCCGAAGGAGACGACATCTACGCTTCCGCGATGAACTGGAATGCCTCTAACTACAAGGTCAACCTCTTTATCGTCTTCGAGAGCGATGCCTTAAGTGGTGCTGCCAGATACAGTTTTTGGCAGGTCGCATCTCGCGATCCCCAGCAAAACTCGTGGCTTAAGCTAGAAGGCCGGGCTAAGTGTCCGGGCGGCTACAACAAGTTCCGCGTTCTGTTGCAGAGTGACCGTGAGGGTAATGGTGACGGGACGGCTGTCTTTTGGGGCAAGGTGACGGCGCGGCGCGCGGCCTCGGCTCAGATGATCGTTGATGGTGCTATCATCGCCGATAAGATCGACACCAACGCAGTTAAGGCCCGGCACATCACGGCAGGTTCCGTCACTGCGTCTAAGATGTCTATCGTGTCGGCGAACATGGCGTTCAACCCTGACATGTCACAAGGCACGAGGGGGTGGAGGCAGACATGGGAGCCCAACGTCCCCAACGGCTCAGCTCTTTCCGTGAGCAACGACTACGCACCGGCTGGACATAAATCGCTCGCTATCCATGGTATCGGCAATCTCCCCGCCAACGCTATTGTACAAGTCGCTAACCAGTACCTTACACCGGAAGGAGAGTACCGTAATTACACCATTACCCCGGATGCGACCTATGAGCTGTCGGCTTACCTCTCTACGCATCGCTGCTCGGGCCATCTGGTTGCTGTCGCTATTGACGATAATGGCAATACTGTAGGCGAATGGCACTCGAACCACATCGTTTATCGCGATAATTGGCGAGGTTCTTACGAGGATTTCCCGAGAGGGAAGGTTGTTTTCACCGTACCCTCCACCGCTCGGTTATTGCACGTGGTCGTTAGGCTCGTAGACCCTACCGGACCGGACCCTTACGTCTTTGTTTCGGCGTTGATGCTCGCGTCCAGTGTAGCAGGTCGGACAGTTGAGGACGTGAGCCCCTACGTAGCCCCTGGTCTGACCACGATTGACGGCGGGAATATCTACACGAACTCGCTTCACGCTAACAAGATCATCGCGGATAGCATCACGGCGCGCGAGATCCACGCGGACGCTATCGAGACTAGGCATATCAAGGCCGGCGCGATTGAGACCTCGCACATGGATGCGGGTTCGATCAACGCCGATATCTTGGTTTCGGGTAGTGTCAAAGCCTTGCAGCTATCTGCAAGCGCTGTGACTGCGTCCAAGCTCGGCATCGTGTCGAGCAACATGGCGTACAACCCTGACTTCTCGCAGGGCACGCGCGGCTGGGTTCATCGCGGTGGCGATTTGCCCGGTATCCAGCCGCAGTACGTCGAACGCAATATGTACGCCCCGGACGGTCATGCTTCCATTGTCCTGTTCGCATCCGTGACTGCTGCTAACGCGGCGGGGAAATACTACGATATCGGCACGTATCGTATTAGTGCTAACGAGGCTACTGAGACGTATCGAGTGACGCCCGACGTATGTTACGAGTTCTCGTGCTGTGTCTCGACGCACCGCTGTGCTGCGCAGCTATTTGTGCAATGGTTCGACGCCAACGGGAACCATATTGCCTTCACGGGCACAGACCCGAGTGTGTCGGATACGCAGGTTAATCGCGGGACCTACGCCGACTACCCGAAGCTGAAACATATCGTGTGGGCTCCCGCCGGAGCGGCCACAGCCGCTCCGTTCGTCCGCATGATGAATGTAATCGCGGACACGCCCTACGTATTCATCTCGTGTTTCATGATGGCGGCAACCCGTAAGGATGCGGCAGAGACAAGCCCCTACGTCGTGCCGGGCGTTACCACGATTGACGGCTCGGGTATCATCACGAACTCGTTGGAGGCTGGTAAGATCACAGCCGGGACGATCACGACCCGTGAACTTAATGTCACCAACATCTTCGCCGACACGGCGGTCATCAGCAACATCTCCGCGAAGGTCTTGGTCACGGATGCGATCAAGACCGATATGATTAAGGCGGGACAGATTACGGGCAGTAAACTCCTGATTGCCTCGGCCAATATGGCGTACAACCCGGATTTCTCGCAAGGTTTGCGCGGTTGGTACGCCTATTACGGTCAGTATGCTGCGAGTGAGGTTGTCGAGTTTGGCATCAACACCGATTGGTGCCCGACCGGTTTCAAGGCCGCCATGGTTCGCACAACGCGCACGGGGCCACAGCCTGACACCCGCTTCGGGTTACAGCAGGGTCTTGTACGGGCGGACGGTTCCTTGGGCGACTACCCGGTTATAGCGGGTTCTACCTACGAGTTCTCGGCATTCATGTCGAACCACCGCTGTGAGGCGTGGATCTACGTTGACTTCGTGTCTAGGAATGCCAACGGTACATCCAACTATCTGCAAACCTCTATCGGTACGCTGCCGAACGGATCGGGCGGGGGTGCGGGCGGCGACCCGGCGACCTATCCGCGCATTCGTCTCGTCGCAAAGGCACCTGCCGGGGCAACGTATGCCATCGTCTACTTCATGGGTAATAATCCCTCTGGACCAGACGTGCCTTACCTCTTCGTCTCGGGCTTCATGATGGCGGCCTGCCGGGAGGGGATGCCGGCGGCCGAGACCAGTCCCTATGTCGCGCCGGGCATCACATCCATCGATGGTAGCACGATCATAACGAACACGATCAAGGCACGGCATATCGAGGCGGGCTCGATCAATACCGGGCACATGACGGCCAATACCATCGACGCCAAGGTACTGACGAGCGGCTCCATCGTGGCTGGCAAGCTCGCTGCGGATGCGGTCGAGGCGATCAACATTAAGGCTGATGCGATCACGGCCTCGAAGCTGTACCTGACCGATCTGTCCAACATGGTGCAGAACGGGGACTTCCTCGACGGCACTTCCGAGGGTTGGTGGCTCTACGGTGATGGACATATCAACACCAGCGGTACTCCGGGTGAGCCTGGGGGTAAATGGCGCTGCGTTGGGTCAAGCGAATACGTTATCGCCCGTTCGAGCAAGTGGGTCCAGGTGAACCCTGGCGACGTACTCTACGCTTCGGTGATGGTATTTAACAACAAGCCCGGATCAGGTGCTGCGGGCCTCTACTTCGAAATGTATAATCAGGAGGATGGCGACGGGCAAGGCTCGCACATCTACACGAACCAGCACTTCGGTTGGGTGCGTGTCGAGGGCCGGGTTACCGTCCCTGCCGGTCGGCAGAAGGTTCGTGTCTGTCTCTTCGCAGACTACCCGGACCCCGGTCAGTACACGTACTTCGGCAAGGTTCAGGTGCGCCGTGCTAACAGCGCCGAGATGATCGTTGACGGTGCGATCACCGCCAACAAGATCGAGGCAAGAGCGATCAAGTCCGGGCATATCGATACGGATACGATCAACGCAGGCCATATCACCACGGGCGCCATCGGCACGGATGAGCTTGCCGCAGGGGCGATCACAGCCGACAAGATCGCGGTCGGCCTCAACACCGGCAACCTGATCTGGAACTCTGACTTTGCTCTAAATGGCTTCTGGCAGGGGCCTGCCACCTCTCCGGGCTACACGGATATCCAAGTTTACCGTGACACAACTTGGCACATCTCGGGCACCGAGGCGTCTATTGCAATCCACCATCCGACTTCCATCGGGGCTGGTCAGTACGCTTACATCGATCTAACACATCCGCAGGCCGACGGCACTATGTACTCGCATCTGCGCGTCCAGGGAGGTAAGCTCTACGAGTTCTCGGTTTACCTCTCTGCGCACCGCTGTGCAGGCTACGCTCAGGCATTCTGGTGGAGTGCCGAGAACGGTTACGCTGATGCCGGCACAACGAACGTAATCAACTATGTTGCTGGTAATGGCGCTCCTGCCGATAACTGGCGCGCAAAACTGAAGACGCGCGCGCCAGCTTGGGCTACGCATATTCTGTTGCGCATCTTCATGGGGCCGGGCACGGACAACTCTGCCCCTTACGTGTTTGCGTCTGGCCTCTACCTTGGTCTGGTGCCGGAAGGTCTGCCCAGCAACGTCTTTTCCGACTATGCACCGCAGTCGCGCACGATCATCTCGGGCGGGTCCATCGCGACCAACTCTCTCGACGCGTCCAAGATCGTGTCGAAATCAATCACGACAGATCACATCAAGGCTGCAAGCCTCGACATCAATAACATTGCCGTGGATGGTACGATCTCGGCACATAAGCTCTCGTCCGACGTGCTGATAGCTGACCGTATCCGGGTATGGGGTGACTACACTCTTGCCGGCTGGCGCAGCGGTACAGAGATTGCTGGCGGCGTCATCGCCTCTAACACGATCAGGGCACAGAGCCTTTTGATCGGTTCGCGACCGATGACGGTCGTCGGCTTGAACTTCGAGATGCAGGTCGATGGCAATGGTAACAAGACCGGCTGGATGACGTGGACCGGTGGATACCTTTCTATCATCGGTGACGGCGGCGAGAACGCAGGTTTCAACATCAACGCAGGTTCGATCTATACCAACTTCCAGGAGACACACATCTGGTGGAACCGAGGTTGGGCCGACCTCGCGGGTCGAGTGGGTGGCTCCGATGCCCCTGTCGGCGCCGAGAAAATCGCCATGGCCTACTGGTCGCCTTCATCCGGCCTAGCCGTGCTCAAGGGCGGTACTAACATTGATGGCGATAAGATTACGACCCGCTCGATTAAAGCCGCCAAGATCGGTGTGGCCGAAATCCAGACCGATCACATGGGTTTTAACTCGATCCACGGCAACCGGATCGTAGTAGGAACTCTTGAAGCCGACCGGATTACGTCGGGCGTTATCCAGGCCGGTACTATCCAGCTTGGCACCACTGGTAGATTTCAGTTGCAAGCCGATGGCCGCCGTATGCGGATCTATGGCAACAACTGGTCCGAGCAGGTCTGTATCGGTGACATCTCGCCGTGGGTGACGGGTCAGGAGAGCCAGAACTACTTTGGCATCATCGTCCGCAACCAGGATAACCGGGAGATATTTAAGGTCGGCGGTGACGTTGCCTGGATTGACGGCGCCTTCATCAGCCAGGCTTCGATTGGTGCAGCGCAGATCGGGGACCTACAGGTCAAGAACGCCCACATCGATAACCTGACTATCGGTAATGGTAAAATCTCTGACTACGCCATCTCTACCCTTACGGCTGCGTCGAGCGGAGGCACGTCCACTGACACATGGACCGCTGCGCGGACGGGTGCCTCAAAGTTCCTTATCCTGGCGTTGTTCAACGGTAATTCCAGTTCGGGCAGTTTGGCAGGGCCGGGTAACTTCATCATCTACCGGAATGGCACTCCGCTTATTAATGTCGCTGCGTCATTCGCTATCGTCAGGGTCGGTAGTGAGAACCAATTCTACCTGAACTCGATGTGTATTGGCTGCATCGACCAACCCGGTGCAGGTAGCGTAAACTACCAGTGCCTCCACACGAACGGTCAGGGTGTCGGTGGCGTTACCATCCTTGCCTTGGAGATGTCGAAATGATGTTTTCTGCGTCAACACTCCCGCCTGACGGTAACGGGGAGGTGGTGCCCGAGGACGAACTCGTTAGCGTCGCCTTCGTCTCTTACGATGAGGACGGGCGGATCACCGCAACACGTCAAGAAGCTGTGTATTTTCTAGTCAAGCGTTACGAGGCCGGGGAGCGGGTAGCAAAGGGGGAGGCCGATGGTCTCACCCACTACGTCGTAAACGAAAAGATCACGCTTCGTCCTGCGATACCGGGCGGCTGGGATACGACTACTCTAGCCCCCGGTGATACGGCTACGTGGGAGGGGCTACCTGCCTGTAAGGTAGAGATCAGCGGCCCTATCGGGGATATCGTACACGAGCACGAGGGCGGGGACTTGCAGCTATCGTTCCTAGTCCCCGGATCGTACAATATCCTCGTGGAACCGTGGCCCCATCCGATAAGCCGCACCACGTTGGAGGTAACGGAATGAAATCCCCGGTTATCATTGGTCCTTCACTGGACGACCTTAAGCTACGGGCGCGGGAGCTAGTAATGGAGCACTTCGTCTCCCGTGCCGAACAGGATCTTGTGCCGCCTACCATGCGCGCCAAGTACGTGCAAAAGCTTACGGAGGCGACGACCTACCTACGCGATGGTACGGAGTCCGATTTACTTAAGCGTGAGGCTGAGATACGGGGCATACCCATCGCAGCCCTCGCCACCATGATCACTCAGATGGGCGTACCGTCAGACGATATGGAGCTAGATCGCACTCGCGCTAACCTAGCTATTGACGGTGCGAACGATCACTCGGGTGTCTTGGTCGTCCTACGTAACCTCGGCATTAAGTACAGGGCGCGCCCCGATCCGAATAAACTTTAGAGCCCTACTAAAAATACCAGCAAAGTAGCAAGTACCCCCAGGGTCGTCATATACTATGGCGACCTTTTTCTTTGCAGCCGTCTGCAAGCTAGGAACCGACTGATGCTCACGTCTCAACAACTGTACGGACGCCATCTGCCGATGACCCGCGAGGGTGTCGTTGCGGCGGCGCTTACGCTCAAGGTCGATCCCCCGACCATCGCCACCGTGATCGCGGTCGAGGCGGGCTCCGATCCGTTCCTCAGTGACGGTCGGCCCAAGATCCTCTACGAGGCGCACAAATTCGGTGCGTTTACGAAGCACAAGTACGCCAACATCACTGATGCCAAGGGTCGCGCCATCTCGGCCCGCAAGTGGACGAAGTCGCTCTATGGTGCGGCGGGTGCGTGGCAGTACCAGCGCCTCGAAACCGCAATGAAGTACGACAATCCGGCCGCCCTGCGCGCAGCGTCTTGGGGTGGCTTTCAGATCCTTGGGGACAATCACCGCGCCTGCGGCTACGGCCACGTGGACGACTTTGTTCTCGACATGGCCGACAGCGGCGACAAGCAGTTGCTTGCCTTCATCAAGTTCATCCAGGCCAACGGCCTCGCGGACGAACTGCAAGACAAGAAGTGGGCGGCATTCGCCAAACAGTATAACGGTCCCCTGTACGCGCAGAACCAGTACGACAAGAAGCTGGCGCAGACGCACAGCAAGATGGTCACCGATTGGGTCCTGCGCTTTGCCAAAGCTGTTGACCCCGAGGCGCTCGATCCGCAGGGCGGTGAAGAGACGGTGGGCGTTCGCGTCTTCTCCCGAGCCGAGATTATGGCCGTGCAGGCGACACTTAACGCTTCGCGTGTGCTGATCAGCCCGATCAAGGCGGACGGCTGGTGGGGTCCGAAAACCTCGGCCGCCGTCAAGGCTTACCAGAAGTTCTTCAAACTCGAAGCTAATGGTGAGCTGACCGAAGAAACCCTGGCGCACCTCGACGTGTAATATGACGCCCGAGATTATCGCCGGCATCCTAGGTTACGGGGGACCAGGGTTAGTCATCCTGATCCTTCTTCTCGTTGCGAAGCGGCTTTTCGATCTGCTGACCGAGGAGCAAAAGGCGCACCGCATCACTGCCGTCACGGCGGCAGAGAACTCGCACAAGTTCGCGGACGCGCTAGAGAACACGAACGACATCATTAAAAATACCAATGAGAAGATCGACAAAGGTAATGAAAAAATAGACGCATTGGGTGGCATGATCCGCGACCGGCTTCCAGCTAAGTCGGGAGGTTCTTGATGAGGCATATAATGCAGAAGCTTGCCTCGTTCTTCCACTTGCTGTTCCACGGCAACCCGGAAGGACCACAGCTTCATGAGGAGTTGCAGCGGGCACGCGCCCGCCAGGATGCGGCTGAGCGTGACCTACGCCACACAATGGAAGCGTTAACCAGCCCCAGGGGTCCGCAGCGATGAATTTGTTTAGGCGTATGATCAGGACCGATGGTAGTGCGATCCCCATCGTAGCCCTGTTACTAATGCTGCTGTATGGCCTACTCTGCCTTATCACGGACAATCAAGTCCTGATGTTAGGGCTGCACGTCACCCGTATCCTGATCGCGGTAGCGGTCATCATCACCTACTATCCGCACTGGTACAGCGCCTTTCATGCGGAACGCCTAGGCAAGGTCGATCAACTCGCCCTCGGCGTTTTCGTCACGTGGATGGCGGTGTTCTTCCATGCCTGTTACAGTCTCGCGTGGCGGGCGCTCGGCAACCCCGATTGGATGGTGCAGAGCGATATGATGGGTATCCCGTACTTCATCGCGATGATGGGCGGCACCCTGCATATCACGGCCATGCGGACGGAAAAGGGCACGGTGCCGATGGCGAACGTGACGATGGTTATGGTCGCATTCATCACCGGCATTCTCGCGGGCATGGCGGGTGCGTATTACGGGGAGATCCTGCAAAACTTGGAGAACCTCGCGCACTGATCTTTGCTTGCAGACGGCTGCACGATAGACGATAATGAAGCCCTCCTAACCAGAGGGCTTTGTTATGCACGGACGAAACATTCGCGCGGCCATGCTCGCGTTCTCGATCTTCGCAGTCGTGGTGGTCTTCCCCATGATGGCGTTCGCCCAGGACGCGAGTACGGTCGTCACCCCCTTCGACACGATCTACAAGGGCTATGTCGAGCCCATCGTGCTCAGCATCGTCGGCGTGATCGTCACCGCGATCATCGCTTGGGTGTCCGCGATCATCAAGCGATACACCGGCATCGACATCGAGGCCAAGTACGGCAAGCGCATCCACGATGCGGTGATGACCGGCGTGTCGGCGGGCCTGACGAAAGCCGGCATCGCGGCGGCCGACTTCAAGATCGATGTTCACTACCAGATCGTCGCCGACGCGGTGAACTGGACGAAGCGGACGGTACCGGACGCGCTCGATCACTTCGGCATGACGGCCGAGGAGATCCAGAAGCTCGCCCTGTCCAAGGTCGGTCTGCTCGCCGAGAGCGGCGTTACCCCGTTCAAGGGCGATGTCGCCACCCTGGCGCCGGCCGTGCGTGCGACCGACCACGGCTGATGCTCAGCTACGTCAAGATTGCACTGGCCCTCATTCAGCTAGTGCAATACTTCGTGAAGCGAGCCGACGAGAAGCGGCTCATTTCACAGGGCGAGAAGCAGCAGATCGCCGCTGCTCTCTCAGAGGTCAACCAGATGGTCACGGAGGCCAAGCATGTTGAGAACAGCGTTGATCGCATGTCTAGCGATGCTGTGTCTGACGAACTGTCAAGGTATTACGCAACCGATCCTGGACCTGGGATTGGCGGCGACCGGCGGGAGTCCCTCTCTCTCGACAGTGCAACGGGCGCGACAGGCCGGTTCGTTCTGCCAGATCAGCAAGAGCATCCCGGTCGAAAGAACTAACATCCCGGCGATTGCCGAGATGACGCGTCGGGGCATCCTGACGGAAAACCTCAAGCACGACTGCTTGTGCAACACGGGGCGCGTTCCCGAGGCACGGTGCGCCGAGGTAACCAAGGGCGTCTACATGGTCCTGACGCAACGGCGGTAGCCGAAAGAACGGACTAGACTTGAGGCCCCGGCCCCGTCGCAGTAATGTGGCGGGGTCGTCGTTTGTGGCGATACCTCGTGCGGTCTTGCAGCCATCTGCAAGCAATTAGGGAGAGAGCGTATGCCTCTTACGTTAGAGCCGGGTTGCATTGCTCGTCGCAAGCCCTCGCTGGGCACGGCGAACAACGCGCGTCACCTCGTCGTCACGAAGGTCTTCCCCGCCATGGGGATCGCCAAGTGCTTCTACGTCCGCTACGGCAAGCGGTACGGCTACAAGGTCATCGACGTGAAGATCGCGGAACTCGAAGTTCTGCTCAACTCGCCGGAACGGATGGCGGCCGAGGCCGGGGCCGATCCGCACGCCGCAGGCTATGGTTCTGGTAACGCCGGCACGCGGGCCACGTACTTCGCCAAGGACCCCGGCGTCCCCGAGGCGCCGGAAGTTCCGTAACGCAGTAAACGTAGTCCCGATTAACTATTGCTATCTGGTAGGATCGGGGTTACATTAAACCCATCGAACGGGGTTTCGTCCTCCTCCGGGGTTACCCGTTCGGTATCGCGGCCCCCGCATGTGGATTGCGTGTTTGCTCCGTAGCAGCGTTATCCTCACCGCCATGCGGGGGCCGCGCCGCACTGATGCCGGATAGCTAAGTTGGTAAAGCAACGGTCTTTGGTACCGTCATCCGCAGGTTCGAATCCTGCTCCGGCAACCAATCTGGATGGGCGTATTTCAGCGGTTAGAATGTCGGTCTCCAAAACCGAAGACGCGGGTTCGAGTCCCGCCGCCCGTGCCACCCCCGCTGTGAACAATGCGGTAGAGCTTTAGCTCCCCATAGGTGCAGCCCTAAATGGTGTTACGTTCATCGTAAGTGGTCCGACACTGATAAGCGCAAGACGCGTCATTTGGACGATTGACAAAAATCTCACATATCCATAGTATGTCTCTGCCGTGGCAATGGCAGCGAATGAACAACGGGGCGTCAGCGATGACGCTCCGTTTTCTTTTGCCCGAAAGACCTATACGAGATTATTTTATTGCGCTAAGACAGGTGCTCGTATACTCTACGCTTGCGCATAGCGCGTTTGCCACGGAGCACCACATGCCTGTAATGTCATCGGAAGCCGCGCGCACTGTGCGCAACGCGGAAACATTCGTCAAGGATTTCGACCATCGTTCGGCCGCTGGCGTCGCCGTCTTTATCGTGCGGACGCGCGAAATCCTCCGCACGCAGCACACGTTGCAGGACTACGCCATCCAAGAGGGGATGGACTTCAAATCCTGGCAGTGCAACACCGGCATCGCGAACTACCCCGCTGTGCGGCCCGATCAGCCCATGGACGACAACGGGCGAAAGCCGTCGAACTTCGTGACCAGCCCGGCGACGTTCGGCATCGACAAAGCGTTGGAGTATTGCAGCGCCCAGCTAAGCGGCGAAGTGCTGATCACCTTCACCCACGCCCACGGCAAGCTCGACAACAACGTGATCCAGCAGTGGATCAATGATCTCGCGTTCAAGGGCATGACTAGCGCGCACCAGCGCTTCGTGTTCCTCGTGCCGCTCGACTACGTGCCGCCGCCTGAGATCGAGGAAAGCATCTATCTCATGGACTTCCTGGCTCCCTCGCACGCGGAGCTTCGGGACAGCTACAACGACGTGCTCGCGAGTATCCGCGAGGGTGAGGCGCCGGAATTTTCCGAGGCGGAAATCAACAACCTCATCCAGAACGGCCTCGGCATGACCAGCCAAGAATTCGGCACCGCCGTATCGCTGGCCTCGGTTACCTTGCATCCGTCTGCACGCGGCGAGGACGCCCCGCCTCCCACCGTCGATGACTTTATCAAAATCGTTCTCGACCAAAAGGTCCAGATCATCCGCAAGACCAACATCCTTAAGCTCATGCCGTCCGTCAGGATGGACGAGGTCGGCGGCCTCGATCTTCTCAAGAAGTGGATCGGGGATCGTGCGGTCGGCTTCACCGAGGAAGCCAAGACTTTCGGCGTCGAAGCGCCCAAGGGCGTGCTCACGGTCGGCCCGCCCGGTACGGGTAAGTCGCTGCTCGCCAAGGCGGTCGCGTCGGTGTTCCAGCTACCGCTCGTCATCATGGACATCAGCGCGGTATTCGACCGGTTCGTCGGCAACTCCGAGGGCAAGATGCGTTCGGCCCTGGCGCTGATCGACGCGATGGCGCCGTGTGTGCTGCTCGTGGACGAAGTGGACAAGGGTTTCGCGGGAGCCTCCGGTGGCGGCGGTGGCGGCGACGGCGGTATCACCCAGCGCGTGTTCGGTACGTTCCTCACGTGGATGCAGGAGCGCAAGAACGACGAGAAGCCCGTCTTCACCGTCATGACCGCGAACAACATCCTCGGTCTGCCGCCCGAACTCATGCGTAAGGGTCGTATCGATGAAATCTTCTCCGTCAGCTTCCCGTCCGCGTTGGAAGCGGCCGAAATCCTCAAGATCCACTTGAACAAGCGCGGTCACGAGGATACTCTGACGGACGGTGAAATTCGCGAGGTCGTGACAAGCTGTCACAACTTCGTCGGCGCCGAACTCGAAGCTATCGTCAAAGACGGTCTGTACACCGCCTTCAACAGCCCGCAGGGCGAACTCACGAAGGAAATCCTGATCAATCAGGCCAAAGCACTCAAGCCTATGTCGGTCACGTTCGCGGATCGTATCCGGGTGCTGGACGATTGGGCCAAGAACAACACCAAGCCCGCATCAAGCGGCCAGACCTTCACCACGGACGACGAGGCCAAGCCGGCCGCTACCGGTGGGTTGCAGCGTCGCCTTCTCCGTCCCCGCACCAAGGCGGCGGCCCCCGGCCGTACCATGGACAACTAAGCGAAAGGAACCTCTGTGCCGCTTCGTAAAGTGGGCGCCCCTGCGGCGCCCCCCAAGCCCGTCCCCGCCGCCAAGACGTTCAAGCATCCTGCACAGGAGCGTGTTCGCAAGCCCGAGCCCGCCCAAAAGGATGAGACCGAAGATAAGGGAGTACCTCGAACGGTCACTGTTCGTTTGCACCCGAAGCACTACGATATGCTGCAAGCTATCGTGGACGCGCGGGAGACAGACAAGTCGGATGCGCTGAAATATCTTATCAGGACAGGCTTTCAAGCCTATTCAGCGCATGACGCCGAGCTTACACTCACGGACACGGCGGGGCGTATCACCACGATCCCCATCGTGAACAACGGCAAGCCTGCCTAGGAACGGAGCGAACATGCTATTGCAGGTAACCACGGGCGAAGAGTCCTTCCCCGGTACGACGTGCAAGGTCGCGGCCACGTACGCCAGAACCACGGCCTTGCAGCCGTCTGCAATGCATGTCCAGCCGAAGGACCCACGGTCGGGCGTCAGCAAGGTCGGGCAGGATCAATACTTCCCGGCCTCTTCGCGCAACCGGAACCACGGGCAATGGATCGTCGGGCGGTACGCCGTACCCGAACAGTCCATTGTCCGCATTCGTTCGCAGCACCGCGAGTTGCGCAACGGACCTTTCTACGAGAACGCGTCCCTGTTGATCCGTATGCGGGAACAAGCCGCCCTGCGGGTTGTCCGGGTCACGCTCACACAACACGAGTACGCGGCCACACACTTCGCCTACTTCGAAGGACGGTTCGACATTGTCCGGCCCGAATGGTTCGAACAACTCGGATACGTTCCCGTTCCCGCAGAGGCGGGCGAATACATTGACGGCACCGACCTTAATGGGGTAATCACCGTCGAAGTCAGTGAGGCTGAGATATCCCGTTGGGAGCCCGGCGCGGTGCGCTCGGTGGTTACATCAACGGGCCAACGCGTCGAATTGCCAACTGCTGGCGTTCGGCGTAAACTGCGGATACCGCAACGGCGGTAAGTACGGAGCATACGAATATGTCCCACAACGTGCAAATCTCGGGCGTCAAGATCGCGAACATGGATGCGCTGCGCTCGGCCATCGATGAGCTTCGCACGGGCGGCGTCGATATCTCGCTCGATCAGTGCGGCACCTTCCGCACCTATCGGGGTCAGCCGAACCGGGCCGAGTACACGATCCACCTGCCGCGCGAGACCTACGACATCGGCCTCAACCGGACGCCCGAGGGTCACTACGCCCCGGTGTTCGACCACGACCTGATCCGCAACGGATCGGTGGCCTGCGCTTGGGAGCCGGGCGAGCGTCCGTCCGCCGACGACCGCGTGGCCGGCGCCATCGGCAAGGTCATGCAGATGTATTCGGTGCATCTCATGGAGCGTGAGGCGGCCATGAAGGGCTACTCCACCCGCCGCGAAAGCGCCGAGAACGGCGCCGTCGAGGTCGTCGTGGACATGGCGGCCTAACATAACCCGGCGCGGGCTCTAGGGTCCGCGTCACCCTGATCCCCAGCCAACGCACACGAGGACAACATGGCCGAAATTCGCATCACCATCGACAAGATCGGCAAAGTCAAGATGGACGCCGAAGGGTTCACGGGCGAAGCCTGCCGCGACGCGACCGGTTCCTTCGAACAGGCGCTCGCCGGCGTCGAGGTCCAGCGCGACCTCAAGTCCGAATACTACGACACGCCGGCCGAGAGCGGCGTCGATGCCGAGAACATGCGGATGTAACTTGCAGCCGTCTGCAAGCGCGTAACCAGGGCGGGGGCTTCGGCTTCCGCCCTTTTTGTATCCGTGTGAGGTTCCGATGCTCCCCTACAGCAAGATCATCATCATGGCGGTCACGATGGAACCGGCATCCCTGGTCGCGGTTCTGGCCGCCCTCGATGCACTCCACATCAAGGACGACAGTAAGGCGTCCGCCCGCTATTCAACGGCTGTGCGCCGGGGTATCATATTCTGCTAACCCGGAGGACCACATGCCCCGTATCGTCACCCAAGACGGCACCGTCATCCGCACCGATCCCGGCGCCCCTACAGCCTCGGAACCCTTCGGGGCCGGCTACCGGTCCCCGGACCTGCCGCCGCCCGCCAGCGATGCGGAAAACCCCGTTAATAACGGGTACCGTTGGATGCATCGGATCAGCGATCCTCCCGTAACCCCCGACTGCGAGTGCCCGCTCTGCAAGCTCGGTTTTCCACTGAGGCTCGGCTAATGACGAAACTCGTTTATCGCATCGACGCGAACGGCAATGTCGAGGGTCTGCTCAAGGACACGGCTATCGACAGTCGGATCTTTGCGGGCCGTCGCGAGATCCACCGCATCACTCTGATTGAGCATGATCCCGACGAACAGAAATTTCACATCCAGTGGCTCGCCGGTCCGTTTAAGGGTCAGTACCACGACAATGTGATCGATGCGTCGATCTTCGACCGTCCCACCGAAGGCGACCCGCTTAAGGACATGCTGTTCGACACTTACGAGGAAGCGGTCGAGCACGAGATCCGGTGCGTCAACGCGCTGCGGCACAAGGGCGAGAACTTCAAGCTCTGATACACACCCGAAACAAACTGTGGCAGGCGGGATACACTCCCGCCTTTTTCGTACTTGACAGCCCTCTTGCAGCCGTCTGCAACTACTACTTTGGAGGTACTACTACGTTGACAAAGAAACTACACTTGGGTTAAACTTAAGAGGTACTTCCCTATACTAATGATCCCTACCAAGGCGAAGTAATGCCTTCGACTGCACCTGACTGGAAACAGACTTTCTCGGTCATGAGAGACGTTATGTTCGCTAACCGCATGTACATGGATCTCTACGAGCGTGAGACGGTCGCCTTTATCTTTGGGCGAACGCACCTCTACGGTAAAGAGTGGGAGAGCATCTCCCTGCGCCAGTTCATGCACGGCGTGCGTCGGATCGATGACGGAGCCTACATCGCCTCCCCCGTGGCTATGTCGCGAGGCAAGCTTCTCGAAAGCCTGCGACACCTCAAGGCGAAAGGATACATCGAAGTCCGCTACAGCGCCGGCTCCACGCTCTACCGTTTGACGGAGGATGTGAACCCGGAACACGCGATGCGCTACATGCAACGCCACCAGAAAAAGGAATTCGAGAGTATCTTCGGCCGCCTCCACAAGACCGAGATGCGGGACGCTGTAATACGGCAAGCTTGTAATACGGGACGTAATACACGTAATACGTGGTCCGAATACGAACCATCAAGTGGTTCGAATACGGTCCAAGACTTGGTTCGTATACGGCCCAATATAATAGTACCGATAGATAATAGGACTAATTCTAATAGTGCGGGTCGGAAGCCTCCCCGCAAGCCTTTAAGGAAACTCAGCTTAGGAAGAGTGTAATACGATGGGTATCGAAAACCTCAAACGCATCGCGGAGGAAGCAGCCCAAAAGGCGACTGCCCGGCGAACCGAGAAAAAGGAACGCCCCAACCCGACCGCTTGGCGGATGGCTTGGCAAGATGCGATGCAGGAGTTCTACCCGGAGGCCGTGGTCTCCTACACAACGAAGGACGCGAACAACCTCAAGCAAGCTGTCGCTCGCGGCATCCCCGTTGGCGAGGTTGCGGCACTCATCGAATGGGCCGTCAAGAATTGGGAGCTTGTCCGCCGCAAGATATCGAACACCGACAAGCCGATTGGCCCGCCCGTCCCCGACATGCGGTACGTGGTCTATCAGATCAGCCGCATCCACACCGCATACCGACAGAACCGAG